ACTTGCGATCACGCTTCCGTGTAATTATTATCCGGATGATGATCCAACGCAGCGGCCGATGCTGCAGTGGCGGTCACATGGAAATATCCTTTATGCAAACTGGCTGAATTATTACGTTTACCAGCAGACACCGTATGAATTCATCAATACCGATGAAATCATTGGAAAATAGCGGTATTTAAAGGGCTTGACAATAATTTTAAAAATCGTGAAAACCAAGATAAGTTGATATATTTTCGTATAAATTGATATAGTTTTATATATCAATGGAGACAAAATGGAGATTCCTGAAAAATCAAATGGAGACAAAATAATATAACAGTTTTGCCGCAAAGAACTTTTGCAAAATCGTAAAAAATAGGGACAGGTAGAAATTCATCTACTTGTCCCTAAATTATTATTACATCATATTACAACATTTGTCCGTTCCATTTTCGTCTATTCTCTGTGTCATATTCAACTTGAATCCGTGAGAGCGTATCATTGTGGCTTAATTCTTCATAGGCATCTTTCTGAGTCTCATACAAGCGTTTTAAAGGCAATTGAGTACCACACCCATCAGTGAAACGTATAATCACCAAATTCCCATTGATACGAACTATTTTACATTCCCGAACAGTTCTATTGTTTTCTATAATCCATGCAGTATCACCTTGTTTCATATTATCACCTCTGCTATATTATGACATTATAACAGAATACATATTCGTATGTCTACAGAATTATTGTAAGTATACGAACATATATTCGATAATTTTGTCTAAACCGCAGTTTAGAACGTCAAGGTGAAAAAACATGTACTTTAGTAAATGCTACTGGTGCTGCATCATATATCTGCGATGGGCTTATGGCACAGGTAACTATGGAAATAATCCCAACAGATGTGAAAAACGGTAAAGTCTTTTTAAAAGGATTGCCGAGGCCAGCACAAACATTGTATCTGTCATTGCCAGCAATTAACGGTAACAATATACCATGCGTTTTAAATTATAATGGGGAGCTTGTAGTGTATTTCAGAGATGAAACTAACAGCAGTATTTCGAGAATAGACCATAGCTTTTGCTACATGTATGATCAATGGAACTAATAAAGTTGTACCCAATCTTGTACTATGGTACCGGTTGCCGTATCTCTCATTCTCCATTTGCAATGCCCAGATTCAAATTCTATTGCTTTTTGAGCAATGTACTGAGGTGTTCCTGCAGATTGAAATGCTTCCATAGTAAATGCAGTGTTAAATGGCGAGTTTAAAACTGTTGCAGCAACGCCATTAAATGAGCAACGATATTTTCCAACATTAAAAAATTTAATGTCGTTTAAATCGTCATTACTTGAAATATCTGTAAAATCATTCAACTTCTCTAAACTGCGGTTTAACCCAACATTGCCAAACAAAAGTTCTATATATAATACAAAATAAACATAAAATACCATAATTGCACACATTTTTGTTTGATTTGTGTTCTTTGTTCTTTTGTTGTCAGGCGTATATTGACACATTTATATACGTATATTCACATAACCTTATTAAATTCATTTCTAACATTTTTCTTATCACAAATGCAATAAATCATAGTAGTGTCCAACTTTGCATGTCCTAAGATTTGCTGAACATACTGAATTGGCATACCTTTACGAGCTAATTCTGTTGCCATTGTACGTCTGCATCTGTGCGGATGAACATTTGTCACGTTTGCCACATCTCCAATTTTATGTAATCTTTGTCTAATGCTTTCCTTGGATAATCGTGTTCCATGATCATTTAAAAATAATGGTTCAAGATTGTCTTTTCTAGTCATAATATATTCTTTGATATAATACATAGAGCGTTCAGATATATAAACCGTCCTTTCTTTGTTGCCTTTTCCAACGACAGTACATTCGCCCGATTTAAAATCAATGTCCTCACGGTTAACATTCTGTACTTCAGAAACTCGACATCCAGTAGAAAACATAAATTCTAATAACGCACGATTTTTAATTGTATCGCAGTTATCTAAAAGCTTTTCTACATCTTCATCAGAGAATGGTTTCTTTGTGACATATCGAGACTTAATCTCATGGATTTTCAACATAGGATTCTTTGGAATAATTTCTTCAAGAGTCAACCATCTAAAGAACGCAGAAAGGTTTTTTCTCCTATTATTAGCAGTAGTATTTGAAACTCTTTGCTGATACAATGAGAGTGCCCATCTAATGTCGTTTGTAGTAATATCCTTTATATTTTTGTTTCCAAGATCATCTAACGTGTGCTTAATCGAATCCATATACTGATAAATTGTACTGGGTGAACGACCTTCAAGACGCAAAGAAGCTCTATATGTATTAAGAATTTTCTCATTCTCATTTTCAAGCACACACAATTCTGTATGTTTCTCATTTATATCATATTTTCTTAATAATCTACAAACACATCCATCTATCATCATTACAGTATTATCATCTGCAAATCTGTCAATCATTGATAATAATTCTAATCTAAATTTCTCTTCCATAACGTAAAAAAAATACCTCCATCCTAAATCAAAATTTATATGTTCTACATATATATTCTCCATTTGGAAATAAATGGAATTGATTTTAGAACGGAGGTTCGGTTATTCAATATTCAGTTGTAGATAAGATTATTCAGATACAATACAATCTGAGAATCCATCAAGTTCCAAGATACTATTTACAGTATCCTGATAACGTCCATACAGTTTTGCGGCACTCTTTCTTACGAAATATGCTCTGTACTTTGCCTGTCCCTTTTCAAGACTAGTTCCTCTTGCTTCTTCAATTCTTGTTGCCATAAATGTTTCCATATTAAAATCCTCCTTTGAAATATATTTATTCAGCACCTTCAGTATCTTCCATACCTGGAATAATATCTGTGATGATTGAATCAATAGCAGTAGCGTTTGCAATGTGACCTTTTTCCAATGAATCCAGACGTTTTTCGATTTCATTTTTGGTTCGCAAGCGGATTGTAACAGTGTATGTTCCATCTTCCTTGCCGGCCTCGTCCGTATTCGGTGCGTATGTAAACCCATCACACTTCAGATCGGTGTATTTTCCAGATACCTCATCATTGTGTTTAAAGGTCACTTCCGCAATGTTATTCTCTGCAAAAGCGTCCGTGATCGTTTTAATCCCGTCAAAATTTTTGGACTGGATCTGGATGTTTCCAAGGCTTGCACCATCGGAAACCTCAAAGCTGGTCTGATTTTTTAAAATAATTTTATCCATGTTTTTTAATTCCTTTCATATATAAAAATGGTTTATAAGTTACATTCGAATATTTGTTCGATATATTTTCTTAAACCGCAGTTTAATAAAAGTTATCACGAAAACTGTGGCTGTAAAAGTTGATCCTTTTGGAATCAATAACTGGTATTATATGGATTTCGATTTAAGAAATGATATTGATAATCGAAAGTACACTTTAATAAGCGTATATAACTCCTATTCTGTAGCTATGAACGAAGCCCAGGTTATAGCATTTTCATGCCATAACGAAAATATTATAAGGTTAATTTTTGACTACAAACTTCCGAACAGAAGTGCAAGTTTTAACTTTATATTTGCTTTGGCTAAATAATTTTGAAGTTGTAGAAATTTATACTTTGTTAAATCAGCTGCTTTGTTTAATAAATTGACACAAAAAAGCTTTACCATGTTCCAAACCTTCTGGCAATCCATCATTGTAAAAAACATTATAGCCAGATCCAAACCCTGTGACCATTTGAGGTTGTGAAGTGCATTCCTGCCAGCCACTTGTTGTAAAAATTTTAACTTTTTTATTGCTCAAAATAGGATTGTTGATCGATGGAATCGGTATGACAAAACCTGCGCCCAAAACAGAATACCCAATCATCCAGTTACTAAGAGTATTTTCATCAGCCTTATTTAAACTGCGGTTTAAATCACTTATCTGCTTTGCGAGCGTACCATCCAGATTCGGATTAGCTTGTCTAGCGTCTAGCGCATACCCGGTTTCTGTTGTTACCTGGTTATTTACGATACTTTCCGGTTGCAGTGCGCTTCCGATCTCCTTTTTCAGCGTAGGGTTACTAAGAGTTGTAGGCTGGTATTCGTGTCTTATAGTGCCACGTTCTAACTGGAATTTTATAATACAGTTAGTTAAAGTAGTACCAGCTACAATATATAAACCAAGTTCATCACGATCAAAGTCATCGGTTTGCGAATACTTAAAAATAACACTTAATGTTGAATTATTAACAGTACGGCAAGCAGCAATGTCCGTATTTATATTTTGTTTGTTTTTATTGGTTAAATATAAAGATGCTTGTCCTTTGACTGTAGTTATCGTCAACACGTAATTTTTTCCAATTTCTAATCCTAACTTGCCTATAAAAACAGTATAGTGCGCGGTAGCCGTAGCTGTACCGTTAGCAGTTACAGACCCATCTTCGTTTACTGTCCAAGTGATACCGTTATTCGTATAACTATCCGGTCTATAATATGGATAAGGTATTAAATTCTGCCCTTGCTGATCTGATAATCTTTCATTTAAAGAAGTATTGCTAATCGTAGTAGGTTGATATTCATGCGACATCGTACCTACTTCAAGCATTGGCTTAAATGTAATATTATTAGCAGTTGCGCCGTTTCGAATAATCAACCTTATTCCATACTGGAGAGTATTCTCATCATTTGCTGTATATATTTCAGTTCCTTTCATTGAAGAAACTCCGTACTTCCAATTGGTAGGATTGTTTTTATCATAACGAACAAGCTGCATATAGCCAACGTTTGTATGCTGTTCATCAGTGAGCCCATCGCTAATAATATAGGTATTTCCTAACTGAAGCGATTTCATGGTAGATAAATTATATGGATATATCAATGAATACGGTGCCTCTTTACTAGCCGTGCCATTAGCAGTTACAGACCCGTCATCGTTTACAGTCCAAGTGATACCGTTAGTATTCCCTTCGGTTCCGTCATATGGATAAGGTATTAGATTCTGTCCTTGCAAAGTCGAAGTTTTGTCAATTTCTTTTTTCAGATTTACATTGCTCTCTATTGATGGTTCATAAGCATGAGCAATAGTACCTAACTCTAATTGAGGTTTGCATATACAATCATAAGTTTCGCTATTAGCGGCAGTTTCAATACATAAAGCAACCCAAGTATCAACATCAAATTTTAATGTTTTTGTCGCTGTACCATAAACTATATTATCAGCTAATTTTGAACCACTTTCATCATAAACGTAATAGCGAATCCCTGCATTGTCAGAGCTACAATTAGCAGAAATAGTAAAATAAGTATTGGCATCAATTTTAATATTGCCCTCTTTTTTATCTGTCACCCACCATATACCAACACCCATATAAGGTCTTGATGTACTGCCATCTTGCGTTCCAGAAATACCGATAGAACCATCTTTATTATCTGTAAATGTTACTCCATATACGGTTTTAGTAGTTTGAGAATAAGGATACGGGATTAGATTTCTTCCCTGTGAAGTTCCCACGCCACCAAGTTTAGTCTTTTCTTCGCTTGTATAATCATTAGAAGATAATCCCTTGCCTTCTTCCTTTACGACAAGATTAGAAATATCTTGATGCTCAGTAAGATATCCTGCATCATTTGTAAACTCTGATACATTTGTTGGAACTGTTGGAATTTCTGTCTTGTCTGCTTTATTAATCTGTAATGTTGTAATAGCACTCTTGTTATCCTTAATAGCACTATTCATGGCAGACGCATCGTTTTCATGACTATCAATCCAATCAGACATTTCCTTTAATGTATCAAAATCTTCAGGTGCGCCAGCTACAACCTCTGCAATTCCGTCCGAAACTGCCTTTTTTACCGAACCATCACCAGTTCCATTTAGCGTAGAAATCGCCGTTTCATTAGCTTCAATTCTTTTCGTATTGCTCGTAATATTCGATGTATTCTGTTTTATTACAGATTCATCTGTTCCAATCTTAGATTTAATGCTTTTTAATTCGCCAGCAATCACTTTATTCTGTAAAGGATTTGTTGATTCTTCTGATAAAGCATCATCTACAGGAATTCCTTTTACAACACCGCTTTCGTCAATAGTAATGGTAGTACCGTCAACTTTTGATGCAACGTGACCGTTTGAATCAATTAACGAAACTGGTAACTTTGAATCTCCTTTAGAGATATACAGTCTATCCTCATCAGAGGAAAATTCAAATTTGTAACCGTCAAGAGCGGCGTTAATTTTGCCAATAGCCTCATCAATCAGTCGAATATTGCTTTTACCACCTTGACCTGTAAGTTGATCAAATACAGTCAACCATAATTCGCTGTAATCTGTTTCAGCCCACAACTTAACGCCAGTGTTACTTAATATCTCTGACATATATTTCCTCCTTTTAAATTATTTTCTTTCTACCTGTTTCTGAGATTGTTTGATTATAATAACTATTTAATGATCCACTCATCATTTTTAATCGTATCAAATAAGAAGCAGACATATTGACCTTCCCATTTGTAAAATTGATTTTATTATCTTCATTTGATTCATTAAAAATGTCTATCTGCGTATGAACTTCGTTGTTCTTAAGCTGAATCTCATTATTATCAATTTTCAGTTTTTCGCTTAATGAAAGAGAAGAGTTATTGTTCTGTACAACAATATCAGAATCGTTTTTTGACTCAATTCTTTCAGAAACTATAGAGGAAGTATTTTTATTCTCTATCTTTATTGTGTTTTCTTCTTTATTTTTGACATTTTCACGAATTAAAAATGTTGAATCATCATCAAATTTAATCTCATTTCTTGATTTTGCATGGAACAAAAACAAGACTCTTGTTAGAAATTTTGAATTATTAAAAGCCACGTTATTTGTGCGTGGCTTTAATATTGCTTTTAATGCTGTTTTAATAGAGTTCTTAATTTTAATAAAACTCGTATTAACAAGCTGAGTATATCGTGAAGCACCATGAATATACTCACGAAATGTTTGTCTATCCGAAATCTTGGATGATAAAATGTGATAGTTTATTCGCATACTTCACCTCGTTTTCTTTTATGCGTTCAGTACAGTAGTAGTTAACCCTTCTGTTGGAATTTCAAGAACTGCACCTGCCGGAATTTCCTGTGCCCTCATTAACTCTCCATAGAACATCATATTTCCACCTGTCTCTGCATCAAAAATCACCCAATGTGTAACAGGGGAAGCAGCCGTAGTCCATGATTCAGCAGCCTCGTCAAAACGGAATACTACAGAGTTTGAGATTGCACCTTCGTTTGGTTCACTCCAGTTAGTAGAATCACACTTAGCTGAGAAACGCTTGTAACTAGGAGCAGTAGGCTCTGTACAGTTTGTTCCCGCTTCTGTAGGAGCTGTCTTGCTTACTCCGATATAAATTGTCTTTTCGCCATTACGAAAGATATTAGTTAAAATCTGATTCTTCTCGTATGTATTAATCATTACGAATCCTCCTTATTTATTTGATCATAGGTTTTATTGAGATTTTGCCGAGATCGGCAACGAAACGATTCCCAAGTCTATCTGTTATAATCAGTTGATGTGTAAATTTACCAAATAGATTTAACGTGTCAGAAGATGGGATAGTGATTTGAATTACATTATCTGTAATTTTAATTGTGCCTTTGGTTGTTGATTCAGTTGCCAAAACCTCTGTTTCTCCGTACTTTGCTAAACGCCATTCACAAGAAGAAGCCGCTATATGATATTCTGTATCTAAAATGTCATATAAATCGACCTCGAATGTCTGTTGACAACCTTCAATCATACCAAAGTCTGAATTATTAAAAACTTCGCATGACATTATTTCACCTCATTGTTTTCTGAGTTCTCCTTCTCAATAGGCTTAATTGGATTATTTAAAATTACACTAATCTGTGCAATTCCTTGTGCTTGCTGAACTCCTGTAAAAGACATGGAATTTAGTATATTAAAAAGAAGCTGAATCTTATCTTTCTCATAAGAAACAACTTCTAGTGGTTGTGTATTATTCTGTTTTTGTTCCATTTTATTTTCCTTTCAATTATTTTCTTTTAAAGTTATTTCTAACCCAATTCTTTACATCGTCTAATCTACTTTCAAGATGTGTATTAGTCGTATATCCATTTAAAGAGCTAGAAGTTAAATAGCCTGGGTGTAGATGATTTTTTAATGCAAATTTGTCATTGCACCATTCCTCTCTAGCAAGATAAGACTGATAATTGTCCACATATGGAGTTTTAGAAAAATGTACATTATTAACCGTGTCAAACGTTAATATACCTGCCTCGCAAATAATTTTTGGATTGTTAGTTCTAACAAACTGTAAATCATTCACAGACATAAAAGGTGTTGTTATAGATTTTTGCTGTATTAACGAACAAATTTCACCATTCATATCCCATCCAATATTTAATGGATTGAGTATAAAGGTAAAATTATTTTGTTTTTGAAACGTTAACCCGGCAGGAGAAAGTGACGTACTTAAAATACCAGCCGTTGTATTTACATAATTACTATATAATGAATTTGCGCCAATAGTCCAACCACCAATAGTTCCATTGGAAGCATATATAGCTCCACTAAATGTACCCGTAGCACCGTCCAACGTTCCACCGAATTTACCGCTATTAGCAGTCATATTACCATTACTGTCCACAATAAATGTCCCATTACCAATATTGATACTACCGCCACTAACAAGACCACTAAATGTACCCGTAGCACCGCTTAAATCTCCTGTGAAATGAACATTACCATCTGCATCAACATAGAATTGCTTATTTGATCCTTTACAGATAGAGAATAGTTCGCCTGATTTATCAGGATTAATCCTTACCGAATTATTTCCACTTGTAGCAGAGAATCCATTTTTATCAAATAAAAACTTGGCTGTATCATTCTGAATAGTAAGATTTTCGCCAAAAATTGCTTTACCGAAAATAACTTCTGCATTTAGTCCATATGCATAATTTCCATTTTTATCAATCGGAATTTTACCAATTGCTGTCTTTACAGTATTAAATCCATCATCACTAAAGCATAAAAGATTGTTGATAATCTTAATCTGTTCTGGATCAAAATCATTTCTTTGTTCATTCCACATCTTGAATGACATGCCTGTTTGATCCCAAGTTTGACTCTGATTTTTAGCATTATGAATTTGAACAGTAGCAACGTCTAATCCATATTTTCTCATCTCAGAAACCCAATTAGATTGTTTAGATGACTTATCATATTGATCTTTATTGAATTGAAAACTCATTGCGGCTGAATTAACTTGTGATTGAATACTAGAAGCGTCTTCGTAAATATCATGAACTCGAATAGCATCTGAGAATGTTACATCAATTTTACTTGTATCATTATAATCGACCGTGAAGCTAATTAGTCTCAGTTTAATAACAGTGTCGTAATCAGTAGACATTCTAATAAAATTGCCAAGTTGAAAATATTTCAGAAATCCTTTGAATTGCGGAATAGTAAGAACATTAGAAAGAGTAGAAGAGTATTGGTATTGTGGTCTACATTTCTTAGATAAATCTTTCCATGCAACATCAAATAACTGTCGCTCAATATCAAATCTTTCTGTGTCTGTTGTATTATCTGTGGTGATATAGTTATCATTACTATATGTTTCTTCTACAACATAAGAATCAAGTGTTTTCCATTCATCCTTAGTAAACCATTTATCCATATCTAACTGAGATTGAACAGCATTTCTTTCTGCGATAATAGAATTATAAACTTCTGTAGCAGAATCAACCTCGGTTTTTCTTTTGTTGTATTCGGCAGTAACACTATTCAAATTTTCAAGGTTCTGTTGATATAGATTATAGTTAAAAGAGTCTGGTTTGTTCATGCCTTGGGCACAATAAACTTCATCTATATTCTTGAATGATTTAACCTTAGAATCCAAAAACTCTAATCCATATTTAGTCCAATCCTTAGAATCCAAACTATCAGGTAATCGTGTTTCGAGATCCTGGATTACGCCAATCTGAACACCAAGACGTTTCATAATTTCTTCATATTGTGGTTTCAAAGACTGATATTTCTCATTATATGCTTTTACCTTATTCTGGATAGATTCTTCCATTTCAGGCAAATAATACTCAAAATTGTAAATTTTATTTGTGCTATTTGGATTGACTTCATTGATATAAATTCCATCACCGCCATTTACACGGTAGCATGTGATAATACTATTTTCATCAATAGTTTCTGTCATTGACTGAGCCAAGTTATCCATAGAAACGTATATATTAGTATCATCACCATAATTGTCTAAGTCATATGCATTTACAGTCATATTGAATGTATCAAAAATAAACAAGCAATTAAATGCTTCTGATACATCACCAGTCAAGAATGAATATACATCCACATCGTCCTCGTCAAAACTTCTCTGTTTATTCGCAAGAGTTGCATCTACATGACCAACTGACCAACTCGGAGCAACATTTAATACTCGATTCAACAGACTTCCCTTTGGGTTGGCAGGATCGTAGAAGATAGTTTTCACATAATCATCATATAGAATCTCGCCCGTATTACATTCAAAATCAATGAGTCGCTTGTTACACAATGTACACTCTAATGAATTTGCTGTAATACTTTTTGAGATCCCTGTATTCTCAATATTAGTCTCCACATGAATTTTATACCAACTAATACCTTGAATCATAATTAAACGGTCTTCTTGAAAATCGTCATAATGTTCATATTTCTTGCCATTGATGTCTCTATAGATTTTAAAAGAAGCAGTCTGATAAGCATTTAGATTAAAAGTAAGAGATAAATCATCGTAGATACTTACTGCGCCAAGGAAAGTCTTATCCTTTTTAGCAATGTAAATAATTGGTTTTTCAAGATTGTTTAAAAAATCAACTGATAAATTAATTGATTGAACTGCCATCAGATCACCGCCTTCCTTATTGGTCTATATTTCATCGTAAGGGTGCAATTACCCTCGATTTTAAATATATTTGTCCTTTTATTTAAGTCGTTTACAATACGTGGAAACTTGTAGTTGGTATCATTGTAGATTTTATGGGATATAGCTGTAGAAGTGATTTCTAAGATTGTTCCATCAATTTTTATAACTTCATTATTGATGCAATTATTCAGCTTGAAAATTTCACCCGATGTTTCATTGACAATTTTAAGATTGCAAGCACTGGAAACGTCAATTTCAACATCAGGATAAATATAACCAATTTCATCACTCATATCTGCGAACTTTAACATACCAATACCATTTTTAGTAGAAATTTTCTTTGTAATCATTTGTCCATAAGCATACGGAGAATCTGTAGTGCCTGTAATATTAAGCCCCATAATATCGCCACCGACTTGAATCGGTGAAATATTTAATTGCACATAAAAATGTACTGTATCATAATCAGACTTTGTGATTGTAAATTCTTTGTAATCATCTTTTCTTTGTAATAATCTAGCATAAGTAGAATATTCATATGAATCAATTGGCTCAAAATTCTGTTTCATAACTTGAAATTCAAACTTAATCGCTTCTGAATAGTTTGCATTTCCACTTTTGTACCATCTATTTCTGATAGGAGCAGATATCAAGGTAAATTCAATATTTCCACCAGATGTTTCAGATGAGGTATTCCCATTGAATTCACACACCATAAGTCCAAGCTCATCGGAGGTTATGCTATCAAAAGTAAAACCACGAGTTTGAATTGTCATGGTAACCTCCTTTCTTTTTACATCATTTTCTTCATTTCTTTTTCATATTTCTTTTTTAGTTTTTTCATTTCTCTGTTTGTGCCAGAAAACTCTCTATTTAACTTTTGTGTCTCAGAAATAATATCCTGTAATTCCTGAATATCACTTCCAAAACTTTCAATTTCTTTCTCTAATTCTGCGTTCTCTTCCTGCAACTTCCGAATCTGTTCATCACGTTCAAGAAGCAGTTTTTCAAGAATGTTTACTTTTCTTTCATTAGTCACTTCTGACATATATTTCCTCCAATCAAAAAGGAGAGGATATTTCACCTCTCCATATTTTTATCTAGGTCTTGTACCTTTAGCATAAGTAGCTTGGTTGATCTTTCTTACAACATTTTCAGCCTGTTTTTGAGCAACACCTTCCATCTGTTTAACAATCTGATCGGTGGCAACGCCTTCAACAATGGTTCTATTATCAATTTGATAAGTAGGAGATTGGGATGAAATTTTCTCAATAGGAATGTTCTTCAGATTGCCAATGATAGAGTCAATCTGTGGAATAACAGGCTTAAAATTCAACAATGCTTGTGTCTGTTCCTTAGAAAGAACAGCTTTGCCACGTTGTAAGAAACTAATACCATCTTCCCCAGAAAGTTTAACAAGATCCTTAATCACACCGCCAGTTGAGAACGAAGCGTCTTTTATAAGTTTCTTGAGAGCTGAAGTAATTTTTTCTCTATCATTCTTACCAGACAAATCACTTTTTACAGATACACCAAGTTTCTTCGCAAGGGCAACTTCATCAGCCTTACTCAGAACTTGTCCATGCTGTTTATCATAAAGATACTGATTAAGAGCACCGTAATACGATTTCTTGTGTGTTGCCGATACTGAATGCTTAGATATCCATTCTGTAATATCACTTGCTTTCTTTCTGAGTTTATTCAACTCTTGTTGTTTATCAGCATTGTTATTACCAGAAGAACCAGAACCGTTTCCGCTTGAAGTTCCTGAATCGTTGGATGATCCAATACCTTGTGTGTCTGTAACTTTTGTTTCTGCATACTTGGCACTTGCTTCAGCGGCTCTGTCAGCAGCATCACAAATAGATTGCCATGAAGATGCAATCAATCCAAGCTGTGCGGTAATATTTGGAATGTTAGAAGATAATGTACTTGCATAATCACCTACAGCAGATCCACCCTTTTCCCAAGCATTCACAATGTACGAAGATATATCATATCCAGTATCCTTTGCAATTTTCTCAATATTAGATGCAACCTGTGAAGAATTTGCATTTACATATGTGAGAGCATCGGAGAATACTTTATTGGTATCCTTTAAATAATCCTCTGCTTGCTTTTTGCTATTTTCAAGCATTTTATCGAGGGAATCCTCTTGGTCGGAAATAGAGCGATCATACAATGTATCCTCTCTATCTTTCTGTGCATCCTGAAGGTTAGATTTGAGCTGTTGCAACTTTTTACGATTCTCTTCAGAGTCATCAGATTCCAGTGCCGCAATTTGTTTTTCAATTTTAGCGATATTCTTATTTTGATCAGCGATCTTTGACTGAAAATCATGCAAATCCTTCTCAGTTTCTAATAATTTTTTCTTCTTATCAATAGCATCAGAAAGAGCATCGTTCTGCGCATCGAGTCCTTGCTTTACATAGGCAACTAATGACTTCTTTGCTTCATTTGCAGACTTAATAGAATCACGCTGACCTTGCTGATAAGTTCTTAACTGCGAATTGTAGTCAGTAAGACTAATCTCGCCATTCTTATACATCTCATTCAAATCAGCAATAGCATCTTTGTACTTCTGAGCCTCAGCAAGATATGTATCATAATTCTGCGCAGTAAGTCCAATAGCAGTAATACCATCATCAGTAATCATTCCTGTATCACTGTCAAACAGATTGTCAGAATCGAGCATGTCAATTAAGAAATCTGTCTCGTCTGTGATGTCTCCAAGCTTATTAAGTAACTCATCAAAACGATCAAATTTCAATTCATTGATAGACTTTTGAAACTCTGCAAGTTCCTGCTCATCCTGTTGAATAGATTCATAGACACCATTTAAGGCTTCTTGAGCTTCATACCATTCATCGCTACCAAACTTAATCGTAGATAATTTCTTTGCAAGTTTTCCAGCTTCTTCTTGTTTAAGCTTCATGTCAGATTTGACGGCATTTGCCTGACGTGTATAGTAAGCCTCACCAATCAACTGACCTTTTGCTTCAGCTATACTAAGAGAATTAGAGACAGCGTTCTTTTTCTGCTCAATCAGCCCAGCTTTATTATCGTATCGTTCCTGTACCTTATCAAAGCGATCTTTCCTAGCCTGACGCACATTAGAGGTATGATCCTCTTTAGCCTGATTATAATTATCAGTTGCGGTATTCTTTGCAAGAAGATATTCATTATGTGCTATGCACTTTTCCCTAAGAGTGTCATTTTCAATTTTGTTAATAAGATTATACGAAATTGACTTATTGGATTTTAAATTACTCTTAATAGAATTAAATTCCTTTTGAGTAAGACCAATGTTTTTAGCTTTTGTTTTTTTAAGAGACTTTGTAAGAGAACTCTTATTTGAGTTGTAACTCTTTGTTGCACCAGTATAAGCAGTTTTTGAAGCTGATAACTGGCTATTATAGTTTTTAATAATCTGTTTATACAGACTGTCAATATCAGACGTACCGATTTTCTTTGTTGGATTAAATGTAAGATTACCTACCTTGGCATTCAGAATATCCATCTTAGTTCCAAGTTTTTCAATCTTATCAGAAGCATTGTCAATCGGGTTGTTCGCTAAAGTCTCATATAAATCCTTTAATTGATCCGTAAGACTGGCAACCTGTTCCTTGCAAGCTTTTGCTTTCTCATAATAGGTCTGATAATCCTTTAATGCATTTTTCAGGTTTTCATTTTTAATAGAAGCGATACCATCTGAACCAAGTGTCCCTTCACGGATAAGTTTCTTGTAATGTTCAAGTGTCTTGGATGATACACCTTTGACCTTTTTTACATTCTTTCCGCTTGTCGTTGTAGAACCACTTATTCCACTAAAACGTGAACCAGACACAAAATCCTTACGAGATGAAAGTTTGGAAACTCTTACAGATGCGCCAGTATGAGGGGATTCAATAAACTTACCGTCTCCACCATAAATACCTACATGTGTGATGTTGTTCTTGCTTCCAAAGAATACTAAGTCACCAGCCTGCAAATCACTTTTTGAATTGATCTTTGTTCCCATCTTAGCTTGATATGATGCTTTGTGTGGTAAACTTACACCAAACTTCTTATAAATCTGCTGTGTAAATCCAGAACAATCCGCACCTTTTGTAAGACTTGCACCACCCCAAACATATTTCAATCCAAGATAATTTGTAGCCTCATCATACAAAGCATTTCCACCTGAAGAAGACGAGGATGAAGAAGTTGTCTTTTTACTGTTCTGTGTTTTCGCAGCTTTATCAGCATAAGACATATATTTTTTGTATGCTTTTTCCTGTGCGGTAATAGCCTTTGTTGTAGCCTCGATTGCTTTTTTGGTTTGATTTTTTTTACTACCAAACGACAGAAGATCATCAATCCTATCCTTTGCTTTTGAAGCCTTGTCTGCAAGATTATTAAGTTTAATCTCAATAAAATCAAACACCTCGGCAGCGTCAGACTTTGTTTTTGATTTAGATTTGGATTTTTTTGATGACGGAGATTTATAACTTGATGAACCAGAAGAATTTACTTTCACTTGTGGTATATCTAACTTTGCACCAGCAGAAGTTGTTACACCATTTACAATGCCTTGAATTGCACTGTTAATATTGTTGCGCATTTCATTAGACATAATTGGATTGTCTGATAATCTTTGTTTTAATGCTGCAAGTTTATTTAAAGCTTCTGTACCTGCGCCAGCCATTTTAGCAAGAGTGTAAATATTTTGACAATCTGCATCAGTTACAATAGTGTTTTTGTTACAATACTGTTTTTCTAATGTGAAAGCTGCAAGTTTTGCCTTTTCCTGTTCTGTAATATCACCAAGATTTTGAAGTTTAAGAATATCAGCAACTGTGGCATTTTGCAAATCTGTGGATGCATCGGCAGAAAGAAGTTTTTCAAATCTAAGTTCTTCTTCCTTTTTTGTCAAAGCCTCTGTTACAATTTGCTCGGCATTTTTAACACCCATATCTTCAAGCTGAGTGATATAATACTGTTTGTTTTCATCAGTAAGGTTTGCCAAGAAATTGCCATCGTTTACCCATTCAGTAGCAAGAGCATTGGCAGCTTTCTGGCACTGATCCATGCTAGATTCAGAACTACCCATTACCTCTTCAAACTTATCCCAAGATTCAAGACCACGGACTGAAACATCAAATCCTGCTAAATCAGAAGCGGATGCAACTGTACCGTTTTTCTTATCGGCAAGCATATCTGACATTTTAGAAATCTGCGCTGACATGGAAGAGAGTTGTGTAGAAGCGTTTACAAGACCATTTATTTTCTGTGCAAGTGCCTCTGCTGATAAACCTGTTTCATTCATCAACTGCTGACCACCAGCCAAACCTTCAAGGGCTTTTCCTGTTAATTGTCCTGCATTTGCAAGGTCAAGAAGGTCATCTGCCGCACCTTTTAAATCGGAATCGTCTGTGTTTTTGAGATTGAACCATGCTTCGTCAAAAGAAGCGATAGATGGGGCAGCAGAATCAGCAGCATTACCCGTATCTTCAATAGCATCCACACCAGCATTCAAATCATCACAGAAAACTTTAAGATTAGAATCTTTTTCCCCTAAAAACTCTGCGTTATTAATCGCATTCATGAGGTTAGGATATTTTTGTAATTCTTCCTCTGTAAGCTTACCTTCTTGTGCCAATTGTTTAAGATCTTCTTTTGATTTCTCAATTCCGTTTGTATTGAAAATTTCTGAAATCTGAGAATTATTCCATCCTGCTTTGTCAGTATAAGAGTAGATTAACTTAATTATGTCTGCAATTTCTTGATATTTTGAAATTGTATTTTTTTCATCGGAAGACAAAGATTCTCCATTAGACTTCTTTTTGACAGCATTATCATATGCATCTTGAAGATTATTCTTCTTCTTTGTGAGATCTTCAATATTATTATTTAATGATGTCGTATATTCATCTACAGTATCAATACAATCTTGTAAATTCTCTTCATAATACTTAATATCATCCTTAGAACCAGATTTCAAAGCTTTGTTATATCTCTTTTGTGTCTTTTCCATCTGCTCCGTATAATATTCATAAGATGCTAAATTGTCAACAATATCATCGCTGTTTCGAGCTTCCTGAAATACGCCAGTTGCTTTTGACTGAGCAAGTTGAGTATCAACCGCATTTTTATCAATATCACCTTTCCCATATTGCTTATTAAATGCAGTTACTGTTTTATCTGCCACCTCTCGCGCAGAATTAGCCTTCTCTTTTTCTTCAATATTTTTTTGAAGCTCTAACTGTCGAGTAGTTTCTTTTAATTTGTCTAATTCTTCCTGTTCAACATAGGTAAGTTTATCTTTCTTATTAAGTTCATCAATTCGTTTATTTTGTTCGTTTAACTGAGATGTCGTTTCTTCTAGTACGGATTTCGCAGAAGCATATTCACTAGTAGCTTTATCCATAGCTTCATTTGCCTTCTCGACACGATGAATCCAGTTATCTATTGCTGTGATAGCCAGTTGGATGCCTTCTGCGATAAGCATACCAGCAATCATATTTGCCGCCATCTTTAATCCTTCTAAAGCAATATTAGCAGCTTTAGCACCAATGGTCATTTGCTCTAATCCATTATTATAAGCAATAGCAGACTGTTTTGCTGCATTCTGAGCATTTTTTACATCATCAAGAGATACTTTAGTTAAGTCATTTTCTTGAACAAATTTTACTTGCCATTTTTCGCCTTCTTTTAGGCAATTAAAATAATCCTGCCAAGTTTTTTGACCAGCTTCTATTTTTTCTTTATTATTAAGAAGTGAAGCCAAAATATTAGATGGATCTTGATCATAAACAGAAAGGTCTTTTAATTTATTTTGTATATCAGATTTTGTAATAATAAATTTATCACTTAAATCTTTCTTAACAGAAGAATTTTTCCATGCATTCACAATATTTGATATTGTATAATCATTTGTTTCAATTAATTCATTAGAAACTTTTTTAAATCTATTTCCAATATCTCCAAATGATTTTCCAAATATTCCAAATTTTGATGAAAATGTATCTTTATCACTGTCAAATGTTTTGAAAATCATACTATATTATCAATACAAGCTGTTTGAATACTTGTCGAATTTTATTATATATGATACAATTTTCATAAATTGGAGGTATATTATCATGTTAATGTATTGTAAAAAATGCGGAAGAGTATGGATGAAATTTGGTACTGAAAAAAACGATTGTGATATATGTGGATCAATTTGTTACCCTATTCCAGATAAATATTTATTAGTCTGGAATGGTGAAATTGACCATGATACTATTGATAAAAACAAAAAAGACCAATTCATAGAAGAGTGCGTAAAATCTTCACCAGAATTTGATGAATATCTCTTTAATAATCGAGACAGAATCAAAGCACAAAAATCTGCCGAATATGAACGAGATATGGCTATCGGTGATGCAATACGTCAAGGTGCGGATGTTAAAACAGCTTTTCGCAATGGTGGTAAGAACATGCCAAAATGCCCTACCTGTGGCTCACTTAATGTAGAAAAGATTTCAACAGGAAAGAAAATATTCGGAGGTGCAATGTTTGGACTATTCAGCTCTGATGTAAGAAATACAATGCATTGTAAAAACTGTGGAGCGAAGTGGTAAACATACGTTCCGACTATACCTGTATAATAATCAGTGGTAAAATATTCCATATACTAATACGGAGGAGGTATTATAAATGTATACAACAAATTTTAGCATATTTACACAAATGGTAAACGTAGCGAAACAGAAAAACTTAGATTATATTATCATGTATTCATATCATCCAATCAACAGCGGTAATTACCCTCATTCATATTCCTTTGTATTGTCAACAAACTTATTTACTGTTACATTCAAAAGAAAATTTGAAGAGGGTAATGATAATGCTGTAAGAGAATTTATTCAGTACAACGACTGCGTTGAACTTGATTGCGATATGAAAATTGAAAAAGATAATATTGAATTACATTAAAAATGTCTATCTTTAAGTAATTCTAAAAGACGAATTTTTAAATCATATTCATCCCGTTCAAGTTCAGAATACATTTTTAAAGCTTCGCCAATAATAAACTCGTCAGATTCGGTTTCTTCTGAATGTTTGAATCTAGCAAGTAATTTCTGATATTCTGTATTTTTATCAATATCAGGAAAAATTTCATTGTTTATCATACTATTTTCCACCTTTTATAATAATTTATGTTATTCCGTTCAAGAGGGGTAGGGTAGAAGAGTAGTGAGAAATTACTACTCTTTTTTATTTGTATTGAAAAAGAGAATCACCTAAACATACGTTCCGAATGGTAAAATATTCCTCAAAGTAGTATAATATAATTACAAAATACGAAGGAGGTATTTATTATGGGACAATCTAATCCTGGTGGAACACACTATCAAGATCTTTTAAGAGAATATGAAAGGAATCTTTATAATGCACAAGCAAAAGGAGATAAAGGTGAAATCGATCATTGGGAAAGAACCATTGATGGTTTAAGACAAGAAGCTGCAAATAGAGGTATTTACATTTAGAAATAGTATGGGAGAGTAAAAGACTTGTCGGATGGCAGGTCTTTTATTTTGGGCTGAGTAGAAAAGAAGAGTAGTGAGAATATTAAAAGAGCAGGAGATCAGTCCTGCTCTTTTGTCATAGTAGTTAAGTTTGATTTTTGACACAAATAGTCTTCAATCAATATCAGCTTATAAGAGATATCATAAAAATATCTCTAAGGTAAATAGGAGATAGTATAACTATCTAATGTACATAGAATATGACCTTAAAATCCGACTAAATTTAATGGTCAATTAAATCTTAGCCTATGCTAATATAAGCATACATATATATTATCACAAAATATATATTATTTCAATCAATATTTTGTGGTAATAACCAATTTGATTCTGGTTTTGCTATAAGACGTGCGTTATTATATGCCATATCCATAGTTAAACATGTATGTGCCAAATAATAACCAGAATTTTCATTTTCAACTTTGGTTAAAGTTAATGCTAAACATGGTTTATTTTCTTTCCCAAAGTATAATGGTAATAACAGTTGAATTTTTCCGCTAAAATATTGTGGAACAGCAAGTTTATAATTTGCCATAACTCTATTAATTGATTCTTCTATTGCCCCTTTTAATTCTCTCTCAGGTTTTTCAGCTTTTAACACAACTTCTGGTAATCGCTTACGATTTTCTTCATCTTCTAATATATGTTTATAATTTACTTTAATATCATAATGCCAATCAAACACCAAATCATTGCTTTTCGAAAAATAATCTGCTCTATTAGGAAATTTAAAAATTTCAGTGTGAAGTAATTCAAATTCCGTACAAAAATTTTTAAAGCGCCACCCTTGATCGACAGATATATCTTTTACTCCTTGAACATATATCGGACTATAATATGCATTAAATAAACCAGTATTAAACACACAATACTTATCTGTTTCCAAAACCTTATCTTCTTCTTGTAATTTAAAAAATGTATATTTTAAATAATTTTTTAAGATTGAATTATCTGATTTATTAGCAAAACTCCAACTCTCAGGCAGTGCGAGACTTGCTAATTCACTAATTCTTTTATTATAATCTCCCCAAAACATATAGTCGTAGACATCTATTAAATTACCCATATAAACCTCCACCAATCATTAGTATTTAATATTACCATTATATACCAATAATCGACAGAATACTATCAGAACATATGTTTTGAAAAAGTTTTAGAAAATGTGGGGAAAATACATTAAGAAAAGTGCATTAATAAGTAGGAAGACGAAAGAGAGGTCAAGTTAATGAACAAAATCAATTTAATCATTTCCTTTATTGAAAATTACGGTACAATTGTTAGTCTTGGACTTTACATGGTAATACCAATTGTAAAATTATTACATAGCATGAAGAATCAACGGAAATCATTTATGTTTCATTTCAAAAATAAATATTTTGAATGCAAATATAATATGAAAGAAGAGTAGTCGGTTGGCTACTCTTCAAATATTTACTGTAATATTTTTACAATTCCACGCCAATAATCGAAGCGTCCCTTAACATTCTCTTTGCTGCCTGTACCACTTTGAACATACTGTTTATATTTTTCATTAGAATCATATGTTGCAATAAATTCAGATATCTTCTCTGCAAGACGAGAGAATGATTTCTTATCTTTAACGATTCTATAGCCGCTATATAAAATTTGTGGGATACTTGTGGATGGAATTTTTACTTCACCATCAAATGCTTCGTTAAATCTATCCATAGCTTCTTTTAATGTTTCAGCTCTATCAAGATACTGATCCGCGTAATCAGTTACATAAGCGTCAATATCTTTTGTTCTAAAAGATGTAAATTCCTGTTCTTGATTAGAAGAGATAAGCATCATAGCTTGGATAATTGTATCTCTGTCTGTTCCATTCTTTCGTTGTGTCTTTGACATGATTTTATCCATAAATGGATGATTAGCGAGAGAGTAGACCTTTTCGCTAAATTCATCTGATTCATGTACTACACGAAGCAATTTACCATTCAGAGGTTTTCCGGAATTCTGACGAGCAAACATGATTTTTACTTCTTCATCCGTATAATCAGATAATGTGCAAAATTCTAAAGTGCAAGCAAGAAGTGTTTCTTTTACTTCGTCATCAAGTTTCTTGAACTTCTTTCCTGCAATTTCATATTCCTTAATAATTTGTTCTCCATTTTCTTTTACGGATATGAATACATTTGGAGTATCTTTACTCAATGAGAATACATCGTTGATATAATCAATACAGGTAGATGTTCTCTGAGAACCATCTAACGGATAGATTATGTTTTCTTCCTCTACAACATAGATTGGGTTAACTGGAATGCCACTTAATAAGCTATGAATCAACAGACTCTTCATGCGAGTATTCCACTGTCCAGTCGGACGCTGTAGACGATGTTTAAACGATATATTCCCCTTCTTGTTTTGGTTATTTATCCATTGTAAAGTGCGTTCTTTGCTAGAATTTTTCATCCAGTTTGCCTCCTTAAAAAATGCAAAAATTTTTATATTTTCACAATAGCATAATTGTAAAATTTTGTAAATAGAATTATTAAAAATTTGAATATTTTTCTTTCTGCATTATTCGACAAACTTACGTTCTGGATTTAAGAATTTGGTAGAATATGGTAATATAATACCAAGTGCAAGATAATCGTATTACCACATTACGATTCATTATCAGGATCAAACACTTGGTATCTTACCATGTGGGAGTGCCTATGTAAGTGGCACTAGGATGAACATTTCAGCCCATTCTGGGCAAATACAAATTCCTGAAAAGTTATTTTACAGGAAAGGAGGGTAGAAGAGATTGTACATTGTTATATTATTGTGTGCAATCATCGGATTACTTGCGGTGCGTAGATATTTTAAATCACAAGATCATGCCATTGATCAGATTGCTAATCATCCAGAAATGTCCGATGATAAAGCAGATGCTATCGCAAGAATTTCGACTAAACAACATAAAATCTTTAAAAAGGCTAGTTAATTACCATTCTCCAATTGTATTCATATTCATCTATATTTATTCTCCAAGAGGGCTGGTCATCACGACAGTCCTCATTTTATTTATTCTCTTTTTACTGTTGAAATAATCATTGATGTTTGATACAATAAATTTGTACATACGACCAATTTTATTTTTATGTACTACCCCAATGTTACAATATAGGGAGTCTTTGATTTTCAATAATCTCAAAGACATTAGCACTACAAGAACAGCAACTTGTGGTGCTATTTTATTATTCTCTATTTTACTCGATTGAAATCAAGATTTCTTGGTTTTGTGTGTTTCTTCAAACTTACGGTACACACGAACCCTGCTGTTGTCCTATTAACAATGTGCTATTTAATAGGGTTAGAGTAGCAACACTCTTTTACGCTTTTATATCTCAGTCACGAGAGTAGTGCGATAACTACGTATGGAGTCCCTTTTACAAGCTATTTTGTAATAACTCAAAATCGTTTAGACTCTCTGAACACCTCCACTATAATATTCTCTATTACAATAGAATCCGTTGCTGATTGCCGATTTAGTCCATTAAGGACATGATACTTAAGGTTTCCCCATATACCCAAATAACCTCCATTTCTGGATTTGACTTTTCTTGTTGTTACCAACATCCTTTCGGAATACATTCACGTTCGCCATTTCTAGCCACGTTGTAGTGTGTTATTTTATATATACGGTATATTTTATTTCTTCCCAGCACTGTGAGATAGCAACTCACAATTACGATTTATTTTGAAACATCTATAGGTTGACTAGACCTAATCTTCCCAACTCTTGATTGTTGTCTTGAGTTAGGTGGGCATATTCAAAACAATAACAATAATTTGAAAAATTACGCACTCACGTAACATTTACCGATGTTTTTAAAACTAAGACCTGCTCCAATAGCAGCTAATAAAGTAGGTATTGCATTACCACTTTTTACAATACCATCTAAAACTTCAATTAATTTTCCACCTGCGTCAATTGCACCTTTAAGGAAATTCGAATTTAAAGTGTCATTCGCAAGCTGTTCCAACTTTGCCTGAGCTAAGTCAATTGAAGCCCGAATTGATTTACTATATTCTTCATTTTCCTCACGAGCTGAACCTTCTGCATGTGTTGCTTCTTCGTAGCTCTTCTTAAGGATATCAATATTACTAAGGGCGGCAGCCAGGGCATTACTTTGCTGCTTACCTGCCAAAGCCTCTAAAAGCGAAGCACGATCAATGTCACTAAGATCCTTCCATTTTTCTCCAATACCAAGGACAATATCATATATATCCTTATAAGTATCTTTGTCCTTCATAATATCAAAACCTGTAATTCCTTTTACAAGTGCTTGTAGTTTTGATGTAGAAGTTACAAGACCATCTGTGTCTTCGCCCATCTCTTTAAGCTCTGTTTCTGATCCACGCAATCTGGCTGAAACTGTACGCCACATATTTCCAACCTTTTCTGGGTTCTGCAAAACTGAGTTCGTTGCCGTTACGAGCGAAACTGACTTTTCAAGTGAGGTGGAAGCAGCGTTAAATGAAGCGGCACTTCTTTGCAATGCTTCGCCTATGCCTCCTGACGAGATCGCCTCATTGTTCGAAACTTCGTTGAATACATCGACTATGTGTTCTGCTTGATCTGCTTCAAGCTGAAAACCTTTTAAGGTTGAGATAAGTGACTCGTTAGCTGTATCAATGTCAATTCCATCACCAACATTTTTATAAAGCTGTGAGATTTCTGCTAATTGTTTAGCGTCTGGAATACTATATCCATTTTTAGACCAATCCGCAGTGGCAGCAATAGTATCAGAAATTGTACCTCTGACTTCTTTTGCAATATCTGCATAACTGTCAAAGTCGGCATAAATCTGTTTTGATGACTGTTCAGATACTTTCGCAAGTTCTGTAATCTGTGTATTCAACTCAGTCACAGTAGACGCAGCTTGCTTGATTACATTAATAACATCATATACCCCAACCATTCCTGCCATCTGAGCAGCAATCTGATGGAATCCACTATTCTTTAAAGTGTCAAACAATGTTCTGCCAGCACGACCAGCTTCGACTTCGGCATTATAAATCTTTAAGATTTCACCATGAATCTTATCAAGACTCATGCTAGGATTACCACTTTCAATTTCCGCATAGTAAGCTTTAATCTTAGCTTTTGCCTCAGAAGACATCTTGCTATTTTCATTGAGAAGCTTATGAATCTTGTCTAATTCTTTCTGACCTGAAACAAAGTTATATCCCTTCTCAGAAGCCGACATATTGGTAACAGTAGCGATAGTATCTTTGATTTTCTTTTCATAGTTATCTAATCGGTTGATATCATCACTTGTCACCAAACTAGCATCTTTACCCTTTAATTCATTAAGCAGAGTTTCATACTCTTTAACAGCATTCTTGACAGCCTGTACATTTTCTAAATATGTACTACTTGTCCAACCACCATCATTAAATCTGTCAATAGTTGTTTTATATTTGTCAATTTTGCCGTTATATGAATCTAACCGTTTATCATACTTATTAAGATTTACATTTGCATTCTGTTCTTTTGCCTGTGTATTTTCCTTAACTTTCTGAGTGTTCTGTTCTAATACATTATTCTCTTCTTTGATGGAATTGGTAACAGATTCTGTAGAAGCAGATGAAATATTCGTTTCCTGTCCAATCTTACTTTGTGTATCAGCCAACTTCTCAGCTTCTTTAGCAGCATCTTGATATGCATTACTAATATTCTCCACTTGTTTGACAATACCACTCGTATTGCCACCCATATTGCTCATGTTTTTATTAACATTGAGAATATTCTGACTCAGTTCAGAAAGTGACTTATCAATGTTCTGGATAGAAGAGAGTAGTGTTTTAGCACCAGAATCATCTACTTTACCAAAAGCTTTACTTAAACTTTGTACTTCTGATACAATACTTGACAATTCTTTTGATAAATTCTCAAACTGTTTAAAATCACCTGTTCCTTTACCAAGAGAGTCAAGCATTTTTTCGAGATTAGAAATTACACTGGATAATTTCTTTTCATCGACATTTAATTTGATTTTATATTCTTTGCCTTCAACAGTATCTAATCTGTCTTGGACTTGTTTCATATCTGAAAGTAGTTTTGCTACATTCGATTTGATTTCTACATCATACTGATATGTACCTGGCATTTTCTACCTCACTTTCTCAAAATTTGTTCTATTCTGTTATTTATAATTTTGTCTAAGCGACCACCAAACCCACTTTCAATATCTCGTTCAACATACATATATGGAGGTAATGATTGACGCATCATCCATTTTCCATGACCATGTTCTCCATCCATAAACATATAGTCGAAAGCTGTATTTGGCTGTAAACTCTGACCAAACCAACCGACATATGAATCCATTGCGCCTGAATCAACCGAAAAACGAAGAACGTTCCCTTTACCTCTTGTTTTTGTAGAATCAAGAATTTTCATGAAGTTGTATGTTCTTTCATAAGACTGTGGAGTATAGTCGTTGTACCAATCTATCAATGAATATCTGACAGATTCTTTTAGAAGTTCATTTGCTTGTGGTGCAATTTCTTCTGCAATATGATTTTCAATTCTGTCTAACTTCTTTTTAAAATCTGCATATATATTTTTTGCCAATTTCATCACCTTCCCAAAATTTCACTATTTTTACACTAAAATAGGAGAGCAGTATATAATCACTTTAACTTTATACGCTGTGACACGCTTGAACCTCACATAATCAAAGTATGTGATTCTTGGGAATTTCTTACAACTGTAAGAATATTTACCGAGCTATCCCCGTAGTTCCTACGGTTCTTATATATTGCCTAAACATTTATAATTCTTAATCCCTCATTCAGAATATTGATAGCTGCGTTTACATCTCTATCTAATTCTGAATTACATTTAGGACAAATCCAAAATCTAATATCTTCTGATTTCTTACCATCTCTATGACCACAACAATGACATATTTGTGATGAAGGATAATATCTATCTATTACAGATAATTCTTTTCCGTACCATTGAGTTTTATATGTTAATATTCTACGAAATTCAAACCAAGATACATCACCAACTCTTTTATTACGAATAGTAGAGTCTGTTTCTTTCATAGATTTAACATCCAAATCCTCAATAGCAATTACATCATATGTTCTTACAATTTCTGTAGTAAGTTTTTGCAAGAAATCATTTCTTTGATTAGAAATATGTTTCTGTAGATTTGCAACCCTAATTCTTGCCTTATTCCAACGATTACTACCAATTGTTTTTCTTGATAATTCACGCTGTAATTTGGAAAGTTTCTTTTCTGATTTCTCAAAGAATCGAGGGTTTTCAATTTTTGTTCCGTCAGATATTATTGCAAAATCTACCAAACCTAAATCTATTCCAATATTTTGATTAGTTTTTGGTAACTGCTCAAATTCTATATCTGTACAACACAGAGAGCAATAGTAGTGTCCATTTGGTTCTTGTGAGATTGTGGCATTCAGTATTCTTCCTTGTGGAATTAAATTATTTTTAATTTTTACCATTCCAAGCTTTGGTAATTTAATATGTTTGTTATAATATTGAATATTTCCATGACTATATTTTGTTTCATAGGAATATCTATGTGTTTTCTTTGTTTTGAATTTGGGATAACCAGTATGTTCCTTAAAAAATTTCCGATATGCTATATCTAAATTTTTAAGCGAAGACTGAAGTGCAGTGGAATCCACTTCTTTAAGCCATTTCAGTTCTTTCTTTAAATTTGTTAAATCCTTTGAACACATATTATATGTGAATGTAATTTTATCTTTTTCATATGTTTTAATTCTTTTTGCAAGATATGTATTATATACAAAACGACAACATCCAAATGTTTTTGCAATAATTTCTTTTTGCTTTTTATTTGGATAGATTCTATATTTATAAGCCTTTTCCACTGTATTCACCTCTTTCCTATATATTCTCTGTTTATATGATAAATATTTTTACTTTACTAATTAAGAAAAACCCTATATGCTTTGACACATACAGAGCTTGTTTATAATATGACCTGTATCTCAATAGAGACACAAGAACGAAAGGTATATATATTTTCGCCAATCTGTGATATAATCATATCCGTAGGTACTTACGTTTATGTAACTGTAAACCCTATTCGAGTACCTTTGGTACAGAAAGGCGAAGGTGATACCTATACTTCGTATAAATTCATACAGCTTAACTCTACCAATTGAATCTCGTGCCAACCACGAAAGGAGAGAAGTATGAGTGAGGCTGTTCAGGTAGCTTTCATTTCAGGATTCTTTAACGTACTTTGTGTACTGATTGGAATTCTATTCAGAGATGAATACTAATAAAATCGGATAGGAGCTGAGTTTTGGTGATGACCATTACTCGAACAAGGAAAGTGGAAAAGTCCGTGGCAGCCAGTCACGGCTTTTTCGATTTTATAAGTCCAAACACCTCATGAAATTTGAATTTCTATACCTCTTTAAATTCACCTTTCTTAGCAAACTCAATAATCTTATCCAAATCTTCCTTTGGAATCTCATCCAGTTTCTTGCTAACAACATCCATAAGCGGTGTGAGAGTAGCGTTTGCTAAATCAGAAATCCTTCCAATCTGTTTGCTAATAAACGCCTGAGTAGTTGTCTCATTAAACTGAGTGTCTGACTGCTTCATTGTTAAAATGGTTTTAAATTCACTTAATTCACTCATAGGAATAAATGGATCGGCTTTATCAGAACCAACCATTAAAATATCGAGTAAGCCAGATGATTTAAGTGCATCATATCCTTTAATGAATCCTTTATCATTCTCGTCAACCTCAAGGTCGGTATATAATTCAATCACAGCACGACAAAACTGTACATACTGAGCAACAGAATTTACTTTAATCTTATCTGTTTTACGATACTTTATTACTCCGTTATCATCATAAGATTCCTGCTCAAATGTTGTCTTATCTACAATTAACTGTGCGTAAGCGTCTTTCTTGATGATTGACACATATGGCGTAATTTTGATTTTACTTAATAACTGTTCCTTTAATGTGTTATTTGCCATGTTGTTATACTTTTCTACAAACTCTAAAAGTTTCATATTCCTTTTTCTCCTTTAATCATTTATTGGCGAGAATTTTTCACATTCTCCATTATGTATTTCTTTTTGAATTCGACCTTCTATAGCTTTCTTTAGAAGACTACAATTTCGTTTGTATCTTTTACATCCGATGCAGTGAGATTTAAATTCATCAAACTGTGAAGCATTGTCAAAAACTCCAATGTAGTCAACAGGTCGTATTGTAATTTCTATTCGTGGATTTTCTGAATCATAATAAATCCCTTGTACACGTTCACATAACTGAGTGTCATCAATCCACACGGATTCGCTGTCTGTAATCGCATCGGCAAGACACTTGAAACTATTATTGGCATCTTTGTCTACTCTGTCAAAATAGAAGATACAATCCATATAATAGTGCTGTGATTTGTCATCCGATTTAATCCAGTTTTGTTTTTTTGCCTCTGTCTTTACATATTTTGCAAATTCTTTCTGATATTTAATTGCTTCTGGTTTTTTATATCCTACCGCCATTGGTTTTCCATTTTTTAAAATAGCTCTCCAACCTAAATAGTGGTTGACTGAAGGTGCGATAGGAGATGTTAATTTTAATTCTTGTATATCATTTTCTCCTTTACATAACAAAAGAGCGAATCCAAATGAATCCGCTCTTTCATAATTCTTATATTTAATTGTCATATGTATTTGGTTAGTTGTTAATAATCATTGGATAAAGTTCCCATTTGGCGTTGGGATACTTATCTACATTTTCGATTACAATTTTATGTACGTCATTCATATTTTCAACATTTTTATCAATATGAATAACCTTGCCTCCTGTAATTTCATGTTCCTCACAAATTAAATTAAAATACGTCATAAACCTCGCCTCCTCATCTCCTTATACAGAATAGTTCATACAAATCTACATGTAATACTCTTGATAATGTAATGGCATGACTAAGTAATATATCCTTTGTTAATCCATTTTCTAAATTAGAAAGAGTTGTAGTAGATAATCCACTTCGTATAGATAGTTCTTTGAGGGTTAGGTCATTTTTATACCGATATTCTCCGATTTTATTATCCATACAATAAGTATGTGTATAAGTTATTCTTTTATAACTGTATAATAATGGAAAAATATATAAGCATGGTTTATGAAATATTTGGTATAATAGAGGAATATGGGTTAATCAATTTCTTTTAATTCTCTCATAACTGGTTCGACAATTGAGTGAATATAGCCATCACCTCCGCGATTTTCATACTCTTCAAACAAATCCCAAAAGACATCCTTTTCAACCTTCGTCCATCCATCAGAATTTTTATACTTATTATAATATCCAACAAGTTTCTCTTTTAATTTTTTAACTTCGGTGATATTATCTTTTTCTTTCATATCATTGAGAGTCGCAGCAATTCCTTCGACCGTTTCTGATAACTTTGTAATATCTCTTTTAATCATTTCATCATGTCGAATTGACTGTTTTACATCTTCAAGCTCTTTACTTTGTAATATGCTAAGATTTTCTGCCGTTTTAACTAAAAGATCATGGTCTTCTTTTTTTTGCCTAAGCCATTTTACAGGTCTTCCGATCATCTCAGAAAATTTTCCAATAATTGCAAATATAGAAATAGATCCAGACATAATTATAAAACAAGTTAGGATAAAATAATTAAAATCAATTTTACTTAATTCTTCTATCGCTTCCATTCATATAATCATCCCTTCTAATTCTTAATAAGCTGTTTAAATGCTTCATATAATCCGGTACTAGCCAAACCACTAAACAAACCGCCTAATAAAATTTCCGGTGTAAAAGACATGTTAATCCATGAATTTAATATAACGCCTAAAACAGCCATAATAAGTGGTATATATTTATTTACAGCGTCAGTTGTTACAATGTTCTTTAATACATATCCAATACATAAGCAAATACCAACAATAATTGGCACTGCAAAATTTGTTAAAAATGTTACATCCATAATTTTTCCTCCTTTTATTTAAACTTTTTTAACTTGCCAGCTTTCAGAAGAATTAACATCTGATTATTCTGTTCTGCCGTAAATTTGTAATCTTTAATTTCGTTTGCCTTTGCAATCTTTGTTCTTGTTTCTTTAGAAGAATCAATATGTACAGACTCTAAGGCTTTTGCAAGAGTTGTATATGATTTATTACATTTTGGATAATAAGCTGAATTGCTTGTAGAAGTAGAAGATGGTTTTGTTGTGGTTGTTTCTTTGTTGATAGAATAGATATACTCAACATGCCCGATTTGTTTTGGACGAGACGGATCAGATCCAACAAACAATATTGCATCTCCGACCTTTAAAATTTCAGGATTTGTAATATGACCATTTTTAATCTTTACTGGAACAGTTTCAAACAATGAACTTGTATAAATTCCTGCCGTGTTTAATAATGGTACATTATATCCAATTTTCTTAAACGTAGCACATCCACTAGAAGAGCAGTCTGAATAATACTTCCCCTTATATGGAGTATATGCATATGATCGTAACGACTGATTATATGAGTTCCGACCTAGAATAGTTTTATATGTGTCATGAAACTTTTTTCGTCCAGAATCAGTAATTTTTTTTAATCGTCTTACTGCAATAGCTCCCTTATGTTTTCCGTTTGGAGCAATGCTTTTGTATCTGCTTTCAAGGTATGTATACATATTTTTAGTAGACGGTGTTCCTGATCCATGACCACACAATGCAATATCTTTTTCAGTTACTATCATAATAGTTTCCTCCTTCCTATATTAATTCATGATTACACCATTTCTTATAAACGTCTTTTGTGTCGTTTCTAATAAAAGTCATTATTATAATTTTCTTTTCACATTTGGGGCTATAACTCGTATATACATCCACTGGATAAACATTAGAGTCGATGTAAAAAGTTTGTTGATCTCGATTATATATACGAACAACTTCTTTTTCGGTATAATTCCTTGGTTTTAAATTACTTTCAATTATCATTCCTTTTATTCCTCACGTAAATAGCGTAAAAAATAGGGATTCTAACATTGAATAGTGGTATGTTATAATCCCTTATTTAAAATCACTATTCAACATTACTTTCAGCCTCTTTTTCGGCTTTTGTAACAATATCCTTTTTGACAGATTTAGCCTCCGTCTTTTTATTTTCTTTCTTAATAACTTGTGCTTTTGCCTTCATGATAGAAGCAATAGAATTCTTATAACTTTCGCCAAAGTATTCTTTTCTGCTTAAATCTAATTTTTCTAATTTTGCTTTTGCTTCGATATCTGTCATGCGTCCATCTTCAAAAGCAGAAGTCACTTCGTCAATTTCATGGCAATTATCTGAGCACCAACAAAAATACCATGTTGGCTTCAAACGATCTTCTGGATTACAAACTGGACAAAATGAATAAGTCTTACCGCAAAGCACACAAGTTCTCAATTCTTTTTTTGACATTATTCCTCCCTGTAAGAATAGGGCAGTAATTTAACTGCCCTACGTGTTCTTATAATTCGATGTCATCCTCTTCCTCATCAATATAATAAATAGAGAAAAGTTCTCCATCTGTAGAGCAAGCATTTAACATCATAGAACCCTTATAATCCATCGTCTGAGAATCACCACCCTGTAATGCAAGTGAGAATTCAGGACTTGGCATAAATGAAGGGATATGAATGATAGCTGCTTTTAATACATCAGTTTCACACTTATCTACTACAAGTGCTTTGAAGAACAGCTCATGAGACTTAGGGAACTTTTTACCTGAATTAGTAATCTTTGCTCCGCTCTTAATTGTCTTCTTATACTTGACAATATACTGAGTTTCACCATCTGCGATAGGCGGTGTTAATACATCACTCGCAGGTGTATTGTCTGGCTCACCAGAAGCATCGGTATGCTTAATTGCATATTCAGTAGCAGAAGCAGCAGATCCTTTCTTAAATTCGTCCTTACCCATAGAACCTTTTGTAGAAAGAGCATTTACATGAATTGATCCATCTACATATCCTGTGATGTCTAATGTCTCGCCAGCTTTTACGATCTGAATCATTGGCATAACAATACCCTTATCTGCGGTTGCAATCTCAGCATCAGTAGCAGAAATAGTCTCTACAACAGCAAGGTTAAGGAATGCGTTAGTTGCAGTAACCTCACCTTTCTTACCTGTATACTTACGATATACAAGGTTTCCATCCTTATCATTGATATCTGTTGAGTCAGCAGTAATATCAATATTTGCCTGTGTAAGCTGTGTTAAGGCATACAGAGGTGTACCATTAGACTTTGCACCGTAACCAAACTGAAGTCTATCTACGATTACGTCACCTAATTTAAATGCCATAATTATTTTCCTCCTTTAAAATTGTTATTTTTATGCAATAAAAAATGAGCGATTAAATATCGCCCATAAAATTGATTAAGTCTTCGGGAATATCTTTGGCTGACACCATACCACCATAGATCCCATGTAATGCAGCCGTTCCCTGTTCGTATTTTTGAATTCTGTTTACAGAATCCATAAACTGACATATATTCACTTGTTTTAATTCTTCCAACTTATATTTAAACCCAGGATGATTTATACAACTCGAAACAAGTGGTAAAAGAGTCGATGTGCCTTTCTTTTTATCATCCTGTTCTGCTTTCATTCTATCTTCTTGTAAAATCCATTGTTTTGTTGTTTTACCTTTTGCCTTTTCAACCTTTGGATGAACATTCATCATCGCTCGAATAAATTCAGCAATTTCCATATATTCATCATCATAAATAATCATATTTTTATCTTGATTTAAAAGCGCAAGATGATTGTATTCTGGATCGTCAACATTTTTTCTTGCTTGAATTAGTTCAAATCCATCAAAACTAAAATCTTCGAATAGTAATTTTAACGGTTCTTTATCTTCAAGCAATTGATATAAGATATAAAACACTTCAATATCTTTTGTTTTATTCCAGTCTTTTTTGAATACATCATAGAGAAGAACTCGAATGGAAGTAGAATTACTAAGAAAAGGAGAGATTGCTTGGTAAAATTTTGATTCACCAATATCTAAAATATCTCCTATAGTTGGAATAGAAATGGTAATACCATTTATTGTATAATCCTCACCAAAATACATTTTTAGTTTGTCAAAATGGTATTCTGGATTATGACTTTTTTCTTGTTTCTTTTTTATATCTTCTTCAGCAGCAGATTGAAGATTATTTAACGTTTCTAATACATCCAAATAATCACCGCCTTATACCGTAATTCATGATAGAAGATTTTTTATCTGTTGTTTTATGAATTCCATTAGTGTCAACAACTTGGAATACGAGAGTGCGAACAAGATAATTATTATCTGTTGTAGATTCCTTTGATGATACAAGATGTGTTTGCATTCCAAATATATTAGACCAATTAAATCGCTCTCTTATAATAGAAGCAATAAGATCATGCCTTGGAATACCTGTTAATTTGTCATTTCTGTCATTACCGTGAACAAATATTGTAAATGTAATATTTGTGTACTTTAATGTATCTTGATAACGAGGCATTTCATCAAAAGATACTTGGTAACAGATATAATGTTTTACCTCAGTCTGAGTATCAGGAATAAATAAATAAGGACGAATATTAGAAGTCCCACCAAAATATCTATCCCATTCCCCAAGAGGTTCATACTCTTTTGTATCTTCGTTCCATTCCCAGTTGATATTACCATCATCGTCAAAAAGTTCAGATTCTAATGATTTTTCATTAAGTGCATATAAAAGACATGGATTAAGCATAAGTGCTTTTTCAATCTTTTTCTTATACTGAATATTTTCATCATCAGGAGTGGTTCTATACGCACGAAGTTTGTTTAACAAATCATTCTTTGTAACTAATTTTTCTGCCATAAAACACCTCCTATTCAGTTAATTCTAACGACAAAATTTCAGATTTAATCGACAAGTTATCCTTAGTGATTTCGCACTTAACAGACAATATTTTGCCAATAACAGAATTATCATTAGGAAACTTTACTTTCTTTTGGTTGTACTCTGTACCAGCTCGCCATGTAACTTTATCAGTCCAATCTTTATTATCAATAGAGCAAGTCCATGTAAAGGTTGCATCAGCGTATTCAGTTGTAATATCTTCATTGGAATCATTGAATAGATTTACTGTAAGATTTTTATAAGAGCCACCAACTTTAATTGTTGAAGTGGATGCTGAAATTTTTACTGCGATAGAAGATGGGGGAGTGGTTGGAGTAGATGGATCTGTTGGGACGATTTCTGAATCGAAATAGTTCGCATACATTTCACCTGTTTCAAGATTGACATAATCAGTATGCTCGTTCCAAAATGCCGTATATATAGTAAGTTTTTGAATACCAAATGGCATTGAATTTTCAACCTTGGTCACTGTCCATACTGTAGGATGTTCTGTTAAAGCACTTACTACAACACGCATATTTTTAGAATCTTCAGAAGTGTACCAAAACTTCTCTGTAATAGAGTTCATTGGCAACCATATCTTATCCTGATTATCTGTGTGTGTAAAATATCGGTCTGTATAAGTTCCTATAGTATATGAATTCTGTTGTCTTAAACAACACCACATACGTCTCTTAATACGCTTATCATTAAATTTTTCAATCCATGTAAGTTCGTAATTTACTGGCAAAATCAGATACTTAGGAAACTGATTAGCTGGTTCATCACGGCAAATAATCCATTTATGATAAACTCCTCTATCATCTGGAACGTCCACGAAAAGCCCTATCGGAAATGTCGCTCCATAGCGTTTTCTAAAATTAGTCTCATAATAATAAAGGTCATCACCTTCATTAAATCTTACAGGCTGACTTGGACGAAACATAAGATAGTATTCCACTTGGTCTTTATCCATTGACTGATAAGATTTAATAATAAATTTTGCGTCAATCTTTGTCTTATTGGTATTTTCATAAGTCATACCTTCAGCAAGAGAACGTGTAATTCCATGTTCATCTGTGAAAAAATCATCATGAAAATGGTCATAGATGTAACAAGTCTTTGTAGCGATGTCGTTTTCAAATGTCTGTTCCATCGCCCAATCAGACTGTTCTTTATAAATCTGCCCAATCGTTTTAGCTCCGTTGTTCTTGGCGTTTGCGACACGCCTAGCTGTTTGTAGACTCGGCATCGCTTACACCTCCCTCAAACATCTGCTTAATATATCCGTGAGAATCTAAGATTGCCCTACGGAATTTTTTGTAACTAAAATGGTCACTCTTGAAATTATCCATAGCACCTTGTAAAGTTGCCATAAGAGTTACCATAAGTCCGTTATCATTAAATAAGGTTTTTGTGCCACCTAATTTAAACATAACATTCTCAAAGAAGACGAGAAATGCTTCATCATCTTCAAATATTTTCTCTTCAATTGTCTTATCTTTGTAGAGCAGTAGTTTGTGAATGTCACCATGCATTGCACGAACTGCTTCATTGATTTGCTTGTCTGTGAAGTCACCATATATGTATTGCATATTAGGACTCCGTGTTAATATAGGAATTGTACATATATCCGTAATCACGAATGCGTTTGTTCAATTCAGTTTTCATGGAATCCAGACGGTCAATCATATTTTTATGATTGTCAAGTAGCTTCTTTTCTTCCTTACCACCTATCATTACTGATGTGTGCATAATTGAATCAACCTGTGGCTGTAACCACTCAATCGTCATTCCAAGTACAAGAATTCCTACGACAAAATTCATATCAGCCGTTTCATCTACTGAATTATTCAGCGTAAAATCCAACTGTTGAATTTCATCATCGAGCGTGAGAGAAGAGAATAGTCTGCGCACTCTTGGATTAGCAATTACATTGTTTAATCGCTCTGTATATATTTCAAGCAAATCATTTTCATCAAGAGAGAGTTCTTTTACATCATTGATTCGTCCTCTTGTTCGTGAAAAAATTGTTTCGTATGGAAGCGTCATTGTGAGCCTCCTTTACTATTCAAATAATTCAGACATCAGTGTAAAATTCGTCCCATAAAATGCATCAAGTGCTTTAATTTTCTTTACGCTATCAACACGTCCGTTTGCTATCAAAGTTGCTGCAATATTTTTAATTGATTCTTTTGCACCATCTGGAAGTGTTTCAATTGTCGCAATCATGGTATCTGCATCTGGGTTAATTAACAAATCTTCTAAGTCGCCAACTGAATACATAGTTGTATAAATTTTCTGAACCTGCGGAAATTCTGCAAGAAAATCTTCGTCCTGAATGATAAAGAAAGGTTCTGTAATATGTCTCTTACCTGAACGAATAGCAGCTACAAGATCCTGATACTCCACCTCTGTAACATCGCCACGACCAGCCCATTCATAATTCACACCTGATTTAATTCCAATCATACCAAGACATCCAGAAACAATTGATTTACATTCAATGGCATCTGTTGCATCAAACTTTCTAGCTTCCTTTTTAACTGTAGATTTTTTTTCTTCTATATTCTCCGTTTTTGGAGTTGTTGTTTTCTTTGTATAAGCCATTTTATAATCCTTTCGTTCCATAAAAATAAGAGGCTGGATTATACCAACCTCTTATAACTTCTATTTTTATTTAGGCAATAGTCCAAACACCGAAGTATCTATCAAAGATACATGCGATGCCCATTTCTCTCTGTACTTCGTATGTCATGAAGTCGTCAGCTCTATCAGCCTTTTCAGTAACCTCAACAATTTCTGTTTCTCCAACATCTACAAACTTGCAGAACTTATTGTCAACATTAGGAACAATAAGAAGAGTACCAGGCTTGATGAGTTTCTTTGTAACATCATTCTTAACAAATCTCTGTGGGATTTCGACAAGAGTAGTAGTCTCGTATGTACCAAGTCTACCAAGTTTTGCCATATCCTCTTTCTGAGCATCTGTAGCCCAATCAACATCTGTAAATGCATTAAGCTTTTTAAGGTCTGTCTTTAAACCGAATACTGTTACATCAACTCCACCATTAGCGGCAGAAACATCATCAAGTAACTGATCAAAAGATTCCTTGTTAGAAGCAGTAATCTCCTTTGTTACATGGAATACTTCCTGTGCAGGAATTTTATCACCTACAGACATTACCTCTGTAAGCATATCATTCTGAACTTCTTCCTGCATAGCGATTGATACAGCATCAACAAACTTAGACCAATCTTTGCGACCTGTAAGATATACATCAATATCCATACCAACCTTGATTGCGTAGTTGGATGTCTTTACTGAGAAAGATTCACCCTCTGCAAGTTTCTGCATTGATAAGTCATGATGATCCCCAGATACTTTAGCAACAGTAAGAATTACATCCTTATCTGTCCAGAACTCATTTTTATCTCCCTGAGAAATATTCTTTGACTCAACAAACTGATTAAAGAATTCATTTTCCTGTAAACCAGTTGTAACCTTAATATCAAGAGTATCCTCAAGAACTTCCATGAGTTCAAGACCGTTTCTCTTCATTGCTCTTTTAATATCTCTCTTTGAATATTTCTGTGTAGGATCTAATCCTAAAATATCGAAACAAACACTGTTAATTTTTTCGTTTACAGCATTCTTAGGAACTTCGTTTCCGTCCTCATCATATACTGTTATACCATGTGTATAATCATAGAAAAGCTTTTTAAAGCCTTCGAAATCGTTCTCTGGTTTAGAGAATACTCTTTTTAAATTATCAGAAAATACTAACATATTATTTTAAACCTCCTTCCATAATTAAGCTTCAACGGTAAGTTTCTTAGCACTTACGCCTGTGATTGCCTTTCCTACTTCTGGTTTTCCATTGAATCCTTCAGTAGAAAGTTCAAAAGTGTCATATTTGTGTAAACCATAGCAACGAACTCTGTCGCCAGCCAGATTGTAAAGGTTTGACTCTTTCTTCCATGTATTAGTCCAATCTTCAGCTCCAACAGGAACGGAATATACTAAGACTGCATCTCCAGGATCGGTAACGAGTACAAGATAATTGCCATTGCTCATCTGCTGTACGATTTTTCCTGTAAAAGTAGTTACAGCAGCTTCCTTATAAAGATCGAGACTCTTCCAATCTCCGATTGCGATTAAATTACCATTATCGGTATCTGTTGTAAGTTCAACAGAAAACATATGCTCGCCATAATTTGCTGCTAAAACATTGGAAGGATTAGCAGTTGCATGTTTGGCAATTTCATACTTAATTGACATATTTGCCATAATAAAATTCCTCCTTAAATTTTTTTGCATTAAAAAACTCGTTGCAAAAAAGCAACGAGCATATTGATTATTGGTTGTATTAAGTTTTTAATTAAACTTTAAATTTCCATAGCGATTATTTTTCTTTTTTGTGCTATTCACATTCGTAAACATCTTAACTGAATTTGTGTTTTTCTTTGTGTTAACAGAAGAGAAGTTCGCATGTGTAGACATATAATCTGAATGCATAACCTTTACCTTTGTTTCAAAGTCTTCTACAGAATAATTATCCATAGTCTTTACTAATTCAGCGAAATCAGCATTTACATAATTTCCTTCTGAATCTTTCTCTGTAAGAACAGAATAATTATCAGCATTTATAATAGCTTCTTTCTGTGCATGAAGTTCATTCTTTTCTGCTGTCTCCTTGAACTCTTTGAGTGTAGCGTAGTTTGAACGCATAGATTCAAGTTCAGCCTTCTCACTTGCTGTTAAAAGCTCACGGAATAATTCAATACGTTCACCATCAAATGCAACATTGTCACCATCTTTCGTATAGTTCTGGCGGTAGATTTTATCAGTACACCAACCCTCATATACAAAATAAGAATCAAATACATTTGATATATAATAATAATCGTTATCTGACTCTTCGTATGGTGCTAACAGATTATAAAGTGCATATCTTGTATCTTCGTGAGAAATTTCATATGTACGAACAATCTTTTCAAAAGTCTGACTTCCACCTTCATCGCCTTCTGGATCAGAAGCTCCTTCGCCATCACCTTCTCCATCATTGGAAGGCTCACCAGATTCTCCGCTACCTGAATTGTCTCCTTCTGAATCGTCATCATCGAACATCTCGGCAAATTTTGCTTCAAGTTCCTCATCTGACATTTCTGTATAATCGAATGTTACATCTTTAGCAGTCTTACCATATTTGGCAAGTAACTCTTCAAATTTTGTCATTTTGTTATTTATTCCTCCTTCCTTTGATTGTGTTTGAACAGGAGTCTGTTCTTTATTGAAATTAGAAAGTGTCTTGTTAAGATTTTCTAAGAGTTCAATCATTTTTTCATCTTTGTCAAATTTTACTGAATTGTTATTTATACTAAAATCCGCAATATCGGCACGAGAACCTTCCATACCTTCCTGAATTTCTGTACCATCATCATGACTTCCTAACAAAGTCGAAGCATTTACATAGAAATCATTCAATTCAAGATACTTCTCCTTGGCGTTGTAAGAAAGTTCATCAATGAAAAGCTCACAACTATTTTTTGAACCTTGTTTTTCACGAATAATTTCACAAGCCTTTGTATATTCTTCACTTATATAAGCATAGGCACATACATAATCTTTATCTAAATCATCATCATGTTCCCAAAATGCAGGTTCAGATGAGAAAGAACCAACTTGAGATTCAATATATCTCAGTTCTTCTTTGCCTTTTTCGTCTTTAACAATTTCCATCTCATGACCTTCGAAGTCCCAACTGCCATCGTCAAGCTGATGAATTGCAGCCAACACAGGTCTGTCAGCAATTGTATTCATTGCTTTCTCGGCAGCATCCTTTGATACATAACTCTTATTTCTGTTAAGTCCTGTATGAAAAATTCTGAATTTAAGACGCATCATTCCACGATGATTTTCGTCTACAGTATGATCTATCTCAAAAGTAGTAGGTACTTTTAAAGCCAGCTGATAGCCAGTGTCTTTAGAACTGAATTTTGCAAATTTTTGTTCTTGGCAAAATTGTAGTAAGTCATCTTCAGTTAAAATTTTCTTTTTAATAACCTTTGGCATTATTTAACCTATTCCTCCTTTCTTTGTTGATATACCACTCAAAGTAAGGGAGTGGTTAGAATGTTAGCATGTTGCTATGCTGAATTTTATTATTTGTATTTTCAAAAGTGAGAGGGTGGTTATTCAAAAATGTTGCCACGTTCCCATCTTGAGATACCAGTTTAAAACCTTCTTTAAGAAGTTTTCCCTTTGTCTCCTTGTCGGATGTTTTAATAAAATTGTATTTCATATTAAGACACCTCCTTTATTTATTATTGAGATCCTCGTCTCTTGTACGAAGTCCAGCATCTGTAAGTTCCGAATCATCCTTCTCTTGACCACCGCCTTTATCATTACCTGTCTGAGTATAAGTGCTAGATAGAGGTTTGAATTTTGAACTAAGCTGTAAACAGTCTTCTTCCAAAAAGTTCATAGATAATGTATCTTTTTCAGATACACCATTCAATGTGTTATAAAGAATTTTGTTTGGCAATCCATTAGTGCATGATTCCAAGATTGATTTTTTAAAATCATCTTTCTGATAAATAGAAACATCAAAGAATTTAACTTTACAAGGTTCAGATATCCAACTAGATAAAAGTCGATTTACAATCGCTTGAATCTGTGGAATAAGAGTTGAAATAGAAAATGTAGAATCTGCAAGTACGCCATATTTAAAAGCAGCAGAATTAGATGCAGAGTTTAGGTTTAATATCTGAGCACCACCAGCGGTATTTAGAATTTCCTTCGTTGCTTTTTCAACTTTTGTAACATCACCTGTCGCATCATCTGGGAAACTTATCTCATGTAATTCACCAGGAACAATAGCAGCAGAGATATAAGGCGGTAATGCTTCTTCAAGCATACGATTGAAATACTGAATCATTATATCTGGATTCACAGCCCAATCATCTACGTCATTTCCCATAGTCTTCATTTCTAGCCATACCAATTTATAAATGTTGGCTGCCTGTTGAACTGCTTGATAATCAGAAGCGTCCATAAGATCAATTAATGATAAGAATATAGGTGTAAGCACGGGAACGATGGTTTCCCAGTCTTCAGACCTAAATTTAATACATACATTATATTCTTCTGGGATTAACTGATATTTTTCATTTGTACTCTGATATGTATTCCACATACTATTGAATGGTTCACCCCAATATTCAAGAAGCTCCTGATGGCTACGAAAATAACTCATGTCCATAGCTCCTGCAAATGAACCATCAGGAAACATACCTGCTATTTTCATATAATCTGGATCTAATGGAAGAACAAACATTCCTTGTCCTTCTGTATAGTAAGCACATCCATAAAATACATCTTCTCTTAAAGTGATAGATGCGGCTTTACGAAATTCATAATTTAATCCTAAAGTGTCAACTATATCAACTGTTTCTTGATACTTTTGTAATGTGGATTGCACATCATTTTCGCCTGAAATTATAAATGGGGGAACTATATTACGAATTGTAAGATCAATCTGATTTGCATAATATTTACAAAGACGATAATAGATTTCTGAACGATAATAAAGATAACGAGATAAGCTTCGTAGATTCTTTTCATTAGAAGAGATATTCTTTATGTATGTTTTTACATCTTCCTTTGAGTAGTTACTGATTGACGTATATCTGGATGATTTCTGAATATCTCGAAGACTTGTAATTGCACTTGTTGCATCTTCATAACGTTCAAGTCTACTTTTATTTTTCTCATACCATTCACGCATTTCATTTGCGGTTGGTTGTTTTGGAGTAGAAGAAGTGGTTTTCTTCTGCGAATTATTTATTTTAGCAGGTGCATTATAATTTGCATCTACTTTCTTAGGTCTAGGCATATTTGATAATGCACCTCCTTAATTGTATTTTGCTTTACGGATTGTAAGCTTTGAAACTAATGATTGTGTATCTTGTGTCTTAGGTTTCAATTTTAATTCCAATTGACACGCACACCAGTAAGAATAGGCAATTGAAGAATACCTATCTTTCCTCATACCTTCAACTTCTTTAACCTTGATATTTCCGTTTTTAACTTCGTGATCCAATTTAATCAATTCGTAAACGGCAAACGTTGTTTGTATATAAGACATTTTCAATTTTGCTTGCTCTGTTGGAGACATTTTGAAATATCCCTTATATGTTTCTTTTAATGAGCTATCCGCATCCTGTTCAGAAATAAGAAAATTAATTTTTCCATTCTGTATACCATTTCTAAGTAATACACATATCTCATTATTAAAATTAGCATTAGCTTTTACAGACCAAACAACTTTATTAGCATCACGAACTTTGCATCGTTCAGCCATATCTTTATCATTTATACAAGTCATCGCTCGATATCTTTTACCATTTTCTTGGCAAATTTGATCCTTGGTAATAAAATCATATACTCCCAAGCCGATTCCGTTTGTATCTAAAACTAAATCTGTACATTGATACTCATAAAAGTATTTCATAACAATCATTCCTAATTCGTCTGTTTTCAAACCTTCAAAAGTTTCACCATATACGAAATTTGATTGATATGCAGTATCATTTACTTGAATTAAATCATTAATAAAAATAGCAGAAGCGTCATTCTTTTTCTTTTTCGTAGATTGCATAAGAGCAACGTCAATAGATAGTATTCTTTTGCCAGTAGATGTTAATTTTGGAATTGTTATTTTGTCATTGCAGAAACTCAATGGTGGAAATGCTTTGCGAAGTCTTCTACGAGCAGTTAATTCATCAAATTTAAATAAACTACCATCTGTATCACCAAACCACAGGCATTCCATTTCCATCTGCTGAACAAGTTCATTGTAATCAGCTTCACTCATTTCATCTTCAAGCTGAGAACGAGAGAGTAATCCTTCACGCACCGATACCTGATAAGGTAATCCACATATAAAATATTTTTTTGTATCATCAAAGAAATTAAGAGTGTAACTTTGTGCTTTTCTATAAGCCCATGAACTTTTAAAATATGCGCTGGACATATATATTTCTTTGTTTCTTTCCTGCATATGAGCATATTCAGGTTTTTGTAAATATTTAGGTTGTCTAGGGCTTGTTAAGAATTTTCGTAATACTGTATTAATTACAGTTTCATCAACCATACGAAATTCATCCACGACTATACAATTTGCTCTGGCTGAACGGCTGTTCTCCGAGCTTGTACGAGTTTTTATCCATGAACCATTTTTGAAATAAATAGAAGCATCGTTTTGACCTATATTACATTTCTCAATTTCAGAACGTAATATGGAAGACTGTTTCATAAAATCATCTTGTATTTTGAGCAAGACTTCGTTAGCTTGTTTCAGAGTTCCAGAACTAACAACGATTTTTGTTCCAGGAAATAAAATACATCTTACACAGCAGAAGAGGGCGGTTAGGTATGTCTTACCTTGACCTCTCGCTGCCAGATACATAACGAAGTTATAGTGCATCATGCACCATAACAAAATTTGTTGAAACCATTTTAAAGATAGTCCCAACACGTCAATAACATATCTATGTGGATTACTGCGATAATACCCAGCTCTCCAAGCAACAGTTTCCATTATTTTTTGTTGCTTGTCTTTTTCTATCTCTGTTTGAGTTTTTACTTGAGGCATAATTATACCTCCTCATCAGCTTTTTGACCGAATATCTTATCAAATAATGCTTCTGAATCAGTATCTTCATCATACTCAGGTTTCTTAACAGTATATTTAGAAATGAATTTCTCATATGTTGCAGAAAATGCATTCTTTAATCCCATCATCTTAGATAAGTGCCCTTTGAAGAATACATCAATCAGCAATCCAATTTTATCAGGATCTTTAAATTCTCCTTGTGGCTCTGGTATAGGTTGTTCCTGCTCCCATCTATCAATAAGCTGTCCAAATGTAAGATTATCAGTTAATTCAGATGCAGTTTTCTGATTAGGCTTGATATTTAAACTTCCTAATAAATTCTGCAAAGTAGCATCTAAATCTTTTGTATCTTTCCCATTTTTTTGAGCATTATCTATTTCAAGTTCCTTACAACATACTCGTTTAAATAAAAGTTCTTGAGATTTATTTTCACAGGGGTAACGTGTCGTCCAATCTTGATATTCCGTCTCAAGATACATAAGTTCTTCATTGTTATAATTGTTTCCAAATCGCTTTTTTGCAGATTTGAGAGTTTTTTGGACAATCTTTGTATTTGTTTCAGGCATTGAATCTTCATCGTCTATCGAGAATATTGAATCTTTATAAGTTTTTTGACTATAATCATTTAGGCTTCTACAAATTACGATCCACTGTTGAACAGCAGTACTTCTTATTTTTTCTCCTGTTTGTTCAGAGAGTTTTTGTAGCTGCTCATTATAAACATTTTCATCAAAATACCAATTAAGTCTTCTAAATGTTTCTATGGTTTTCTCACGATTATCAGTTCGTATATTATTTTTTTTGTCATAGTCAGTACATTCGTTTAATATACATTCCTTGCAAGCATAATGTTCAATACCATCAGGACTTGTCTTAGAAGAGTAGAACGTTGCTGCACTTTTCCATTGTCCACAATGACTACAATATATCAGCTCATTGTTCATGATACGCTGATAAAAATTTGCAAGCTTTTTATATTCATTACGTAAGTTTACAACTGTAATCTTCTTCAATTCCGTATCAGAAATTGGCTCTAAAACTTTAGCCATTGTTTCACTTCCTTTCCTTTTTAATCCAATAAAAAAGAAAGTAACAATTTTATGCTACTTTCTCTTTATATTTCCATATATATCCTTGCGATGATTTAGTTTGTCCACAACAATTATTTTGAATTGCACATAAGTTTAAATTCTGTTCTAGGATTTCATCATATGTCCATTCCCTTAAAAAATCTAATTGTTTTGAATATTGTAAAATAATACGTTCTTTTGCCTTTTTATCTTTTAGAACCTTATCTTTTCTCTTTTGTTTATTTTGATAATATATTTCAGGGCTATTTTTCCATAACCAAATATATCCTTTATATGTATCATAATGTCCATTACACGCAGAAGCAACGGTAGAACTTCCAAACCCAAACTTACTTGTTTCATTAGCAGATTCATATTCACGAATAAAATTCATGTTCAAATCATATTGCAATACTGGCTTAGGAAGATTTTTATTTTTAGACAAATAATAATTCCAATCTATGTTTCCTGATTTATAATCTTTTTCATATATCCAAATATATCCATAAGCCTTTTTATATTTATCTTTTTCACAACATCTTTTAATTCCACTTGTTGACTTTTTACCTAAAAAATCACATGCTTCACCTGCACTGACGAAAGTTCTTATATACTCACCATTTAGATCAAGCATTACAATTGGTTCAGGATTTTGAATCATTCTCATTTTTGCAATTTCTTCATCAGTGTGTTTATAACCTTTACATCCAAGTCCACCATCTGCAAAGTTATATCCCGCATTTTTGGAATCATAATAGTTTATCCAATAAATTTCTCGTTCATCTAGCTGTTCAAATTTACATCTTTCAATAATTTCAAATTCAAAGTTTTCTGCACCATATTTATTCCATGCGTTTTGTAAATGTGCATTGTGTTCAGTATTGTGCTTTAGATAACTTCTATGTCTCATCCATCTATATTTAAAATTGTAGGTTTGACCTATATATCTTTTACCATTCAATTTATTTGTTATAGAATAAATTCCACATTGATCACTATCTTTTTTGTTTTCTTCATTTCTTTTATAATTACCCATATATATTCATTTCTCGCTTTCCACTCGCAAGCCAATTAAAATAGAGTGAGAGAGTAGTGCGAGTATCTACTATACTGAAGCTCATGACTTCTTCAGCTTCTCACTCCATAATCCAACTACCTGCAATCGAAACAGTAACAATCCTCTCATAGTTGGCTATATATTTATTCTCTTTTTAAATTCCATTACAATATAAAAAGAAGCCACTTCATACGAAATGACTTCTCATAATTTCCAATGAAAGTGCAATTCACTTCACTTAGCACACCCACTGCGCATCGAACACAGGTTAAGCGTTTTGGAGACGCTTTTCTAGCCAATAGATAGGTGCATAAAATACAAATCTTAAACCTACAAAATCCGTTCCTAATACCATTATATAGAAAATCTGCACAATATATAAAATACAATATATACAAAATGTACAACAAAAATTTGAAATATAATATAATTATGGACATTTTTCATAAATTATGATATAATACAAAAAATTGAGGAGGTATTAATTATGGAAGAATTTATCAAATGGATCATTGAAAACAAAGAAATTGCAATATTATTACTTGTAACTGTTAGCATATGTATTCCAATAAGTATGCGTTTTAGAAAAACAATAATTAATAATAACAATAAAAAAATTACAAACAACTATCATAATGAAACAAACAATAATTCAAGAACTTATAATCCACCAAAACAAAATCCACCAAGACAAAATTCATTCGCTACAAAAACAGAAATTCAAAGTATTAGGCTATATTCTACTGGTAAAAAAGGTAAAGTCTATACTGACAAATTTTACAAACAAATAAATCATAATTTTGGAATAGAAATTTTGCTAAAGAATAATACGAATGTACAACAAAATGTTAAAGTTGGATGGTGCATATATAAAGATGGTTCAGAAATTATGAAGGGGACTTTTAATAAAAAAATTAATGCAAATTCAACAGCCACTAATGATTTTTATGTAAAAGAAGAAAGTTTTAAAAGACTTAAATCAGGAAAATACAAATCGCAGTTCTGGGTAAATGATAAAAGAGTACAAAAAGTTTATTTTTACATCTTAAACAAATAGAAGAGAGGATTCATTATGAACATACCAACAAACCCTAAGAAAGCACCACTTGAAATGAAAAGTATAAAATTGTATTCGACAGGATTAAAGAAAGTTTTTACCAATCATTTTTATAAATCTATGAATCATAACTTTGGCATAGAGATTACTATCAGAAACAATACGAATAGAATGCAAGAAATGAAAATTGGAGGTTGCGTATATGATAGCAATAAAAATCGTGCTGTAAAATGGATAAGCAATAAAAAAATTAATCCTAATAGTAATGCATGTTATGATTATTATGTAAAAGAACAAACTTTTAACACTATGAAACCAGGAAAATATACAGTGATCTTTTGGATAAATGACAAAAAAGTAAAGGAAGCTTCATTTACCATTACATATAAATAATATTCGAAATGTTTAAGCTGCCGATAAAATCTATCGGCAGTTTTATAATACGAATAATAATATTTTTCAATTTTCTCCACATACTAATCAAAACATCTAAGGAGAACACCCATGAACACATCATACAAAACAGCAATCCAATTTCAAGATTTATATATCCCAGTAAAAATGTTAAAAATATCACACAACAATTCCATAGAGCTTAATCAACTCTGCAAAGACTCTAAAGAAAGAGTACGTTACATCAAATTCTGTCCGTCTTGTAACAAGGAAATAACAAATTCAGATATAGTAAAGGGATATAAATATGCAGAAGATAAATATGTTGTCTTAGAACAATCCGATATAGATTCAATCACATCGAATCAAGACAGAACACTTTCAATAGAATATTTCTGTAAACCTAAAGAAATATCAAGTCTTTTAATAGATAAATCATATTATCTAATTCCAGAAATGGAATCAGAAATATCATACGAACTTCTTCGTAAAGCTATGATTACAAATAGGGTAGTAGCCGTTACCGAAATAGTGTTAGGCACTAAACAAGAATTAGTAGCTTTATTTCCTGACAAACATTGTATTATTGCAACAATATTGTTTTATGAAAATGAGATAAACGAACTGCCACCAATAATGAAGCATAAAACCGATAGACGGCAACTTGAAAATCTCAAGCAAGATGTTATATATAGTACAAAAGAATTTAATTGGAAATCTCATTATGACAAATACCAACTCAAGTTAAGAAAATTGATATTTGATAAAATTCCAAAATGATATTGCCTTTCTCATTCCATCCTCGAATGGCGAGCTTTCATCTAAACTGCATAGGACGTATCCTATTGTTACAACAGTACCAGTCCGAAGACCGCAAAGGGCATAGGGCGGTAGTAAGTGTTGAGCTTACACACCTAAGTTCCGTATGCATCCAAAAAATAGGCTTTCACATCAGGTTTACCGCACGAAAAGATTTCGGTGAGAGTCGAACTCACGCCCTCGGAGTTGCAGTCCGATGCCTTAACCAACTTGGCTACGAAATCATAAATAGGGCATATCGGACTCGAACCGATACTCATGGAATGAAAATCCATTGTCTTACCTTTTGACTAATGCCCCATATTTAGGGTGGAAGAGTACCACCCATTATTTTTACAGAATAACTTCTGTTTTACCTTCAAACTTAGTGTTCAAGGCACGAAGTTCTGTTAATTTCTTACTGATTTCTCCCTGAATCTTATTAGCAAATAAAACAGCATAAGCCTTTCCAAGTTTCTCAGCAGAATCAAATACTGTATTCAGTGCAGAAGTAGGAATTTTTGTAACATCAAAAGTAGTAACAATATGTAAATCACTTGTTAATGCATATTCCTTGTTTACAAGATTTTCAATCTTTACTTCTACAATAGTGCTATCATCTGTTGCGTCAGTAGTAATAACTGGATCGCCGCTAGTAGAATCAATTTTCATATTAGCTTTAAAGTCAATATCACTAAATCTAATACTTCTAGGGAAGTCTGTAATAATTTGTGCTTCTTCCGTTTCAGTTGTAGTTGTTGTGCCAAGGCTTGCTACGGCAATATCAACAGTGATAATATTATCATCAATTGTATTTGAAATATTTAAAGTCATGATTTTGTACCCTCACTTTCGTTTGCAATTATTTGGTTGTATGCATCTTTGAAACTGATTACTAAGTCCCTTAAAGTCTCTTTATCAATAGTACAGTCCAAATTGCTCATATCAATATTCGGATTTGATACCGTAAATTCCAATGTATTTCCATTTGGTGCAAATAAAACTTCCACAGATTCATTAAGTAGAAGAGTAATAGAATCAATTTTATTTCCATTATTCGATGTTACTCGTTTTACTTGACCAACTTTTAATCTATCATTTTCAATAGATAATCTACTTGCCATTGTACATTCTCCTTTCTTTTATTTTTCGTTTCCTTTTAATCTAACTGAGGTAGTAGGATTCGAACCTACGAATTTAGCAGTCAAAGTGCTATGTCTTACCGCTTGACGATACCCCAATAACAAGGAGAGTAGCGACCTCTCCATATTATATAGATTGGTAAGATCTACTGCCGATTGATTACCAGTCAGCCGGCAAAGAGAATATTGAAAATTCTCTGATATGTAAAATCAGCATAAAGCACTCACTAGCTGATATTGGACTGTACACATCCAGTTATTCAGAATTTAGTTACTTATCAGCAACCTAATTCATGCTTACCTATACACCTATTTTTTCTTGCTAACCAACGCACGAGATGAGCAAGGTGACAACTCGCATCAACCAAACTACATTGCGCTTATGTATTGATGCTCCATTAATTTATCCAGTAGCTATGCCACATCGGAATCGAACCGAAATCTTCTCTAATATGAGACGCATGTTCCAATCATGCTGATGACCTGGATAATATATTATTCTCCCATTCCTAACTCGTGTGTATTACACGTCAAATGCATGATATGTATATGAGTAACCGTTTACTTTAATGGTTCTCATTAACGCAGAGAGGCACGAACATCTTCTCATTTCTAAGGCTGAGAACCACCGATAATCCTAGATGTCGGTAGGAAAGAAGTAGGGCTTACGATGCTTCGTGAATAGCAAATGCCAAGATATGTTAATCGTCTACTAAGCCAAGACCTCTCCATAACACCGCCAATGAGCAGTAAGCAGTGGGAAGTTTTAGACCATTCCAAGGTCAAATATTTCTGCAAACCGACCTTTATATTTGTGTCGCATATCGGTCAGCGACAGCTCATTTGTAAAAGCCTATCAGTGAACTGACAGACCGTCCTCACTTCCTTTGGATGTGAGTAGCTTGTTATATCTATTTATTCTCTACATTGTTGTCACCTCTCGGCTCAAATATCACGTTACTATGCTTTCTTGTTTAAATTAAATTGTTGATGTTAGACGAAGGCTTCATCGGTATCCTCAGTGTCTTCACGAATTACATATATCTGAGTGGTTTCGGAAGGATTATTTATTCTTTTCTTCAGTAACATTAGAATTTTTGCTTCTTAAAGCATTGATTTTATTCATAACCTCTGCTTTGGTCTGCTTGCGGCAGTAAAATTCTCTAGTTGTTTCAGTGGATCGATGATTGGCAAGCTCGGCTGCTAATGCTAAATCACCAGTTTCCTCATATACAAGATTTAGCCTAGTCTTACGTTGGCAATGAGGTCTATAGTCAGAAATTCCAATGATTTCACCATATTTCTTCATTCTATCTCTGATTGCGCTATCACCCATAGGTTTATATTCTCCATTGTATTTTGTAATTAACAATGAATCACATTCCAAATGGTCATAATCATTCTTTCGCATTTCAAGCCATTCTTGAATAAGTTCTTTTGCAACATCCCCGAAAACTACCTGTGTACGATATCCTTCCTTCTCCCTTATATCTACGAACATATTGTTCTCTAAATCAAGTTTGGATAGCTGCAATCTTAACAATGCACCAATTCTGTTGGCAGAATCGAAGCTTACCTCAAATAAAATTTGATCCTGAATTGAATACTTATCATTTTCAGATAATTCTCTACGGATTGTCTGAACTTGTTCTTCTGTAAGGAAGTAAGAGTTCAAAATATGTTCCTCATTAGCTTTCTTCATTCTATCAAGTTTACCGTCAAAAGGATGATACTTAACGAAGCCACGCTTCATAGACCAAATATAGAATGAACTAACAGCAGAGATTTTCATGTTGATAATCTTTTTATGATTCAGAAGTGTTTCTTGACAGAACATAATATAGTTCTCCATAATATCAACGGCATTTTCCATAAACTCATCTGAATACAAATCTAAATCTCCATAATTTTCACCTAACCACATAAGAAAATGACGAAACAATCCTTCATATCTTTTATATGTAGTATCTTTAACATCCTGATTTTTTATAATATTTGATTGGAGATATTTCTTATATTTCTTCAAGTTATCAGGATTTATGAATTTCTCCTTATCCTTGGTAAAATATTTTACCCTTGTTACATGTGCCACTAAATCACTTCCTTTCACATAATAAAAAGAAGTAGGATAGTGGTAAACTAAGCTACTTCTTGTAAAATCTCATTTATTTTATTTTGCAATATTTCTTTATAACTTCCATTTTTCATTTCAGATGAAAACAGAAATAGATAATTACATTTGTTCTCTATAAGTATTTTTTCTTTGTATAACATTTTCTGTTGATACTCTTGCTGATGTTTGTACTTGTATTCATAATGTCTCCAATCTGCCGTATCATTAGGTATAACACCTGCAATTTCAACATATAACTTTTTACCATTAGGCAAAAGCATACAGTAATCACAATTTGTTTTTCGTTTTTTATCACTATTTGTAAAAGTCTTATACATTACATCTCTAAAATATGATTTGTTATATTCGTATCCAAGAGAACGTATATATGTAGAAAAATCAAATTCCATAGTTGATACAGCACGTTCACCATCATCAAACGTATATTTAAAACTAAAATTATTTGGATTCATTTCAAATCCAAGACTTTTAATATAAGCAAATATATCTAAACCTTCACGCTTAAATGCTTTTGTCATTGATTTATGTTCAATATTATTTTTATGATATAAACCACTTTCTAAATCTTGCCATGTAAGAAATTTTCTGCCAGTTTTTTCATATAGATTATTTAATGCCTCTGTAATAGTATCCCTGTAATATTCAAATGGATAAAGAGGTTTATCTGTTGGCGTTGGCATAAGACCAATCTCTTCTTTAGCCTTATTAAGACCGCCAAACATTCTTACCAATACAATCATCGAGAAACCAGTTTTTTCAAGTGAAATATCTTCTCGTAAAATTGGTCTACCCAATTCTTTCTCAAGATTTATAAGTGCATTCGCAATATATTCTTTTTCTTTTTTGAGCTTATTGCTTTCATAACCACACCAACGCACGAAATCATCATATTTTTTTACATTTTTATCTGGACAATATTTTACGAACCAAATTGGATTTGGTAAACCATATTTATTATTCATTAACTCATTTCCACATAAAGCATGACCAATATTATCACTTACTTCTTTAAATCTTTTGACATATAAATCATAATCTTTACTTTCTGTCCTTACGTGAGACACCTTACCAAACTGTAACAAGAAATCATTATAGGTGATACTATTTTCTTTTAATACACGAGTTATAATTCTGCCTTGTGGCATATTATGTTTTGAGTCACATTTTGAATATACTGGCACTTCACCATAAGTATCAATAAATTGATTATACAAAATAACCAAATCATCATAAGTTACTTTAGTAGATTGGATTTCTTTATCTCCAACCTTTAACATTCTTGTTCCCATAATTTTCCTACACTTTCCCCTACACATACAATAAAAATAGAACAGTAGAAGAGGTGTGTAGGTTGCCTTATATACTTGGTAGCTACTCCAAGTATCTACTGTTCCATAAATCCCACAATCAACTATGACACCAATCATGAGCACATATATTTATTCTCTGTTTCCATTCACAGAAACATCAAAAGTGGGTAAAGAGGGAGTCGAACCCACTCGATGCCGAAGCCACGAAATTTACAGTTTCGCCAATCTCCGTAGTTGTTTATTTACCCATACGAAAAGAGTGTGCAGCATACACCACACACTCTAAATATTTAAAAAATAAAATCAAGCAAATCAAATAATCTTCCAACCGAATTATATTCGTCAAAATCACTTAAATCAATCGGCTTACTAGAATAAAATTCACGCTTTTCATATCCATTAACATCACTTTTAACAGAAGTAAATCCGTGAATATTTCCATTTTCATCTTTATCAAATGTAATATTCTTATGAGAATCATCACTTACGTCACTGCAACTGCAATTCTTACAATTATCATCACAATCATCGTCTACATCTTCATCGTCCTCACCAATGTTGAATTCATGAATAATACATCCAGAATATTTATTGTCCATAACAAAAGCTGAACTTACATCTCCATGAATAAATACAATGTCTGTCTCATCCATATTGATATAAGTATCATTTCCCTCATACTTGGCAGCCCGAACATATACATTCATTTCAGAATCAATACTAAGAATAAATGCATCATCATAACCGTCACAATAAGGATCATTCAAATCGTTACAAGAAGCAAGTTTAAAATTCGTATTCTTAATAACAGAATTAAGAACATCTTTCATCACATCATATTTAGCCACAACTACAATTTCTGAACAATCATCGTCATAATCTCTTGTACAAACATCCAGCTTGTCAAAAGTATCTGCTAAAAATTCAGCAAAATCATTTGTATCTGTAAAACCAAATGTTTTCAATATATTTTCACCACCTTAGAATTAGAGCTGTTTTGCAGACTTTGACATCTTAAAGCAAATCTCATCATGCTGTGGAGTTACATACTCCTCACCTTTGCGATTGCCCATCATAATTTTTCCTCTACGCTCTGGAACTGTCTTAACCTTAAACTTTCCAAGTTTTCCAACTGCAACTGATTCTGCGTGATTTGCTGTTAATGTCTCTGTGATTACATCAGAAAAAGCATCAAGAATAACTGCGATATCCTTCTGTGAAGCTCCCTCAACTTTATTTACTACTGCCTTTAATACCTCGTTCTTTGTCATTTTAATTTTCTCCTTTTTTCTCAATTATTTATTTTTTTAATACAAAAAGAGGGTAGCGTCTCATTTGAGTACACTCCCTCATAACTTACAATTGTGACAGTAACATCACAATTTCTATACAATCGGACTAATTAAAAGTAGAAAATTAGCCCAATTTTCATAGTTACTTATGCATAATATAAAAGCCAAGTCACTCGTACTTGGTCTACTTTGTCTTGAAATTAGTATTTCTACACTTAATTCAATTTAAAAACATATTCAGCAGTTCTTCCTTCTCCTTGTATAAACTCAAACATAGAACATGAGGCATTGGAAGCTGCATTTAATGTCATACTATATGGATCTATACCAATTACTGAACCGACAGATAATACAGCAGAATCCAATCCGATTTCAGCCATACTATCATGATGAATATGTCCAGAAATTGTGTAATCTATATGAACTCCATAAGTACGAGACATTTCTAAAAGATTATTTTTAAGATTTTTCTTTTCACCATGAAATCCAACAACACAGTATGTAGACATTATTGAATATGTCATACCTGTAGGATTTTCTAAGATAACAATATTTTCATTATCTTTTAATCGCTCTTTAATAAGAGCCATCATAATTTTACTTACATTTTCATCTGGAAAGGTATTTTTCTTTCCATCTAAAAGTCTAAGTTGATTATGGTTTGAGTCATAAACCATTTGAAACTTAATCGAGACATATTTACTCAATTCATTCAACCAATTCGCTAAATAATCAGCATAACGAATACTTGATTCAATAACTCCATATCTAAGGCGCATTAACTGAGACATTCTAAGAACACCATCAATACCATCTCCAAGTTCAATGATAGAAAGCTCTTTTATGCCAAGATCCTCAATTTTATCTACAACTTTATTAAATAAAATAGTCATTCTTTCCTCAAAGATTTCGGGAGAGTAAGCGTTTATAATGCCACCATAAAAATCTTTAATTTCATATTCACAACCATAATGACAATCTGAAATTGCCAATATCCATGATTTTTTGTTAGATGATGGAGATATGCGCACAGGAGAAGAATATTTATCAAGAGAAGTAATTGCTTCACAAATTTTCTCTGCAATTAATTCATCCCTAGCTTCTTCACGCAACCATTTGTTATATTCAATCTTTTCGCTTTGAAGCTTTTTGCGTTCTTTTTCCAACTCACGCTTTTGAACTTCAATCTCCTTAATCTGTTCATCAGAATCGGTAAATTTACTTCTATTAGCACTTAACATTTTGTTAAAAGCTTGAAACTGTTTGCGAAATTTTGATTCCGTATACTCTGTACCAAGCAACTCATTTAATATATCAGCCACATTTTGCCACGAGCCAATAAGATCTTTGTCTGAACAAACTCTGTAGATAAGTTCTTCGTCTGTCTCATTTTCAAATCTTTTATAAGAAGTTATGATAATCACACTCCTTACTCTTCATCAGACGGAACATCCAGCTCCTCATCTGTCTTTAATGCAACAGTAAAATCAATTACCTGATTCTTAAATGAAGTAAGCAGATCGGCTACTTTTACTTCCTGCTCCATATCATTCTCATCAGTGTATGTAATAGTAGTACAATCCTCTGAGAGTGTACCTGCCTTTACTGTTAATTTATCTGTAGTTGTTCTTGTAAATTTTAATTTACTAGCCGCCATTTCCTTTTCCTCCATAAATTAAAAATTCCCACCAGAACGCTTTCTGCCAGGATTAAAATACATTTGTTTCGTTTTATTCTGTTTTACTTTGATATACTCACGAATCTTTCTGATATAATCTTCATCATAACTCAAACGAATATGTGACTCTAAATAATAACATCCACAACGAGTAGGAATTTTATTTGATAACACATTGTCTATAAGTCTATATGACGGATTAAGATTCGAGAGATGAGTATGCTTTTCTGTATCTTCTTGTCTACAGATACGATAGCCATTTTCAGTCTTGTCAATATAAAAACCTTTATATTCAATTCGATTTTTCATAGGCAGAACCTACTTAACATACTTATCTTCGATGTAACGCTTCCCACCGCAAGTCTTGTAATATCCAATATGTTCGCCTCTGCGATCTACATATCCTCGTCTTGTGTTTCTAATTACACCTTCGAATAATAATTTTTCAATTTCATTTTTTGAAATGTACTTAATAATTTTCACTTCTTTCTTGATTTATTTCCTACAAAGTAGGATAGTAGTTGGAAATGTAGGATTTGAACCCACGACCTCCTGAACCCAAATCAGGCGTTCTAACCAAACTGAACTAATTCCCAAAATAAAAAATCCCATACCGAAGTATGAGACTCTTACTTAATATGAGCTGAGATATTTGACTCAATACGCTACCATCTATTGTGGTTGGACACAATTTATCACACTGCCAATTAGACAGTAGGTAGTAACAACACCAGTTTTGACATAACTGGCAAACTCTTACCACAAAGTATTATAGATTTTCTTTCTGCACATTCTTCCTTGCGAGATTCATAGGTTGCAGCCTATTAGAGTTGCACGTACTTGTACTTTCTCATATAACACCTTGCGAGTGCTATATGTCACCATATTACAGGTGAATAAGTTGTTTTTCTCTTTGCGGTCGCACACACTTTTGCTGTTTTGTAATTTTCTTTTAAATATTATTTACCTAAAATAATTTGATTTCTTTCAAAAGTATGTACTTATTATGGACGATGAGGTGTACATTTGATCATCCGTACCTTTTGAGTACAGCCCAATCATCACCATCCTACTCGGATTGCGATCTCCTTGCTTTTTGATTCCATCCCTGTTTTTCAACTTAAGAGATATTACCAAAATCCTATCAGCGGTTATACTTGCGATATTCCCACCAATAGTACACAAATCATACCCACATTTCTGCGTTACTACAGTGCCTATTTCAAGACACCCACCAATCAACCATATTCGCCAACAGTTGTCCTTGAATAGAAGGTTGGGCGTAGATTTTATGTGTTTTCCGTTAAACTGTATTTCACAGTCGCAGCCTTATAATACGATAAGAACCACTTTATACATGTCGCCATGCTTATTTTTGAGATTTAACATCTCCTGATCCGAAACCAACCAGTCCTACAAAAGTAGAAAAGCTCTCCCAGTAAGACTCGAACTTACGACTTTCGCATTAACAGTGCGATGCTCTACCAACTGAGCTATAAGAGATTAAAAGAATAATCGGCAACCATACTGCAAGAATTGTAGCACAGTCACCGATACATATAAGAAGAGGAGTACAATATGAATATGTACCAATCTTAGAAATGATCTTTAGAATTGTTCAGAACCGCCAATGAATTAGTAGCGATGGAATCTCTTAGATTTTATCAGTTCACCAAATAAGCTGATTATCCGTAGGTTTACCAACCTAACATTAAAGTTAGCAGTTATGGCTGCTTGCACCACATACATTGTCTCTATGGACTTTATTGCCTCAGTATGATACGAGATCTAAATCACTGTTCTGAATTTAATTTGTGTTATATTGTGTCCGTATAGGACGTTGTTCTAATGTCTCTCGACAATTATATATTCTCTGTTTTATCAGCCAAGAAAAGCTGATTTCATTGTTTTATATTCGGGGCAGATAATGATACGTCTGCCCCTAGTATACTTTTTAAACTTGCAAGCCCTTATTTATTACACGCATTGGCAATGGCGTGGGAGTTTACTAACGCAACTCTGCGGTTTCTTCCCTCCATATTACGGACGTTAAGTTGAACGCTAAAAGCCTTGATTTTACTATGTTTTTGACAAAATTGCACAATTAGTTGCCGAAAAAATTATGTACATTTATCACTATTGAAACTTAGCATAAACTTTTCTTTGTTGGTTTTATACAATAGATTGAGAATTTTTCTTGTATATTTTTCAGGCGAATACTTCCTCCTTTTAGATGCCCCTTCTTCATTGCTTAAACCAAGGGCTATCTCAATCAGTCTATTTATTGTAATTATATTACCTATTTTAATTTTCTTTATTGATTCAGTTACTTCTTTTGATTTTTCACAAATCTGTTTATTATACTCTTCATCATCATCTATATATTTTAATTTTGTATTTTTTACAAAAGAGTCATATTCCTGAACTAATTGCATAATTTTTGTCATTTGTTTATCATTAGCCTTCCCCTTCATTTTAATAAAAAAAGATTCGGTTGATAATGTATCCGAAGTAGAGGCGTTTTGAATTTTATTTATCCAATCTTCAAGCCAATTCATAGGACATAACAATTCTCTATTAATACGACTTTTAAGTTTGTTTTTTGATTCATCAACTTCCTCTTGCGGAAGTTCTTTACCATCTTTGGTATATTTAATTTCTCTTGTGTATTTCATAAACTCAGGGAAATCGTGTTTCTTATACTTTGGTTTACCAGATTCAGTATAACCGACAATCTTTTTAATACTCATACAAGAGAGTTTACTAATTCTATCAATTTCCTTATTACCATCAATTTCATATTCTCTTTTACATCCATCAATAATAACCTGTGCAAGAACAGACAAAATGATAAAATTATCATAGAGTTCTTTAAGTTTTTTCTCATCAGGACTATCTTTTTGTAATTCTGTCCAATAATAGGTCATTGCCAACTGAGCCAAATTACTTGAATATCCGATTCCCATACGTGATTTTGAAAACTTATTATCCATAGCAGCATAATCTTTTTTTGTGTTATTGTAGGTAATACCAGACTCTTGTAATGCATTTACGATAGTATAAAAATCTCTATAACATCTTTCTGCACATTTGACAATTGTTGATTGATTTGTGACAAGCATAAAATCCGAGTCTTCATCCATCCCATTTGCTCTATCTTGGATATCCGTATGAATACAATTAACTGCTATGATATTTTTACTAAATGCAAAATACTTATCCATTTTTTCTGAATAGACATTATGCAAATAACATATATTATTTGGGGAATTATGTGGGTTTCTAAACGCTGCAAGATATTCATTGTTATCGAAACGTTTAGTATAACACTGAATACAATTATATTCTTGAGAAAGTGTTGGATCTTTTTCAAAATCTTCACCAACAGAATAGAGCAGAAGTGCATAAGGATTACCACATACAGTCAAATTATCACCATTGACCATAATTTTTCCTTTTCTCATTCTGTATACATAATCAAAGATGATTTTCTTTTTTTCTTCTCTAAAAAATGTACTATTTCCAAACTCATGATTTTGAGCATATAAATCGGCAAGCATCTCATAATGATTTACCTCATTTGCATTCTTTCTAAGAAACTTTTCAAATTCATCATTTTCACGTTTAAGTAATTCAACATAATCAATACTAATCTGAGCAATGTCTTTTACATCGTCCTTCGTACATGGAAGAGTATTAATCATCTGATAACTCAATTGTTGATATTGTCCTAATTTACTTGGGTGGTCAGTTTTTACGATGCCCCACATATCACCATCAGAATGAATTCTTTCGCACCAATAGTCATATGCTTCAGTAATATTATTACCCATTAAGTCTTGAAATTTCTTCCATTTAATCGCATTATCAGTGGTTATCATCTTAATATCTTTTAAATAATGCCATTTACCAAACATATCTTGAATCTGGTATGTATCGTAATCATATCCATTTTTCTTACACCAATCTTTAAAGAATTTTTGAAGATAACTCTTAAAAGCACATGCTTTAAAAAGGTGGTTTCTGAGCAATGCCATTCCGTTAATATACGATGAGAGACGAAGATAATTAGAATCAGCTTCGATTAGTGCCATACCATCCCAAATTGTATTTTTAACTTGACGTTTTTCTTCGGATACAACACATTTTTTACGTTTTTCAATTACCTTTTCGTTTTTGTTAGTTTCTTTATTTTTCTTTTTGACTTCTACTTCGTATTCTTCTGCTTTAACAACTTTTGTCATTGTTTCAAAAAAGGAATCCTGATCTTTGAGAATTAGAATATCCTCAACAGGTATATGAAGTGTACCAATAATTGTAGATGTGGTAAGTGGAGCATAAGCTGACATTTCAACGATTTTCGCATTGTCATGACTCATTTTTTTTCCAAGTCCAATTGTTAACCAATCATATGCGATGTCATATAATTTACTATTTATAAAAATAACTTGTCCAAGTTTAGCTTTGGCACTTGTACGAAAAAGCATCTCATAATGAATTGTTTCTTCTTTAATTGTTCCGTCTCTGCGTTTACGTTTATATGTAACATTAACACCATTCTCGTAAAAATACTCTCGAATTTCATCTCGTGATTTTTCATCATACAGGTCTTTTCTATCTTCAACTTTTTGCAATGCCTGTTTAATACGTTCCTTAGAATCACCATCAGTATCATTAAATAACTTTTCTAATCGAGCGTGTTCATTATCATAAGAGCGACTTCCAAATTCATAATCAAGACAAATTATATCTCGTGTACTTTCATTTTTCTTACCAGATTTTCCTTTGTAAATATTTAATCCATTCTTTTGTAAGAAAAAACTAAATAAGCTATTATTAAACATAGCATCAGTATATGTAAAATAATCCCGTGTTCCAAGATTAACATCATATAGCATACCAGCACTGATGTTTTTTATCTTAATCCCATATTCACTCATTTATTATTCCATCACCACCTTTTTGAAATTTAAAGCATATTTTTTCAATTCATCAGTAGACAGTTCATCTCTAACCCAATCCCATAGCTCCATTACGAAAATATCATATTTAGATAATTTAGATTTATCATTCGTTTCATATTTGATTTTAGTATTTTTTCCATACCAATAATTAAATACATTCTCAAATAATAGTGCAGTTAAAAAACACCTGCTTTCGTAACCATCGAGTGAGAGATGAATTTCATCATCTGCATTTGGATACAACTCATCTATTTCTTCATTTTCAATTTTCATCATGTTTTTGACATTTTCTACATCTTCATCACAATCAACTTTATAAAACATATATCCATCTGGAATAGTAGGAAGATTACCAAATGTACCTAATTCTGTTCCAATTAAATATGTTCCGAAAATCCCGTAGCCTTCTGTGACGTGATTAATTAATTCTTTTAAATTCATATAAATTTACCTCCACTTATATATTCTCCAAATGAAATTTCTATTTATTCCTAATCCATAAAATAAACATCAACATATTTTTCACCATTCTCTAAACAGAGCAAATATGTAGCATATCCATCTATCAGCATAAAATCTCTGTTGAGTATAACCTGCGACTCATACATATTATTCTTACGGTAAAATTCACGTTTTTGTACCATTTTCTTGAATCTAGGGTGAGTAGCCCTGAATTCTTCTGATATAATAATGTCTTTGATATTTACCTTATATACTTGTCCAGATTTACAGAACATCTTCTTGATTTTTCTAATAATCTTATTCATCGTTCTCCTCCGTTTCATATCTAAATCCTAACCAATTAATCATCCAATTAATTCCAGCAGATCCAACGCAATCCTCATGTATATATTCTCCTTGTTCATTATCAAGATACCTTTCGCCTTGATAAATTCCTTCGTTGCAATAGCAGCAAGTTATTCTTGGGCGAGTAGGAGAATAGTAAGGACATCGTGGATCGTGCGTACCATCATATCTGTTACATAGACTACACATATAGTTATTCCATTCTCCTTTAATACAGTTGTGTAAATTTTTCAGTTATAATTTTTAGGCGAGTATTTGTTCACCGAATGGTGTAGAATTTTCTGTGCACTGTCAGAATAATAAATTCTCAGCTAGAAATGGTATCTCAGTTATTTTTATTATTTGGAACCTTTTCTTTATAACTTCTAATACTATTTTTCATTTGCATGTTACATGATCTATCAAATCTCCAAGCAGAAGCGATTTTATCTGCAATATTTTTACTTCCTTCATAGTCAGTACAAAAATCGGACTGACAGATAAGCCCACCGTATGTATTTGCGTATTTATGATTCTTTGATTCGATTGTTACTGTTTTGTTCATTTAATTGTTCTCCTTTGATTTTTAAAATTTTATTCATTGTAATCAGCTCCTTTTAAGTGCTGTGTTAATTGGTTACATATGTTTATTCTCTATTTATTAGGAATTTTGTGGTGAATTGTCTTTGATCCATTTTTTTAGAAGATTTCGCATTCGTATACTTGGGATATATACCCAAATTTCCTTGCCATCACGAATAGCTGATCGCCATATAAACTGAAGCATTTCAGAAAGTGCATAACCATTCTCGTCTACACTAATATGATTTGTTGTGAAAAAATTTTTAATAAATGGATTGAGGTAACGATTTATAAGATATGCTACAGAAGTTCTGTCTCGATATTCATTGGTGGCTCTGCAATTACATGATAGATATCCTTTTGTATATCCTTTCCCTTTTAATATTTGTTGGTATTCTTTAAATGTAGTCCATATGTAGTCATTTGAATTTGTATTTCGCACATTATGGAAGAAATTATATATATTCTTTTTTAATATCTTCATTGATGCGTTGTTTTTATTTCGAGAATACCAGGAAAAAGACAAGTCAGAATCTCTATCGCCAATCATATTTAATTTTTCATTCTCACAAATATGAATTAGCTTACTATAATCATAAGATGTATATCTGATATTTGAGCTATATGGAATAAGATGATAATTTTCCATAGAATCGCCTTGAACAGACCAGTATGTATATTGAACTCCATAATAGTCATAGTAATATTTCTGCATTTGCATATCAAAATAATATGTAAGAATATAGATATTCCTAAATGAATTAAATGTCTCTATAGGAAATAACCATACCATTAAGTTGTCTCCATAACATACAAGACTTCCTAACTCACATAAACGCTTTTCATTATCAAATTTACCATGATAATCAGAATATTCATCTTTCCATGTAAGCTGCTTTGTATCAGGATTGATTTCAACATATGTATTTTTTAATATCTCAAAATCCTGTTTGGTAATATCATATTCTTCTATAACATTTGCAACTTCATCCATTATAAGCGTATAATTTTGCGCTCTACATAAATCAATCAGTTCATTGTCGAATTTTTGAAATAGAGCATGGGTTGACACTATGTTATTACCATTGCCGATCAATCTCTTAAGATCTCTAAGTTTACTGCCCCTATCATCCTTTTCATCTTTTAAAAATGTAGGTGCTTTAAAATTCTTACCATTACAATACGTCCTATATCTGGTTATTTCATCAAGGAAAGGTGTTATTACCAAAAATTTCTCATCTTCATCTGATTGATTAATATAATTCATTATTGACTGAGTTTTACCAGCACCCATAATGGCATCTACAATATTAACTTTACAATTAAATTCCAATATAAAATCTCCTTTCTAAATACTTGTATATAACTATATTCTCCACTTAACGACAAAAATCCCTCCAACTGCCGTTTGGCTTGGCATAAAATTTTAACACCATTTTCAAAAAATAAGTTCTTGGATTTTTCCCTTATAAATTAAGGGTTTTTGAAGTTTTTGCAAAAATATGCCAAATTTGCAAAAGTTCTAAAATTGAAAAAAAAGCCTTATAAATCAAGGGTTTTTAGGGCTATCCCTTATAAAAGATATAATAAAAGTTCTAAAATTAAAATTCTTATATTTGTGGACTGCGTAAGCAGGACACAAGGGCATGAGCTTCGTAAGAAGCGATTGACCAACAACGCCGTAGGCAATGAAGTGTACATATATGATTATTCTCTTTTCTATTTTTTATTCTCATCCAAATTCACATAGCTGTTTTTCCAATAATCCTCTACAAAGAATACTGGTAATTTATCATGATATCTTTCATATATTTCTTCGTCTGGTATTCCAACCCAATACGGTTTCCATTTTTGTCTTTCTTTTTGTAATTCTTCAATCTCAGTATGATATTTTCCGTTTTGCAAATATCCTTTGATTTTTCCGCATACGGCACAGTAACTGCTCAATGATGTGTGAATTTTATCTTTTTCTTCTTGTGTAAATACATTACTTTTAAAATTCCATCTGTATTGAATTAAACATTCTTCATATTGATGTTTATGCTTAGATTTCTTCTTTGCTTTGGATATATTACTTTCTTTATGTTTGAGGTACTTTGGTGTCTCTGAATTGGTTATATTGTTTGTATTGTTCATGATATAATTCCTTTCTTGATTGATAATATATTATTCTCTGTTAGGATTGCTATTTATTGGTTTATTTTATATATGTCTACCCTAGAGATGTTCTTTTCTTGCTAACGCTACGAAAAGACCGTCCCTATCAAGGGACTACATCTTGTGCTACGCACATTATCTGATGTATAATTTGGCAATTATGTATAAAATAATGTTTTGTACTGAAAATAATTTTGGTAAAAATCTACAATGAGTAACTTAAGTAGATGCATTTTTGACAGCGTAGAATAGCCCTAGAAATGTTTTTTATTGCTTTTATGATAACTTGTTGGGGTAAAAATTAAAAAGCCTTATTTCGGCTTTTAAATACGTTAGAATGACATATAATATTTTTGAGGAATTATATTAGTGAGATTTTATTTTATGAAAACATTTATATTGAAACATACTTATTGTAATTCTTTTTATATAAGAGTACAATTAAATCAAATATTTTATATAGGAGGTTTTTATTTATGAAGAAATCAAAGAGATTAAAGAGGGTATTTAGTTTTGTGTTATGTGTTGTAATGACTATTACCATTATTCAATTAGCACCACAAAATACCTATGCTGCCAAGAAGGTTAAATTGAATTATACAAAAATTACTTTGTATGCTGGAGAAGTAAAAAATTTGAAAATATATGAAGGGAAAACTGAAATATATTCTGCCAGATGGTCTTCTTCTAATAAAAATGTTGTGAAAGTTACTAATTATGGGCATATAGAAGCATTAAAACCTGGTTCTGTTAAAATAACCGCAAAATATAATGATAAAAATTATGTTTGTAAGGTTACTGTTAAGGATGCTTTAAAAGATCATGTAAGTTATGAGTTGATTGATATTCCTGAAAACAAAGATTTTAATAGAAATAATACTAATGCTATTAAGATAATAAATAACAATGATATTACTGTTGAAGCTAGAATTAAATGTAAACGTTACGATAAAGACGGATTTTATATTGGAAGTGGTGAAATTAGAGGTGTTGTAAATTCTAACAGGTATATTATTATTCCAATATCATATGATGAATATACAAGAATAAACTTAAGCAATGTTTATAGAGCCGATCCTATAGATATAGAGTATAGCGTATCTAATCCATATACTAATGGAAACTTTGAATATAGAGATATTATATTTAGTAATAATTCAAATCGTAATCAATTAGCATTATGCTCTATATTGTATTACAATAGCGATAATAAACCAATTTGCATAAATACTTCTTATAGTATAAAAACAAATAAAATACCAGCAGGTGAAAAAATAAAAATATCTGATCGTTATTTATTGGATATGAAAGAAAAATATGATATTGAGAGAATTGAAATTTATTTATATTAGTTGTATATTGTTGAATATTTGTTTATTGGACTATGGCTTTGGCTATAGTCCTTTTTTATTGCTGTTTTATATATGGATATCTCTATTTAAAAGGTGATTTGTGCGAAGGTTTTAATACCCCCATATGTTGAGATTCTTGAGTGTGACTTTTGATGGAAAAATCGTTATCGGCAAAAGTGCTTATAAATAAGGATAATTTTGAAATTATGGGTGAATTTTTGATGAGATAGGAGTTTAATTTTTGAGGGTTGAAGTGGCTGAAATGCTTGATTTTAGTGGGATTTGACGATATGTGGTACGATAAGTGGTTTGAAGGGTGAAATTTTGGATTTTGCTTGATTTTGTTGGGATTTTGAATATTGGGAAGGGTTAGATTTTTGAGTTGGTGTGTGGATGAATCAGCTATAAGGTTTACTGCATTTCCAATCCATCTAATTAGTTTTAACTACCCCGGGTTAGGCAAAAATAGTGGATAATAGATATATATTATACACTGTTTTCATATAGAACAAATGTTCGATAAAATCAGATCTGTAGTGTTTGGACAGAACATACTCGAACATATGTTTGTATTATAATTTATCGTATTTTTTGAAAAATGATACTTGACTTTAAGCAATTCATATGATAATATATAGTCAAGTCAAGAGAACAAACAATTTTTAAGAAATTAGAAATTGATTCTTGACAAGTAACAAACTATCTGTTATACTTGTGTAAAGTCAAGTGAATAAAATATCTTGTGTGAGATAAACAGTGTTCGGACACTCCAAAAAAGATAAAAATAATACTTGACAACAGACAAGCAACGCGATATACTTTAAACAAGTCAAGCGATTGACTCAAATGTTCAAACTTATAGCTTATATATAGGGTAGCAACCTATAAATAGGGTGCAAAGTCTAGCACACCTTACACCCTTACATAGTGGATAGCATGAAACACGCTATACTTAGCAATTTTTATTCTAGCATATTTCATGCAAAAAATCCACACAAATATTATCTTTTCTCATCCGTGGGAACTGATACAATCGCAAAGGTTCATCCGTGAACTTGAGCAAAAACTTGTACCTTGACAAATAAATAATTAAAATAACTAAACTATGATAGTACATAGGCTTGTTATAGAATGGGTTCTCCATCCCATCTCAAAAAAGTAGTGCACGGTAACTGTGTATAGGAATATGAGTCCACAATCTGCCACAGCGGAGTATATGACAAGTTTAGAGTATGCTCGAAAAACTATCTGAACTGTGAAAGATTTTAAATATTTTATACCGTTCTTTTAAGATTAGCAAAACCGTGTAAACCTTTGAAAGCAAGGGACATGCGTTGTCTGTATGGATAATCCATCCACGGGATTAGGGATTACTTGTGACCATGCAAGAATTAAGGGCATGTATTGGGTTCGATTCCCACGCAAGTATTAAGGCTATATGCCTATTGTAACAAAATTACACTACAACTATATAAATCTAAGGAGGTACTATTATGAGTACAGCGAAAAACACAACAAAAAAAGCTACTATCAACACAGCATCTGTAAAGGCTCAGTTTATGACATCTAGCAAGGACTTCACCGCAACTATGGCTAAATTTTGGGTTGCAATCAATGAGATGGCAGACAAAAAGTTGATCCTTCAGAATAACTTACGGATTAGCCAGGAATGGGCAGAACTCAAGAAGGATGACGCTGAGGCTCAAGCTATGTATTTAGCAGACGTTGAGAAGTATAATGCGCAGTATGACGAGTTTAAGAAAGACTATGACGAGCGTATTAAATCTTGCTATGAACTTGTCACGGATGAACTCTATAAAGCCTATACTACATCAGAGGAAGAGTTTAAATCTGCAATCAAAGAATGGTTCTCTACACAGAAGATTGAGGCTACACCTACGCTCATTAACTTTATGATTGTAGCAGTCGGCTATAAAAATAGTAGCAATAAGCAGTTATTCAAGACTGGCAATGCTTTATCATATAAGGCTAAAACTACATTCAAAAATAGCTTTATGCGTGCATTAGCACAGCTCATGAAAGATAAAAACGCACTCAAAACAGATGCGTATAAATATCAGTATGTAACACCTGAAAAGAAAAATAAGTAACTTGTAAACAAACTATAAATCCGCTATACTATAACTAGGAAGGCGGTGGAAGGATGGAAGAAATGAATAATCAGGAAACAATTAAAATTTGTGTGGAAGAATTTTCACGCTTGCAGGAATGGATGGAAATGGCAGAAAAGGAAAGCGCATTATACAAATCCATGAAAACACGTTATAGAGATTTAAAAGTCATTTTATCCGCTTTAGGTGTAAATGTAACGGAGCTTGATACAATAAAAGAATAGTGCATAGTTAGAAGGGCAGATAAACGCAAATAGTCTGCTCTTTTATAGTGTGCATTATTAAGATAGCACTTGAAAAAAGTCAAATAATATGCTATCTTTGAGTATAAATAAGGAGGCGAAAATTGTATGATAGTATATTATAAACTTGACACACTATTAAATGAACGCAAAATAACCAAAACACAACTATGCAAAGATACAGGAATTAGCACTAATGTTGTGTCTAAAATAAGCAAAAATGAAGTGTTCAAAACAGATACACTAAATCGTATCTGCGAATATCTGCAAGTCCAACCATTCGAAATAATGGAATGGATACCAGATGCAGAATATAACAAGACAAATGCTGAAAAACAAGCTATAGAAGCTCAAATAGCTGAACTTCAAGCGAAACTAAAAACCATGTGAGGAGGCAAACAGCCATGACAATAGAGGAAATGCGTCAAAGCATGACAGAAGCGGGAGTATATTCAAGCAGATATAGACGCAAATTATAATTTTGAAGAGTAACAATGCGTCAAATATAATAACCACGCACACACAAAGCACCCAAACGCAAAGGGTGCTATTTTTATACCCAAAAACAATCAGAAAAGGAGAACGAATATGAAAAAGAAAATATTGTCACTCATTCTTGCAACAGCAACAATCCTTACTTCCTACACAGTAAGCACAATACAGCCAACGCAAACAGTCAATGCCTCAACTCCAAAGCAGATCAGTATAACAAATGCAATCCCAATCTGTGACATTGCTGGTTATTTCTATGACAAATATGGATATCTCTGCTTTGAGCTTGGCGATACAACAAAACAGTTCAATAAGGCAGATGGATATTCGTATTCAAAAATCTGTGAGAAACTTCCGCATCTTAAAGATTTAGATGAAAACAAAATATATCCTTTGACAGCGAAAGTAACAAAGGTAAACAAAAAGAAAAACGTTGTCACTGTACAGGATTATAGCGGAAACAAATGGAAATTTCGTGGCTGTGAAGACTATGAAGATGGAGACATAGTATCTATGCTCATGGATAGTAACGGAACGGAAAAGGTAACTGATGATATTATCTTACAGGTCAGATATAGCGGTGCAGAGTGGTAAATAATAAAGAGGAGGAAACTCAATGTCAGAGAAGCAGAAAACAATCCACAATGCCTATTGTGATTATGAAATTGCAAAAGCAAGCAGACCACCACGGATCTATTCAGTCCGGGCAGAAGTAAAACGAAACCATGGTATCAAAACCAACAACATGAGTAAAGCGATGTTAGCACAGACGTTAGCATCGCTTTTTTAGTACAGAAGGAGGAGAAAAGTCAAATGATAATTATCATTAAGGATGGTTATGACGTTATTGATAATCGTCCAGAAGCAGAAATCGCACAATCAGAACGTGATTATTTTGAGGAGCGTTACAACAGAGACTTAAAACGCAAACTCGAAGCAAACAAACATCCATTTGCAAAAAAGCTTTTAGCCGCATGTGGACTGTTATAGAAGGGAGAGTGAAAATCATGGCAAGAACATTACGGGATAATCAGGCATCATGGGACGCATTATTTTATGCGATTATTACAGGATGCACAGCGAAAGACGCATTATTAGCTATGGGAATTTGCCCAGATAGCGAAAATAATTTGGCAAGGAGAACAGAAAGAGAGGCGAAAAAATAAATGAAAGGATATGAAGTACCGGATGGTTATATGGGTTGGATCAATGGAAAATACCAGCTTTTTGAAAGCGAAAGCCAATATTACGAAACACTTTTAGAGAGAGAAGAGGTCTAAATGGCAAGGGAAATTAAGGAAACATTGTTTGTTTCACTATGCAAGCGATGTGGAGAACGCAGAAATTGTCGTGGAATTTGCATTGAAATGAATAATGCAATGGTAAAGGCAAGAGAAATCAAAGCGACTACGAAATAATGTGGTCGCTATTTTAATACAAAAAAACTACTAGGAGGACGCAATTATGTGTAAGAGAGTTTATTTAACAGCAAAAGAAGCAGAAATGGAAATGCAGGAAGCACGGAACGCAGAAGGATTTACGGGCAAAATGGAAACGGATTATATTTCACGGATGATTAAGGACGCAAAACGAAACAGTATGGTTGGAGATAAGCTTCAGCTTGTAGTAGATCCAATGTATATCCACATTCCTGAATGGCAGAGAAGATTAAAACTTGCAAGAGCATACACAATCGGTAATGCATATAACAAGTACAAATGGGATGTTCCGAAGGTATTATTTTACAAAGGAAGATTATGGGTTATTGATGGTCAGCACAGAATTTATGGAGCATTCAAAGCGAAAATGGATTCTGTAGTTGTTGAAATTATGGAATGTTCTCTTGAGGAAGCGATTGATTTGTTTATTAACCAGTCACAGGATAGAGTAAAAATGCAACCTATGGATATTTACAAGGCTGCTATTGCAGGTGGTAAGGGAGATTATGTAAAATTACAGGAAATTTGTCATAAGAATAATGTTGCAGTAAAAGGAGATGATGATACAACAAATACCGTTGGAACTCTTACATCAATTTCAGACGGTATTCATCTTGTGCAGACAAACGTAAATCTTCTTGATTCTATGCTGAAACTGCTTGGAAATCTCGGATGGAATGGATATGCAGATTCGTATAATGGGAAAGCATATACAGCGAAAATTATTCGTGCTTTAAAAGCATTATATGCTTACACAGACGGAAGAACAGACGAAATGGAAGCTGCTTTACTTGAATATTGTAAGGGAACTGAATATTTTGTAGAGAATATTATGGATAAAACACAGGCACAGATTTTTGATTATCTGTCCGAAATTGTTCGCTACGAAATGGAAAGTCCGTTTACAGAGAAGAAGAGAACTGCAAAGACTACTAAGAAATCTTCAAGGGTAAAGGCAATTTAAGAGAATAAACAATTAGAAAGTGAGTGATTAACATGAAATATCGGTAAAGCGAAAACAGAAGCTGCACTATCAGGCTATACGGGCAAACACATTATAATAAGGAAAGGATAGATGAATTATGGCATATAGAAAGACAAAATAATTAAGAGAATTCGAGCCGATTCTGTTACGGAATGGTTATAGATTTACACGGTGTAGGGGAAGTCATTTCATTTATATGAATCGAACTTCTCATAAAATTATCACTGTGAATAAGGACTTAAACAGAATGGTTCGTGAAAGACTTATAAAAGAGAATAATTTATAGGAGGTATAAATTATGCAGACAAGAGATATTAAAGTGGGAACAAAATTCAAACATATGAAAGAAGAATGGATCTGTACATCAAATGATGGATTCATATTTAAGGCAGATTGTTTGAATAAAAATTGTCCAATGAAAGATTTAATGCTCATAGGATCAAGCGAAGAAGTGGAAGTGATTGAACAGGAGGTATAAGCATGAAATGGATTGAGATTTTACGGAAAGATGACCATGCATTACTGCAAAGCGAAAGTGATACACAGTATGCGGTTGTAAGTGGTTACGATCCTGCACAGCCAGAGGATCAGCAGTGGTCACACGGAACATATTTTGAATATTGGAATGATACAAAGCGAAAAGCAGATTGCTTACAAAACGCTTTAGATTGTTTCAGAAGCAGAACTGAAGAACACTATGTAACTAAAGGACAGAAATACCTTGAAATCTACAGAGAAGATTATAGCGAAGGTACATTCAACGAAATTGTTACATCGCTTGGAGTTGATAATGACAGAGTTGGAGATGCACTTGGTTGTTACTGCATTGTAGATGAAGAGAGTTTGAAAAAAGGCAGAAGAAAGCGAAGGGTATAATTTATGCGGTTAGATGATTTGTTGTCATATATAAGCGAAAATGAAAATGTCTATGTATGGTTGGATGGAAAAATTGTAGCTGAATACAATGGGAGAGATAGTATTTTTCTTAAATATAATGATTTTGAGGTTGAAAAGGGAAGTCTTAGAAAGTATGAAAACGGAATCGAAGTTACATTAACAGGAAATTTAATTGTCCCTAAAAGATAATGAGCAGGAAGATAAGGATTTTATTATCTCGATAAATGTAATAGCAGAGTAAACAGATATTTCATAAGAAGGAGGATAGATCATGAAGTACAGATTAGGTTGTTATAACACAGATGGAAGTTTAGAGCGTCTTCGCACTGTAGATAATAAAGAGAGTGCAAAACTTGCGTACAAGCATCTGAAAGAGGAATACAAGTGTACAATCTGGGTACAGAAGATTGAGTTTGTTGATCCAAAAGAGGAGTTTAAAGAAACAGAATAAATGCGTGTTTCATAGGATTGGAGGTAAGAGAAATGAGTAAATGGATTTTAATAGAGGTTGAAAATCAAAATATAAATGAACCGGACACATATGATTCTTATATAGAAGCTTATGATGAAATGAAAAGCAGATATGAGAATTTAGTAGAAGAAGGAGATGAAGCGTCCATTGATGAATATGATGCGAACATTCAGACGGATTCATACAATATTGATTGGAAAATATATGAAGTAGAAGCAGACTAAATTCGCATTTCATTACAAAGAATTAAGTCGAAACCGCCTTATTACAGGCGGTCTATGCAAGATAGTAACTTGTATACTGATGATGACAAACTAAATCTGAATGGAGGATGATATTATGGCAAATATTATGGAACAGTTAGAGGCGTTAAGTAATAAAGATTGGCAGAATTTATTTTCTGCTATAGAGGAAGATTCACGGAGAAGGGTTGTAAGTCTGAAAGAAGATTTGCAGTATAGATACATTGGAGAGATTGATTGTCCAACAGAAATGTACCAAGATTTCGCAACTGTAAAAGATGTAGAGGGAAAGGGAAAGACAAATTGGTTTGTTTGTTCTGATGGTTCATTTTTTACTTGTGATGATGCAACTGTTGATGCTCTTTATGATAGCGGCAGAGTGGTTGATTATGAATTTCCATTTGAAATAGAAAGAATGGAAAAGTATGAACAGCTTTCAAAGGATGAAAGAATTTCTTTTCGGGTAGCCCTGCAAGGAATTTTAGAATCAGAAGCAAAAGAAATTGTATGTTGGGAATTAGGTATTCCTGCTTATGATAACGTATATGTATTTGAGATTTCAGAAACTTATGTTGATAGTTCAACTAAGGAAGAAAAGATTAAAACATGTACAAGGAATATAGAGGCTGATAGTGAGGCAAATGCAAGGGAGAAACTTAATTCTGAATTATTTAAAATTGGTTCTGTTGTTAGTAGTGGAAGGAGGTTTACAGCAGAAGACAACAGAAAAATGCGTGAATCTGGTAAAATATTTGGATATAGAGGAGGCATACCATATACAATTACTTTGAAGAACAGAGATGTTGTTCTTAAAGAAATAAAAAAGAATGATTTATTTTAACAAAGAAACTAAGATTTACAAGGAAGAGGTGAAGAGAAATGGCAAAATATACATGTAGCAAGACAAAGGATGAAATTCTTGAGATTATTGCAGAGGAATTTAGAAAAGTAAATAAAGATTATGATGATGCAATGCAGAACGACAATGATAAACTAAAAGAACGGAATCAGGGTAGATATGTAGCAATGTTTGATTTGTTGCATAAGTTAGAGATTTATGAAAAGGAGTGAAGCGAAATGACAAGTATTGAAAAGTTAAAAGAAGATGCACGGAACTTAAATGAACTCACGGATCATTTGATTAAATTACTTGAATCGGATGATAAGCGGTTCTCATTTGAATTTTGTGCAGGTGGCACAATGGAAATTTATGACAAAGAAAAAGAAATCGGTTATGCCGTTCACATTGCACCAATTGAATATGATGAAGATGGAAATGCAACAAATTTATAGTAAACGCAAAGGCAGTTAGGAGAATAAATACCTAGCTGCCTATTTTATTACAAGAAAGCGAGGAAATGAATTATGAACGAATATTTAGAACAGGCAAAGAACTTATTAAATAAGGCAAATGCAAAGTGTGAAATTGTGTATGGTGGTATTTCACGGAATGAGAACTGGAAAGAGAAAGAAAAAAGAAATTGGTATGATGTAACAATCACAACACCTAGAGGTAAAATGACGTTCACATTCTGGGATAGCATTCACAATACAGAAATTTCCACAATGACATTTGAGGAATACGCAAAAAAGAAGCTCAAATATAACAGAGTTGAAGATATGTCATATGGTGAAAAGGTAAAAGCAAAAAATGATTTAGCAAGATTAAAGGCAGATGCTGTACCAAACGAATATGATGTGCTTGCTTGTTTAGAGAAATATGATCCAGGAACTTTTGAAGATTTTTGTTCAGAACTTGGATATAACGAGGATAGTAGAACAGCAGAGAGAATTTATATTGCAGTAATCAAAGAATATAAAGATCTGATAAGAATTTTTACAGAAGAACAAATGGAGGAATTAAGAGAAATTCAGTAGGAGGTATGATTATGAGTTATTTATTCTTATTTAGAGAAAAGGATTCGGATGACAGAGATTGTTGTGCATATATTGATTCAAAGAATCCACGATTTGAATGCAATCATTATTTTGGAAGAGTGAATTTAAACGGAGCTTGTTATAGTGGGCATGAATTTCCTGCTTATGAAGATATTGAAACGGTATTAACTGAGGCAGAATATAACGAATTGATTCAGTTCAATAAGGCAATCAATGATTTAGGCTATGGAATTGTAAAGGGAGATGAACGTTATAACAAAGGAATAGCTTTAGCGAAAGCAGTACAGCACATTTATGATAAGCTCGAATCTGAAGAAGCAAAAGAATTTCAGCAGAAAATCATTGAAAGCGAAATCGAATATATGAAGGATGAATATTCATTGGATGATGCAGATATTGAGAAGATATTTGATGAATATTATCTGGATTACAGAGACAGAGGAATTATTAGCAGCGTGTTCCAAGACAGCTCAGACTTAGGATACGAAGAAGCATGGAGTTTTGGATATATTAAGAATGGAGATTCTATTGCAGATAGATATTTCAATTATGAAAAGTTTGGAGAGGATTTAGTCAATGAGGATGAAAATTATCTCGAACTTGATGACGGGCGAGTTGTAAGTCTGAATTATTAGAAGGGAGTGAAGAATATGACAATTACATATGAATTAGATTTAGATAGTTTTAAGGCTTGGAGTGGTGCAGTTGATACACTTGACAGAATACAGAGAGAAGGTAAATGCGGAAAATTAGAAAACATTCTTGAAGATTTATATCCTGATGGAATGACAGAAACGCAGCTTAATGATTTACTGTGGTTCGATTCTGAACAGGTGTATGAATGGCTTGGGATTAGAAGCGAAGAACAGATTAGAAAGGAAATTAAGGAGACAGAAGATGAACTTGCTGATATCCAAAGCGATTTGGAAGATGAACTTGACGATGAAGATCTGACGACAGAAGAGAGGGAAGAAATTATTGACAGTTATCAGCCAGACATTGATGAAATCAAAGAGAGAATTGCAGACTTGAATGAAGAATTAGAGAATATCTAATCAAAGGAAATAAAGTTGGTAATTGGTCGGTAGAATAGGAGCGTGATTATATGAAAGAAATTGAAGTAAACAATGGATGTAAGATTGTATTAGAGAATAAATCACAAGGTATAGAAGTTATTCATTGTGACAGTAATGGAGGTATTGAATATAGTTACAATATTCCTGATGGCGATCTTGTAATGTTGCTAAATTATTACAGAAACTGTAAGAGTGGCAGAGAGAAATCTGATTATATATCAGAAGGTAAAATTAGAAATACGAACACGGATATTGTTGAATATATATAGTCAAAGGAAATTGTAATTTCTTGGTAAAATAATTACAAGATATAGTGGTGCATAAAACGAGTAACCACGATATATAGTATAAGAGAAAAGGAGATTAAAACTATGAGAGTAAACGAAGTAAGAAAAACAGAAACAATTGAGAAACTTGTAAGAACAGAGTACATCGCAGAAGATGGCACAGTATTTAGAAGTGAAGAAGAGTGTAAAAAGTATGAGGAATCAGCACTGTTTGCAATCAGCAAAGAGTTAAAGAGACTTGATAATAAGAAAAATGGAGCTTCTGAATATGATATTTATGATGAATGTTCTGATGACCATCTGGTAGAGATTTTCAATGCAGAAACAGAAAGAGATATTGAGAATATCAGAAGATATGTATATCTTAAAGCTCTTTCAAATAGTTCATATGCGAGAAAGGAAGATGTTGATTTACCTAATATCACAGCAGGGCATGAGGTAATTATCCATTGGAATTATGATGAAGATAGTTGTTGGACTATTGGAAATGGAAGTATTGATGCTTTCTGTGGTTATATTAGAGAGAATCTTATGAGTTTAATCACACCAAAAGAAGAGAAAGTAGATTAATACAGAGAATAAATAAAGGCAGATGCAAATAATTGTGTCTGTCTTATTTTATTATGAAGGAGAATGTGAAATGCAGTTGATGAAATTTGTAACAAGAGACACCAAAGACAAAAACAAAATTCTTGTATGGTGTACAACAAACAGACTAATTACATTCAGAGATTTCATGCAGTATGTATTGGACAATGTGAAAAATCCAAAAGATTTTATGATTATTGATACGGAAAAGGATCTTGTTTATGACATGTATAAAGTTGCAACAGAAATGTATGGAATGAGAAAGAGAACTTTTGAAGAAAGAATGAATGGTGTTTATACAGGAAAATGGGCAAAATATACAAATTTAGATTTGAACTATGGAGGCAAGTAAAATGGGACTTTTATATTTAAAGAATGAAGAGAAACAGTTATACAGTGCATACGGATTAACCGTATATGGCAGACAGGATAGATATGAATGGACTATCTACAATAATAAACCAGATGAAAATGTATATACATCATTACGGATTGAGCGAAACGGAGAGGAAATCTACAACAGAAATCTTGGTAACAGATGTATCTTTGAAGAGAATTTCAACAGGACAATTGATAACTTCTTATGGTGGATTGACAAAGATAATCCTGATGCATATGACATTGATAATGCAGTTATTAGGGATCTGTGTGAAACAAACTCATTATTTAATCATCTGATTGGAAATCGTAAGCGAAAAGAACAAGCAGAAGCTAATGAGAAAGCAAAGGTTGAAGCAATCAGAGAAAAGGAACAGAGACAGATTGATTTAATTAAGCAGTATTGTGAAAAGAAAAATCTGTTATTCAAACAGTATTATGAAAAGGTTTATCTGATTAAGCTACACAATAAAGATGTAAGGCAGATGATTGAAAATGCAGATAATAAGCAGTTTGAAGGATTGAGAGATTTTATGAGTGAACATCCTGATAACAAAGATGCTGTGATTGTAATGAATGGGAACATTGAAGATATAGCAAGGCAGATAGCATAGAAAGTGAGGTTGATTGATATGGAAGTTGTTACAAGAGAATACAAAGTATATAACTTTTCTGAATTATCAGAAGACGCAAAAGAAAAAGCAAAACAGTGGTATTTAGATGACGATTTTAGACCATCAGAATTTACTGAAATTTATGAGCAGGATTTACGGAATATATTTCCAGACAGCGAACTGAAATTACAGTATTCTTTAAATTACTGTCAGGGAGACGGATTGAATATTTATGGAGAGTTAAATGTAAGCAATGTCTTAAATCTTCCGAAAAGTCATTTCTGTGGAGACGAATTTAATGATTTGATTGAATATTTTACGGAAAAGGAATTAAGAACAATCAGTAGGTATTCAAGTGAATGTGGAATGGATATTAAACTCCCTATGAATAATCATTATAACTATTGTTGTGTAGATAGAATTGATCTAGCAGAAGAATGGGAAAATGATTTATGGTATGCAAATTACAAAAATGTAAGTAAAGAATTGCTTCAGAAGCTTGAAAAATATGTGGTTACAATTATTGAAAGATTATGTGCTGATTATGAAAAATATGGTTATGAATTTTTCTATGAGGTGGATGATGAAATAATGGAAGAAACATGTGAAGCAAATGAATGGAAATTCTTAGAGGATGGTACATTTTTTGCAGCATAAAACCAAATGAAAGAACTGTTTACATGGAAAGTGAGGCAAGTAAAATGGTTGATTATACAAGAATAAATGTGTCAAAAGATGGCAAATATTTATTCGCAACAGAACAAGGACAGCTTACATACGATTGGGAAGCAAAACGGGTTTACAAATTATTAAAAGAAAAATTTCCAGAAAACGAAGGCTACAAAGTTTCTGTAATAGAATGGAGAGCAAGAGGAATTGAACCAGATTGGGCGAAGGAGGTAAACGATAATGAAAACAATAATTGATAGAAGCGAATGTAAACCATTAAGTGACAATATTGAAGGCAAGTTAGTAGTAATTAACTCAGACTTTTTCGACTTAGAATTTAAAGAAGCAAAGTATCAGATTGTGCTTGCAACTTGAGGTTTTGGTTGTGATGCAAGTAAAATGGGAAATGCAGTATTTGTAACAGAATGTTGTGAAGATCCCGAAGAATATAGGCAAGAAAGATACAATCTTATTGGTGAACCTACAAAAGAAATGATTGAGAAATGGAAATCTTTATATGGTGAGTTTAACGAGAAAGTACAGAAAGCATTGGAGGTGCAGTAATTATGATGACAGAAGAGAGATTCAAAGAGACAAATTATAAAATGAGTTACGAGGAATACAAGAAATGTTGTTGCAGCGAATGTGATAAGGCAGATTGTATTCATAGAGACGCATACAGAAGAGTACCTGAAATTGATGGTGGTCTTGGTTTGTGCCCTAATCTGAAGAGAGAGTGATTGGTATGAGATTAACTTATTTTTGTCATTATGACGGGAATGAATGTAAAAGAGAAATACCAAAATTAAATGGAATAGGAGAAGTTATTTTTCCAAAAGAATACAAAAAAGATAATAGATATTGGGACTCTTGTATGTCGTGTGATAGGAATTACTCAATGTGCGGAAAATGTTATGGAAATTTAAAAATAGTTAAGGAGTGATTAATATGTATAAGTTGCGAATATATAAACTGTCTGGTTTAGATAAAGGAAACTTAGACCATGAGGAACTGTTTGATACTAAAGATCAGATGGATAAAAGATATGATGAGTTATTCAAAAAGGAGCTATACAGTTTAAATCCTACGGCATGGAAACAGGTTGATGAGAACAGATGGTGTCGATTGGAGGGATATTAAAATGAAAATAAGAACATATCAAAACAAGAGAAATAAACGAAAATACATCGAAGTTCATAATGACGGACATTATCATAATTCTGTTCGTCAATACATAGAGCATAATCAAAAAGTTGCAGGTCATAAAGTTGGAATTGTACGGAATTATACAGGTGATGCTTCGTTGCATCGTTGGAAGAAGGAAAATTTAAAAGAACTTTTGGAGGATTACAAGGAGGTGTAAGTATGGTAGACCAGTGGACAGGTGAATGGACAGAGGAAAAAGATTATAGCACATATCCAAAAGAAAAATGGTGCGATTGCGATTACATGGCTGCATGGATCAGAGAATAGAAATACGAGCCAAAAACATCAATGGGAAACTTAATCACGAATATTTTCTTACATTATGATTGTGAAATTGAAGAAGAGTCAAGCAGTTATAATACAGAGAATGGAAATTTTGAAGGAACATATGTTGAAGCTGTACAGGCATATGTAACTGATACAGGATTAAGCGAATTTGATTATGAAGTATAGATTGGAGTGATGGAAATGAAAATTACACAGACAAGAGTAAAACAATATAACAGTACATACAAGACAGTTATTGCAGTAGATGGGATTCCTGTATGTATTACACGAAGCAATAAAAGAGCAAGTGACATTGTTTCTTATTTGTCAGGATATGATGTTGAAATTAACGATGGAAAATTAAAGAAGCAGTTGGATAAAATTAGAGTAAAGGAGCGATAGAAATGAATAATATTTTTGTGATTGATAAAACAACAAAATGTAATTTAGGAGTCCTTGATTTCACACCACGGAAAGATGACAGGATTTCTATGAAAGCATCTAATGGGAAAGAAATAGAAGTAGTAGTTGAGTGTGTATTATATGCGCCTTGGGAACATGCGACATTAGTTTTTGTGAGTATTGTTGAACCATACTACACAGCTATGGTAAAAGAAATTAAGTGGTAAGAAATAGCAATTTCAAAATAAGATTGGAGTGATTGGATATGTATAAAAATTTTAAAGAATTACATAAAGCATATGGATTTGATAATCCATATATAACAAGGGATGATTTGACGGAAAGTGAAGAAAGAAATTTTGTAAATGATTGTTTTGAATTATATGAGCACATTGGATTTGCAGATACTTTTGGTACTCCATATACAGGGGAAAAGAAGTATTTAGGAATGAAATTCACTGTACTTGGTAGAGTAAAAGAAATTACAGAAGATAAAGAAAATGGAGCTGATCTTGAATGCTTACCTATGTGGCACATTCAGTTTGAGAACGGAGATAAAATTGCTGCATATCCAGAAGAGATATGTTTATATGAGAGAAAGGATGGTTGATGATTATGGGCAATTACCAAAAACGGAAAGCAGAAGTAAGGCAAGAAGCAATTGATTGGCAATTAGATTTTTGCAATCATAACTATACATGGGGTGAACTCGCAGCTTATGGAGATTATTTTTATAATTTAGGTAGAAGATATGGACTATTAAGAGAATTTAGAGAGAATGGAATTTGTTAGAAAGGACGGTTGATTATATGGCAAGATATAAGATGACAATTAATACAGACACTTATAAGTGTGGAAGATGTAGTAAAAAGAATTGGGAGCCTGGTACACGAAATGATTACATGATTGCAATAAATGGAACAACGAGAACTCTTTATAATATGAGAGAAGTAATGTGGCAGCTTGAATTATTCCACGGAAATTCATTTGTTATGTCGGAATACAGTGATGATAACCCAGAAGAAAATTATGCATTATCTGATAGATATATTAAATTTCTAAAGAAAAATACAATCAAATATCATGACAGACTGTGTGATCTGGATAGACAACAGTATTTATCTGGATATGGTTGGATGCAGGGTTATTTTGATATTGGGGAAGTAATGGAAAAATTGAAAAAAGAAGGAACAGTTAAAGTTCCGTTTGGTTGGCTCTATGATGTTAGGCAGTATGATAAAGCTATGAATGGTTGCTATATGGAAATTACAAAAATTGGATAAGGAGTGATGAGATATGAAAAAGGTAAGATGTATTAGCATCAGAAAATTTATGCCAAAGCAAATTGAAGTTGGGAAAATTTATTACATGGATGAGAAAACAAAATGGAAAGATGAAGATGGTGATGAGTATGCCGTATTTTATTCTGACAAGAATGGCGAAGATAAAATTGGCAACTTGCTTTTATCTCACTTTTGTATGATGGAAGATGGAAATTGCATGGCTTGTAATACATGTAATGATTAGACTTGAAACAAGAGTTTCCTTCGGAATAAAAGGAATAAGGATGGTGACATAAATGAAATATACATGTTATGATTGGTATGGAAATAAGAAAGCTGACAATATTGATAACTTAAAAGATGCTGTAAGAGAAGCGTTGAGATTAGATTGCGAAGTCCACGATGAGAATGGAGACATCATCTATTCAAAATGGGATGGTTGGAATGGAGATTATCCAGAAATTGAAAAGAGATGGTTTTCTGTTGCTGATATGGAAATGGTGAATAAGGCAAAGAATTTTATTGAAAAGACAGGAATGTTTTATGAATGGTGTAAATTACAGAGTGACCAGTTCTCTAAATGGATAGGCAAAGAGTGGTTGCACAGCGACAGATGGAGTGCAGCTTATGATTGGGTAAACGATGGAAGATTTGCAAATGTAGATGTTCCAGAGGATATTGTTAATTGCTTAGTTGAAGAATGGGAAACTAATGCCATACATTTAAAAGTAGGAATTTAAGGAGAATATATATGAAGAACCCAATATATGAATGTTCAAATTGTTATAATGAATTTTCGGAGCAACTATATCCAGTTAATATATCAGATGTTAAATGGATAAATCTTATTTGCGATAAATATCCGAATGGATGTATTCAAATAACTTGTCACGATGCTCAAGAAAACGCTTATTATGCAACAAGACTTCTGAAATGTTATGTGAGTAAAAAAGGTAGATATGCAATTTGGGGTAAACATAGATTTTATGAAGGATATAGCGGCGGTCTTATATTGAGAGGTGTTCCGTATAAGTCTATTGAGACTATAAGAAATGCGGCTAAACCGTATGGAACGATAGTAGAATGAAATGAGGATTTCAAAAGGAAGGTGAAATTATGAGTCAAAGCAATTATGAAAAATACGCAGTAATTAAACAGCAGGAATTATTACACAAGGAGAGAAATTTGCAGCAAGCTATTAGTTGTCTTAGAGACAGAAGAAAATTTGCTTCGTTGCAATCTATTGATAGTGCAATAGATTTTGTTGCTGATTTATATGATTTGTCTATTGATGAAATTAAAAGAGCAATGGATGGAGAAGAATATTGGTGTGTATAACTATTAAATAATTGTATGATTGGAGATAAGTATGGATAAGATAAATCAAATTAAAAAAGAAATCATTATATCAATGAAAATGATGGATACAACTATTAAAAATGTCAAAGAATCAGAAGAATATAAAATTGCGCAAGCATATAATCAAGGATTGAGGGATGCTATGGCTATTTTTGAAAGAGAAATGAAACGATGATTTCTTGACAGAATGACAGAATGGAGACTTAGAATATGACAAGAGAAAAAGCCACGAGAATTGCAAATGGATTTTTTAATGATATGAATCCTACTTTATGGAACGGAGAAGGTGATAAACCCGAAAGCTTTGATGAACGACCTTGGCAATGTAAAATAGTTGATGGTATAAATCTTGAAATTACTTTTGCTTATGATGAAGAAGATGGATGGCATCATTATTGCGATTTAGTTTATACCAAAGATAACAGTTCTTTTGACTTACTGAGTGGTTATGGAATTGATTCTAAACTAAATGTGATAGATACAGTAATGGATATCTGTAGAGACTATAAGTAAGTATTGGAATTGTGATTTAGATAGGAGTGATTGGAATGAATTATAAAATAGGTGATACAGTAAAAATATCTGTTTATGTAACAGAAAAATGGAGCAGATTAGTTACTTGTAAAATTACCAATAAGTATATAAGAAATAATACTACTTATTATTCTTTGCAAGAGATAAATGGAATTTATAGAGTAAGTAACGTAAAAGAAACCCGATTCATACTTGATTAACATGAAACGGAAATTTACTTGGAGAATATGTAAGAGGTTGGAATATTCAATCTCTTATTTTTATGGAGAGGAATGATAATTACTATGTTTAATTACAAAGAATTTAAGAAGGAAATGTCTAAGAGAGGACATGAAGTACATAAGAATGGAAAGTATCTTACAATTATTCCTAATAATAATTACGAGGGATACAGTAAAGGATTTTTGTTTGCGACGGATATCATTAAAGGCTTTGAGAATGTGTTAAAGTTACTAAATATGGATCATTTTAATACTTGGATATATAGTGCAAAATTTAAGATTGTATGATAAAATTAAAATAACAGTAATAGGAACGTAAACAATTATAACGGAGGTAATTATTATGGCACAGTTAATTGGATGTTTGATTGCAGGATACTTCTGTATTTATCTTCCTTGGAAAGCGAATCAAAAGGAAGAATCTCGTAAGAGACAAGATATGTACAATAATCTCAACAAGAAGTCGGTAGATGAAATGGATAAATGGCGAAAATAATATAGAAGAGAAAAGAGGTTGATGAATATGTTCGGAGGACTATTAGCATTCTTAGGAATTTATGCAGGAAGTGCTGCAAAGGCATCTAAAGATAATTATGATATGAAGAAAACTACTCGTAGAGTTGATGAAAATGGGAACGTGCATTATATGGACAGATTGTGCAATGATTACATCAATGGAGAGCGAGTAAAGAGAATTGAAACTACTGATAAAAATGGAGTTAAATTATATTCAACTGTTGGTGTGAATAGCAGTAAAGTGTATGATACTTCTTATGGAAGAGGTACACAACAGTTATTCGAAATGAGCGAACATGATAAACAGGAAAATTTGAAATATGGAAAAAATGTATATAGTCAATACAATCCATATTTCGGAAAAACTGTTACAACTGAAATTAGTTCAGGCAGAACAATTACCTGTTTGTTTAGTGGGAAGAACAGAAAGACTGGTAAAGAGTTCTATAGAGTATGGTATTTTCGTCCAGAATGTCAAGGAAAGCTTGATTACAATACTACTGTTGATGGCGATATGGGAATTGAAATTACAAAAGAAGAGTTTAATAAGTTGAATTTTGGAGCTTTGACATGTACATGTATGCCAAGTGATTATGATGTAGTCCATGCATTATGGGGTGATAAGTAATGAATAAACAGAGAAGAGAAAAGATAAGGCAACTCAAAACTCAAATTGATTTGATTAAAACCGATTTGAAGAAAGTTTCAAGTGAATTATCTTCTATATTAAACGAAGAACAGGATGCATTTGATAATATGTCAGAAGGATTACAGAGCAGCTATAGAGGAATGTGTTCTGAAGATGCAATTGACAGTATGGAAGAAGCGAGTGAGAAACTTGATGAGGTGATTGAGTCATTAAATGATATTGTGTAGAATAGAAAGCGGAGTTGATAAAATGATATTATACAAAAATGTGGATATTTGTGATTTAGAGCCAATTGCAAAAAATGGAATTCTGAGCATGGATGAGTGTGGAAATAATAATTGGGACGAAGGAAAACGAGCAGAAAATGATACATCGGTGGTATATTTATTTAGCCCGATTGGTAAACAGAACTCATTCCCTAATTATGGTGCAGCATTGTTGGAGATTCAATGTGAAGCAAAGGAAAATAAAATTGGTAAAACAGATACACATGTAGATGATTATATAGAATATATTACAAAAAGAGTTGAACCATCAGAAATAAAAAGAGTTATTATTCCTAAAATTTTTAAAGAATACATTTCAGTTCCTCAAAATGTTGGAATTACATGGTGTGAATTGAAGGCAGAATGTTATGGTAATAATGGATTAGAAGAATGTAGTAATAAAATTTTGGAACAGTTCGCAAAAACCGCTCCATTAATGAATTCTACGGAATTTAATTTCTTTAGAGGTACAACTGAAAAACGCACGATGATTGATTTGTATAATATAGAATGCATATTCTAAGTAAATAATAGATTCATTGGAAGATTGGAGGTTGATTATGAGTAAAGATGAAGTGAAATATTATATAGATCATATGGACGCAAATGGTTTATTAAATTTGTGCAATGATATAAATGAATGGAAATATAAATACGGGAAACTTAAACCAGATTGTACATTAAATCATCTAGCAGAAAATCTACAGTATTGGGAATTAAGAGATTTGGAAGAACTTATTCTTAATGCATCTCATGAAAAATTTGGGAATTTAGTTAGTTTATTAATAAAGAGTGAACCAAGTTTCTATATAAAATAAGTCAATGAAACCAAGTTTTCTTTTGGAAGGAGAATATAATAAATGAAAGAAACAAAATATAAAACAATAAAAGATTTACCTTCTACTATTGAATGTTGGGATGAACACGAAACAATTCCAGTTAATACTGTTTGTAATGTTAAATATTGGGAAGGTTCAGACACTATATGTTATAAAGATAAATTTATATGCGATGTCGATTCAGAGATGGCAAAAGAATATTTTGAAGAAATCGCATAAGTAAAGAAATCTAAGTTTATTATGATTATGGAAAGGTGAAATGTATGAATAAAGTAATTATTAAAACGATAAATGTTAGAAGTTATGTTGCAAGTGCAAAAGTTAAAGCTGCGGAAAATACAATCAATAAATTTATTGATGAGAATAATTTAGATGTAATAAGTGTATCGTTATTTAAAGAGAATGAAGATGAGTATATTTTTACATTAACATTACGATAAAATTTAACTTTCATTTGGTAATGTTGTAGGAGAAGTAATATATGAAATGTAAAGAGTGTTTGTATTGTACATGGGCTTGCCCTGGATAGATGTGTATGAATCGTAACCATCCTCAATATAAAGAAGATAGTGATGTTTGCTTACATTAGAGATGAAAGAATTATTTCAGGAGGTATTATATGTTCAGAGCGAAATTTATAGGAATTAACAATTCTATGGGTTTTAAACATGGAACAATACACTATAAATAGTCAGTGTGTAGGCGATGTTATAGTCGTTAAAACTGATAATAATAAATTATCTTGCCCTTACTCCAGAATAGAAACTTTCTTGGAAAATTGGGTGATATTATAAATCAATCTATAATAATAAAATTCAAAAGGAGAAAAAAGATATGGTAATTTGTGAATTATGTGGAAAAGATATGGGAACATCTAATGGTTGCGATTGCACAAAATTTAAGTATAAAGGAAAAGTTTATAACAGAATTCGAGTTGGTGAAGAATTTGATTTATATGCAGGCGATGAAGGAAAATGTCCTGATTGTGGTGCGACACAAGGATTTTGTCACCACTACAGATGTGCAGTTGAAACGAATCCAGTCAACCATGAACAAATGTTAGACTATGATTTTGTTGAAGAATTTATCAAAAATGTACATTGATGAATATTAACTGCTAGTATTTCTACTAGCAGTTATTTTTTATTGTAAGAGAGAATATTATAATGTAAAATAAAAGAAAGGTAGTGATATGAGTGATAACAACAGGAATTGTAAGACGTTTTGACGATTTAGGTAGAATTGTTATTCCAAAAGAAATTAGGGAGAAAGCATTTGGTAAAAAGGGATGTGTATGGAATGCCTATGGAAATTTTCTATGATAATGATAAAAATATCATTCTGAAATCATATAAGAATGGTGATGATAATGAGTAAGCTAGTTCAGAAGGTAAAATGGAATTTAGACGGATCAAATACAGAAATGTATATGTACGGTGAGGCTGATTTTGAAGCAAATAAGTCTATGCAATAACCATTAGAAAAGTTGTATCAGTATGAGAATCATCCTGATATGAGAGAAAAGATAAGAGAATATATTAATGAGCTTAATACAGAAATTGACAGACTTGAGAATTTGTTAAAAAGTATTGATAGTCCATATGATTTACAGATCAAAGGCAGGTTAAATGCTATAATCGAAGTAAAGAATGATCTGCTTGGAAAATTAGAAGAGGTAATATAAATGAAACAGTATGAAAAATTACAAACAGATATGCAACAGAATTTATCAATAGATGAAATATCTGGGTATTTATTTGCATTGAAAGATGAATACGTTGCATATTGCAATCAAAATGATAAAAGAATTGATGATATATATTCATTGGCTTCATTTTTAGACACTGAGTACAAAGAGGTACAATAAATAATGGAACAATGGGATATTAACTGTTGTAAATGTGGTAATTTTATTCTTACGGAACAAAAACAAACCATCACAGGAAATATAAAATGCATTAAAGGTAGTTACGAAGATGGATATTACGATGGAACTGAGGATGAATTTTATTGCAGGGAATGTGCTAAAAAATTAGGCTTAGAATAATTAGAAATTCGACTTTCATTGGAAGATAGGAGGAAATTAAAAATATGAAGGAATTTGGAATTAATGAGATAGAAGAAGATAGCGAAAGTAAAGTAGGTACTGTAATAGCAGAAGGCATTTACGAAGCTGCAAAATTATTTAAAGGTATTACAGATAAAAATCCAGACAGCAATTATAAAATATATGAAATGAATGATACATCTGGTAATTATTTAATTATTGGAAATTCAAAGAATGATTTAATGTTTTATAACGCATTGAGATGGCAGTTGTTAGATGAAGGAAAATTGGAAATGGAATGAGGTAATAAATATGATCAAGATTACAGGAAAATCTGGTAAATCAGAGATTGCAAATGCAATTCAGAAATATAATGGAGCAGTAATTTATTCATATTACAATACATTACTGCCATTTGAAAATTGTTATCATGTTAATGATAACGAATGCAGCGTTAAAGAGTTTTGCGATTTTGTAGTAGATAGTGTAAAAGAAAAGGTAAGCGAAAATGAAGGATTACCATTAAATATGATTGTGATTTACACAAATGTATCAGATGTGATTGATATTGGCAGCTTAACAGCCTATGCAAGTAGACTTGAAGAAGTTGAAAAACTGGTTGGGACAGTAGTTGTAATGACACAATAAAGAGAGGTAAAGTATATGGTAACTATGACACTTAAAGAGTTAATAGAATATGAAAGTACATTAAATAGTTTGCAGCAAGAATATGAAGGGAAATTGAGTAAATTATATGGAGAATCCGATGCTTCAAGCGAAAAGAAGAGATTGACAATTATTTTGAATCTTATTATAGAAGAGAGACAGAAGGTAAATAGACAAAAATATCAACCAATTAAATGACGATTTCTTTTGAAAATTTGGAGGTGAATAGATAATGGATAATATAGTTTATATGTTTGGAATTGCTCTTTTAGAATATGATGGATATTGTGATCCTATGGATGACAGTACACAGTATAAAGTTGTTAAATGGAAACTTTCAGATATGAATAAATATAACGGAGAATATGCTGTTATAGGATTCGATGGTTCATTGAAAATATATGAATCAGAAGGTAAAAAAATATTTGACGGCTCATTACTTGATTCCTCTGATTTTTGTAATAAATTAAGAGAAAAAATATAACCCAAAGAAAAATTGCTTTTAAGTGGAGACAGATGTGTTATATAATATTGGTGATAAATCGAAATGTAAACATGAATTTAGAGGTGAAACCGAGGAGCAGTAATGATTAATTTGAATTGGTTGAAAAATAAGATATGTGTAAAAGAGATTGTTTGGAATAAAATTCAAATGTACGGAGAAGAAGAACGAAAATTTAGCTATTGGATAATGGCAGCCATCTCCACAGATAATAAGATAGAATGGTATATAAAAAATACTGCCATTGATGAAGTAATTTTCGAAGGAACAACATATGAATCCTGTGTTAATTTTCTTGAAACACTTATGAATAAGTTGGTTGAAACCGGAAAATATAAATATTTGGAATAAGTAAAATAGAAGTAGGGATTTCCTGCTTCTTTTATTTTACATAGAAATATGGTAAAATAAAAACAATTATAAACCATAACATGAGATGTGCCGTTTTACGGAAATAATTATAACAGGAGGGCTCAGAATATGAATTACGATGAAAAGAAAGATCTTCTTAAAAGAGTAAAAGAAGGCGCAGAAAAGAAAGAATTCCATGTAAACAACATCGAAGAATGGGGATTTATTTGTGGCGCATGGGTAGATTATATTTTAAGAAATAGTAATTTGCCAGACAGAATCTACAAAGGTAGAGAAACATGGATGATGAAAGCACTTGATGGAAATAAAATAGAACCATTTAAGCAAAAATTGATGGAAACTTTCACGAAACAGTATATGTGTATTGTAGGAGAAACTGAATTTTTAAATGGGGTTTTTCTTAGTATTTTAGAGTGTGATATTGAAGATGGAGAAAAATGGTCAGATGCATCTGAGATGTTTTCTGCTGGATTGGTTTCGGAAGTAAATTGGTAATTGAAATATAAATTTAATATTATAGTAAGCAAAGCAACTAGATTAAGGTCTGGTTGCTTTTTTATTACGGAAAAGGAGTGATAATAATGAATATGGGGAATCCAAAAAGAGCATCAAGATTTTTATGTCTTCATTGTATGAAAATCAACCAGTTAGGAAGTGGAATACAGAGAAATGGAAATCAGCGTAAGAAGAAACATATCAAAGACTTAACATGTTTTAATGAAGGCTGTAATGGAGAAATCACGAAAAACGTAGAAATTCGTTGGTGTGACGATTATCTGGAAATGTTGGATTATGCTCAACGAATTAGATCGCGTTATTATACGGATAAAGTAGAGAATGATATGTAGGAAGGTGAAATATAGTATGGAAAATTATAAAATTAGTTATAATGGTGATACTCAAATTAAAAATATTCACCATATAGGTGTTGATTATAATGGAAATTATTATAGCGTGATTTTCGGAGAATATGTAAATGGAGGATTCTTTAGTATTCCAAATTGGAATTGCGGTGGTGAGTTAGCAGGGTTTAGTGATGTGTTTTGGAATATAGAATCTATTCAGAAATCATTAAAAAGTAAAAGAGCAGCTAAAGCTATTGCAAAAGCGATATCAGATTATGTAAAGGAGTGATTGGTATGTGTTATAAGATAGAAGTACAAAATAAAAATGCTGAAAAGCTTAATAGGAAGTTAGATGAATTAAACGCACCACAGTTTTTAAGAGATTACTTGAATGAGTTGGAAAGTAAAAGTGGAGCGTTAAATTATTTAGTGGCAATTAAAGATTTTTTACAGTGGTTGATTGAAAGTAATATCATTAATAAGAAATCAATTTCTGGAATAGAAGTTTCTGATTTTAGTGACTTGCGACCACAAAATATTAGTTCATACCTTAGATATAAGGAAACAAATGGAATGTCGCCAACCACAACGGAAACAAGAAAAAACATCATTAAAAGTTTTATACAGGATATTTATTCATATAGAGAATGTTTGTTGAGAGAAGTTTATAATAATATAGAAGATTTTTATAAAATGATTAAATATAAAGGAATTCCATCTGGGAACAATTTAACTAAAAAACTTCCAACAGAAAAACAGCTTAATGATATGGAAGAAAAGATAATGTGGAAAAAGGATATTCCTGTAAGAAATAGAAATATTGCTATTTTTCGCGTCTTAAGAGGGACTGGAATAAGAGAGTCTGAACTTGCTGGCTTGGATTTATCTGATTTGCATTTAGAAGAAGAAATGCCATATATTACTATTCTTGGTAAAGGTGTGTACAGAGAAATGCAAAATAGAACGGTATATCTTAGCGGATCTGCTCTGAAAGCATTAAGAGAATGGCTAGAATATAGAAGCACTTTAGATAATATTATAGATATGGAAGCTGTATTTATCAATAAGAATGGCACACGCACAACAGAGAGAAATATCAAACAGATATTTGAAAATTATGGAAATGGTATTACTCCACATATGATGCGACATTATTATGCCAGTATAATGAACAGAAATGGAAATCTTGCATTTGTTCAGCAACAGTTGGGGCATAGTAGTGTAAATACAACGATTAATAATTATGCAAATGGATCAGTCGGAATGAAAAAAATATTGGAGAATATGTAAATGGTTAAATATATTGGAAAGAAGATTAGAAACGAAAAGAAAATAACAGTAAGAGGACTTGCAGAATTAGCAGTTGTTGCACCAAGCACGATCAGCAAATGGGAAAATGGAAGTGCAGTTCCAGATCTGGCAGTATTAGAACTTGTAGCAAATGTGATGGAAGTTAAACCGTTCGATCTTGTTAAATTTGTGTAATATGTATACGACACTAGTTTTTAGTGTCGTCAAACTTATTAACTTCGTTGGTTACGAGGTTACGAATCCAACCAGATAATGAGCGTCCATCTGCTGTTGCAATTTTAGCAGCCTTTTCTTTTACTTCTTTAGAAAGAAGCACCATAACCCTTGTGTTTTCATCTTTGATTTTTCCTTGTGGCATAGTAAATATCTCCTTTATTAATATAAGTTGATTATAAGTTGTTGCAAACTATATGTCAATTATTTTAAAAAACTGACATAAACCCATTGACAAGTTGATGACAACTTGCTATAATACAAACTATCAAAGGTAATCCAAAGTACATAAACACAAAAGAGAGGAGGAGTACATATGGATTTACAGAGATACGACATAATAAAAGCAAAAATCAATTATGAAGGAAATTCAGTGCAAACGAATGAAAGACCTTATATAATAGTAAGTAATCCATTGGGTACAAAATATGCTCCGATTATAACAGTGATGCCTTTGACAAGTAAGATTAAAAAGACAAACATGCCTTGTCATGGATGTATTCAAGCAAATGAAAATAATGGTTTAACATTATATTCTATGGCATTAGGTGAGCAGATCACAACAATCTCAAAAGATGAAGTGATCTCAAAAATTGGAACTATTACTGATGATAAAAATAAAAGAATGGTAGATAAAGTATGTTTTAATTCTTTATTTTTTGGAACAGATTACAAACTTGAGGAGGTAATGGCATAATGTATGTAGATAAGGAAGTAGCAAAAAGAATGATTGATGAAACACCTGGAAAAATATGGATTGATTCATTCAACGGTATGACTTTTATCCATACAAGACCAAGACAGATAACTGTTGATGAAGGAAAGCGAATAATAAATAGGGCAAACACAATTAATTATCAAAATAATGACTTTTTTGGGTTGCTTTCGCTAGATGGAGTGCAGGAATTTATTGTGCATAATATTAAGTTCCCCCAGATAGTGTCCTGATTATAGGACTTGAAGTATTATATAATAAAAATATTAAACGAACAAATCTCGAACGAATGTTCTGGAAATGCGTTGACAAGAACAAATGTTTGGAGTATTATAATTTTCGTAAATAATAAAAAAGATAGAGCCAAGCGATTCAAACGCTGCGCCAACAGCTTTCTACTTGACTCTATCAAACCAAATACATACAACAGCATTAAGCCATTGCAGAAGCGAAATATCGCTTGAATTTATTTTACATATATTTCGAAAGAAAGTCAAGCTTCAAGCGTTTTCTGCAATTAAAATTCCTAAGTTACACAATTAAATATGGAAATAATATTATAGGGCATTCGCCAAGCGGTAAGGCATCGCACTTTGACTGCGAAATTTGTCAGTTCGAATCTGATATGCCCTGCTATGCGATACTTCCAGACCGGGTTCTATCGCAGAACGCAAGAATTAATCATTGTAAGAGCAAAATGTGTAGTTGCTATAGTTCTACCATAGCCTGATCCACTAACGGATTACAAGCTGATACTATAGAACTTCCTGATAAACTTGCGATAGTGTCAGCGACTTGGATCATTAGCACAATTGGTTAGTGCATTCGGCTCATAACCGAAAGGCTCAGAGTTCAAGTCTCTGATGATCCATTGCTAAATCAAACAAAGAGAGGAGATGATTACGTTGGCACAATATGTAATTACAGACGGTTTTCGTTGGATTATGAGAAATCGTAATGGTAAATATGTTCCAACATCTTGCGAGGCATTGGCTGATACATTTTCAAATAAAGCAGCCAATAATCTATATAATAACTCGCTACCCAAAGCCTTGAAATCAGTATTTCATATCCAGAAAATTGATACCCCACCCGATAATGTAAAGCAGATTACACAATCAGAAGTGGAAAATAATACCGAAAAAGTTATGGTTGCTGAAAATATCCAGAAATGGATTGACAAAATAACTGATCTTAATGGATTAGCAACAGATGCATTACATAGAAAAGAAGAATTGTGTGAAGAACTTAGCTTTGTAGACAGGGAATTATCCGATATCAATCATTATATAGAATTTTGCAATCTTAATGCAGCACAAGGATGGAAAGCATATAAGATGATAAAGGAACGGAGAATAAAAAGAAGAAGTATCAAAAATGAGATACAAATTCTTAACATTATTCTTGATAAAAAGATTTCTGATACAGTTACAAATGAGATTTTGGAAACCATGTCGAAAATGGATAAGCGTACATATGAACCACGAGTAATGAACGAGCTGTTTGATTTGTAAAGAAAGGATATACATATGGTGATTTGTAAAAGGTGTTATACGTCTATGGTTGTTGTTATGTCGTTCTCAAAGGACAAGCATGAGAAATTCTGTCGTTGTCCGAAGTGTTGTTCAGAGACACGGCATATGAAAATTAACGATAATGAGTTGAGTTTCGGAGAGGTATTATATAGAGAAATCAAGAAGGGAAAGTAATTACATAATGGAAATACAACAAATATTGGAATGGTACTGTGATAATGAAATGTATCGGCTCAAGAAGATATGCTACCCAATGTTGATAAAGATTGGAGGTATATCGGACAAAGATTATGACGACTTTTACAGTATCGCTTTAAGTGTGTTATCAGATACCGCATTAAGATTTGATTCAGAAAAAGAGATAGATTTCGATTCATTCTTAGCCAGTAACATTAAGCGGAAGTTTAAAACCGAGATTCGTGATCGTAATCGTGAAAAACGTATTCCTGCTAAGAAACTTGAGAGTACAAGTAATCTTGTTACAGAAGATGGGTTGGAACTTGGAGAAACCATTCCGTCAAAGTTTGATACATATGAAACTGCTTGTGAATATTTGTTTGAAGGTACTAAGATCCAAAGATATTTGGATAAACTATCATATACACAACGCAAAATCGTTTCGCTATTATCTAACGGATATAAAGCAAAAGAAATCAGAGAATTATTACATATGAGCGAAAAAGAATATTCACAAAATTTGGCTGCAATTCAAGCATATGAAAATGTAAGAGAATTAATGTAAAAAAGAGAATTATATAGTGTGATTAATTTCACACTTATAGGGCTATCGCCAAGCGGTAAGGCACAGGATTTTGATTCCTGCATTCGTTGGTTCGAATCCAACTAGCCCTGTTATGGATCATTGGCGCAATGGTTAGCGCATCCGGCTCATAACCGGACGGTTCAGAGTTCGAGTCTCTGATGATCCATCTAATAATTAAAAGTAAAAATAATATTTAGGAGGAATTTATTATGGCAAAGAAAGTTAGAGAGCAAACAGTATCATTATCTTCATATTTGGCAAGTGTAAATAGCGAGGATATTTCAGAAAATCAGGATGTACAGAGAATGTTTTGTTGGGACAATCCTGCAATGAATGAACTTATTGTTACCGTACTTACAGAAGATTACATTCCTCCTATTATTCTTGGAGAGGAGGAATTAGGTGGAGATCTAACACAGCAATATATTGTTGATGGTATTCAAAGAACTACAGCTTTAAATAAGTTCCGTCATATGAACTGGAAAACAACAAAATCATTTGAAAATAGTGTTATTCAGTATCAAGCGAAAATGAGAGATGAGGAAGGACATCTTATAAAAGATGAAGATGGTAGTATTCTTTGGGAAAACCGTGAGTTTGATATTAAGAATAAGACATTTGAACAGTTACCAGATGAATTAAAGAAGAAATTTGATGATTATCAAATTCGAATTGTAATTCATCAGAATTGCACTATGCAGGAAATAAGTAAACTTGTGAGGCGTTATAACCGCAATAAGAGCATGGGTTCTAACCAAAAAGCTCTTACATGGATTCCTACATATGCAAGAAAAATCAAAAATATCGCAAATAATGAGTTCTACAAAAATTGTGTTGCTTATTCAAAGTCAATGAGAAAGAACGGAACATATGAACAAACCGTTGCAAATTCTGTAATGGCTACATTCCATCTTAATGATTGGAAAAAGACACCAAATGATAGAAATGAATACCTTGAAGAGAACTCTTCGTTTGATGAATTTGAAAAGGTAAATGAATATGGAAATCGTATTGCAAAAGTTTGTGGGAACAAATTTCAGAGTGTATTCGTATTCAAAGATATCCTTTGTTGGATTGCTACATTCCACAATTTTACAAAGATTGGCATTGAAGATAACAAATTCGCAGAGTTCGTAAACGCTCTTGTAAATGAATTGCATGGAAAAGTAGTTGGTGAGTGGAGCTACGATATGCTTGATAAAGAATCTGGTACATCTGACAAAAAGATTATTCAAGCTAAAATTGATACATATACTGCTTTAATGATGGATTACTTAAATATAAATACAACAGAAAATGTGGAAGAAAATACGGAAGAAAGTATTCTTTCCTTTGTTCAGGAAAATGCAAATTCTAATGCTACGAATGATGATGTGGATTTTTATACAGATATGGTTGAGGACTGTGTGAAGATTGACGCACCTGTATACAAGTCTTGTAAAATGGCATTAATTGCTCTTATGGCATACGCTTGTCAGAAAGAGCAGGATCAGGACTTTGAAAGTTGGATTAAAAATTATAAAACAAGCAATTTTAGCCAATCTCAGAAAACAAACTATCTTTATCTGAAACGTGATTTTGATAAATTCATGCAGAGGGATGTAAGTGCATAGTGCTAATTTTTCAATTTTTGGCAAGGTTGTAATATATGATACTGAGTATACCTGGATTTGATTGGGCGGTGCATTGGTGCTTACGGTGGATGGGTTCGAATCCCATACTGTCCATCAAGTTAGGTATATTCGGTCAACCGTATTAATAGAAAGGAAACCAAGATGAGAATTTATACAGAAATGATTTGCGATGGTAGTTGCACAAGTTGTCCATTACAAGAAGGAAAACCGTGTCCTTATTGGACGGTTTATAGTGAATCTGAAGAAGAAGAAAAGTAATGAAAAAGAAAAGTGTAATAATTATTTTATTGCGAAGGTGGTTATTTAAGTAACAAGAAAACTTCGTTTCCGTTGGATTATAAACGGAGAATATAACAGTAGAAACAATTAACAAAAAATATAAGAAAGAAGAGGTACAAAACATGGATGGATTTATGAAATTTAAGAAGGCTTTACAGAAGCACTTCGATGAAATGCAGAAAGAGGCAACACATTTATTTGAGGTAAATGTAGATAAGGATGAATTATGGAATACATATCTTGATAGCTTCCCTGCTGGTACAAATGAGATTTTCAGAGAGCGTAGAGAACATGATTGTAGTTGTTGTAGACAGTTTATTAAGAATATTGGTTCTGCTGTCACTATCAAGGATAACCAGATTCATACGATTTGGGAATTGAATCTTGGTGATACAACATATCAGCCAGTATGTGATGCACTTGATGCTTTTGTAAAAGCTCATACAGTCACAGATATTTATACAACTAAGTTCCCTAAGATTGGTACAGATTTTAACTTTGAGGAAATTAATGGGAGATCTCATCAGTGGGATCATTTCTTTTTAGAACTTCCAAGTAAGTTCGTAAATAGAAGTAGTCGTTCTAATGAGGAAGTTAAAGGACAGTTCAGAGATACAAGAAATGTATTTAAGCGTTCTCTTGATGAGATTACTATGGAAGCACTTGATACAATTCTTGAACTTATCAATTCAAATACACTTTACAAGGGTGAAGAGTGGAAAGGCGTACTCACAGAGTTCAAGAAGTATAAGAAGGAATACGATAAGCTGACTTCTGATACTGAAAAGGATTTATATGCTTGGGAGAAGTCGGTAACAGCAGGTATGGCTATTGGTAGAATTAGAAATCATTCTATTGGAACACTTCTTATTAATGTAAGTGAGGATATGGAACTTGACACAGCAGTTAAGAAGTATGAGCAGATTGTCGCTCCAAGTAATTATAAGCGTCCAAAGGCTATTTTTACAAAGAAGATGCTTGAGGATGCAAAGAATACCATTACAGAACTTGGATATATGGATTCATTACAGAGAAGATTTGCTAATCTGAATGATATTACTGTAAATAATGTACTGTTCTCAAATAAGAGTGCTGCAAGAAGAATGGTTGGTACAGATGATATTTTTGGGCAGATGGAAAAGGATGTTGCTGTAAGCCCTAAGAAATTTTCTAAGGTTGAAGAGATTTCAGCACAGGATTTCATTGATAAGGTAATTCCAACTGCAAAGGAGATTGAAGCTTTTGTAGAAAATAAACATGAGAAGAACTTTGTTTCTATGATTGCACCTGTTAATTCAGACGCTAAGACAATGTTCAAATGGAATAATGGATTATCTTGGGCTTATTCAGGAAACATTACTGACTCTGATATGAAACAGAATGTCAAAGCGGCTGGCGGTAATGTTGATGGTGTACTCAGATTTTCAATCATGTGGAATGAGGGACAAAATGATAATAGCGACCTTGATGCACATTGCAAAGAACCTGATGGAAACGAGATCTATTTTGGCAATTGTAGAAAACCTAGTATGTCAAGATGTGGCGGTCAGTTAGATGTTGATATTACACATCCTATGGAACAGATGGATGGAAAGCCTTCTGTGGAAAATATTACATGGGCAGATATGTCACATATGAAGCCAGGTGTTTACAAGTTCTTTGTAAATCAGTACGCAGCAAGAGGAAGTAAAGAATTTAAGGCAGAAATTGAATTCAATGGTGAGATTTTTGCGTTTGAATACAATAGACCTGTTTCTGGTAATGTTCAGGTGGCAGAAGTTACACTTGATGAGAATGGCAACTTCTCAATTAAGGAAAATCTGTCTGGAAGTTCATCTATTTCAAGTCGTGAGATTTGGAGTGTAAATACAAATCAGTTCGTTCCTGTATCAGTAATCAGTTATAGTCCAAACTATTTTGACGAGCAGGATGGAATTGGTCACAGACATTTATTCTTCTTTCTGAAGGATTGTGTAAATAGCGAAGAGCCTAATGGATTCTATCTTGAGTTCCTTGACAATGATTTAATGAAGCATAAGAGAGTATTTGAGGCATTAGGTGCTAAGTGTCATGTAGAGGATACAGATGATCAGCTTTCAGGAATTGGATTTTCTATGACAAAGAGAGCAGATTAGTTGTTAAGGTTAAGGGCGCAACAGAGCGTGTAATGAAGATTAAGTTTTAAATTAGAAAAGGAGATTATTATTATGACAAACAATGAATTATTTATTAATGCAACGAGAAATAATTATCAGTTCCCATTCAGAGGAATGATTAACGTAATTGATTTGTGGGATTTGTCTCTCACAAATCTGGACTCAGTATTTAAGACACTCAATGCAGAAGTAAAGAAGTCTGAGGAAGAGAGTCTTCTGAACACTAAGTCAAAGGAAGACGAGGAGATTTCTAACAAGATTGAAATTGTTAAGTATATTGTTGGCGTGAAGCTGGATGAGAAAAAGAAGAGAGAAGACGCTAAGAAAAATGCTGAGATGAGACAGAGATTGCTTGAAATCAAGGCTAAGAGACAGGATGCTGCACTTGAGAATATGTCCGATGAGGATCTTGATAAGGCACTTGCAGAATTAGAATAATGATTTATGGACTGGCTGACGAACAGTTGGTCAGTCCTTTTTATAATTATGTTAGAGTGAAATTCACGATTCATTGGAAAAGTTGAGGAGGTAAAAATGTCAAACTTATATGTGTATCTGATTCGTTCTCGTAATAAGGATAATAAAGATATTTCAAATTTCAAGGAACGAGCAAAAACAATTCTTGAGTATAAAGAGAATGAAGACAAGGTAATTGAAGCTTTTAAGAGTTTTGCAGCTAAAGGAGTTCCTGGTGAACAGACAAGGTTGTATAGGTCAATTAATTCAAGAAATGAAGAGAAAATCAGAGAAGAGTTTATTATCCGTTTGTTGAGAGATAAGCCAAGTATGACTCAGCTCAATCGTACATTAGCATCTGTTGCACAGCAGGTTCAGAATCGTGATGAGAGTAAGTGGTTGTTCGATTTTGATGTGGATGATAAATTATTACTTGGTCAATTTAGAACAGATTTGGGATTATTAGGTATTCACAATGACTGCCATAAGACTCCTCATGGCTATGCGGTAATTGCAGAGCATGGATTTGATACAAGAGAGCTGATGGAAAAGTGGAAAGATTATGACATTACATTGAAAAAAGATGAGTTGTTGTTTTTGGATATGATTACGAATAAGTGAGGTTAGAATATGAAAATTATTGTAGATAAAATGCCAGATGAACCAAAAGAATGTATCTTTTCTGAATGTACAAATCAGTTGCGTGGTAATTATGTATGTAATTTATACAAAGGAAGAGGATGTGAACCTAATAGATGTTATTTTTTAAAGACAATTGTAGATTATCATACGGTTGAACATATGGGTGATAATGTGGTAAAGATGATTCCAATAGAGTGAGGTGAAATAGATGGAAAATGAATTTACATTATATGGTGTAATGGATAAATCAACAGGAAAATTAATAAGTAATATTACAAACCCACGACACAAATATTTGGAAACAAGAAAAACTGCTGAGAATGCGGTTAGAAATTTTATGTCAAGACGTTATAATACTGATAGGCAGCTAAAAGTTGTAGAAATTGAATGTAAGGTAAAAGTAATAAGTGAGGCGAAAGAGTGAAACTATATAAAAAGCAAATAAGACCTATTGCCCAAGGTGGAGCATGGCAAGGATTTAATCCAGAATCAACATCATTAAGCGATTGGATTGATATTGAAGATAGCGAAGAACAGATTGAAAATCAGTTAAAAGAAAAATGGACTGACGAAGAGATGTTTAAAATAACACATGACAAAATGAGATGGCTTGAATTTGAATATAGATTTGTTGAAGTTGAGTCATAAAGTAGAGAATAATCTAATATAGAAGTAATTCTATTCATGGCTGATCAGCCAAATTCCCAAACAAAGCGAGGTGTGGAAAATGATATATTGTGCAAATATTTATTGTTATAGAAATAGTGTTTTTGATAACCTGCAAAATATTGATGAGTCTAATTACAATAAAGATATTTGGGCTTTTGCATATCAAGAAGATGAAAGAGCATTAAATCTTAAATGCAAACCTGTGAAGGGTAAAATCAAAGAAGATAAACATTTCTATGAATATAAAGCAAATGGCAAAGATTTAAAAAAGAATGGTGTAACTACATATGCGAGATTCTTTACTGATACATATGGGGAGGCTGTAGAAGGATTTAACAAATTGGTTAAAACCAGAATTGAATCTCTAAAAGATGAGATTTCAAAATTAGAAGATATGCTGATTGTATGATACGTAGGAGGTGAGAAAATGAATGAACAAAATGCAAGATTAATAAATGCAAATGAATTTCAAGAAAAAATTCTTAGCTACGCATTATCTGATAAGCTAGACAAGATGATTGAGAATACAATATTTTCAGACGATCAGAAATGCAGGTCAGCTATAATCCAGGGCATGATAATAGCTTCTATGATAACAAGTGAATGTAACAGCATTTACATAGATGTTGATAGTATGATACCCATTGAAAATTTTGAAAAAACAGTCAGAGATGAAACTATTGATGAATTTGCGAAACGTATTTTCACAACAGCAGCTCCAATTGGAGAAAATAACATTGAACACTTACAGAATATCGTTAAAGAGATTGTAAGTAAAATGAAAGCAGAGTAGAGAATAATATAGTATAGAAAATTTTCTTAGCTTGGACAGTCGTTCAAGTGTTCCCAAAACAAAAATAAAGTAAAATGAAATATTTTTTTCATAGGGTGGTGAGGAATGACTTTAGGAGAATTGTTAGAGGTTTATAATAAAGGGTTTTATATTCTATCTGATGGAAAACACCAATTGGATATATTTGATGATAAATATAAAACATATACAGTAAAAAGTTTTTCTATCTATCGTTATAAAGAAATAAGGATAGTTCTTGAAAATGGCGATTCTGTCAATAATCCAAAAACAAATAAAATCTAAAAAGAAAGGAAAAATAGTCTTCGAGGATAAGGGTGCGCACCACTATGGTATAAGACTATTAAAGGATTACGAGTATTAAGTCTGTGCGGTGGAGTTGAAACAGGACTCTACGCATTACAGAAATTAGGTATTCCAATAGAGGAATATCATACATATGAAATTTTGCCAGAAGCCATAGCAGTTTCTCAGTACCATTTTCCGTTTGTGGTACATCATGGCGATTTATATGAAGCGGATTTTGAACAATTCAAAGGATTTGATTTACTGTTGGCAGGAACTTGTTGCCAGTCACTTTCAAGAGTGCGAATTGAAAGTAAAAAAGTCAATAATGGTCTTGATGGTAAGTCAGGAATTTTCTTTAAAGCAATTGAGTGTCTTAGGGCAATTCAGCCCAAATATTTCATGTTTGAAAATGTAATACCAAGTAGTGATGAAGATCTGAAGACAATGACAGAATGCATTGGTGTAGAACCTATTTTGATTGATTCAGGAAAATTTTCTGCGCAGAGTCGTGAAAGATATTATTGGACAAACATACCATTAGGTAAATTACCTGATGAATCTCCATTAGTTTTGAAAGATATTATGGAGAATAGTGTAGATAAGAGATATTTCTATAAGAAAGATTTTGAAATCTTGGATATGCAAAAGCGTGTATGTGCAGAGTTGAAAGTTAATACAACTGAGATGTGCAAACGTATTTTTAACCCAGATTTCAAAATGTCTACATTAACTTGCGTGTCAGGTGGATATCAGGAAAAGAAGGTATTAGATAGGGGGAGACCACGAAAACTTACAGAAATTGAATATGAAAGATTACAGGGATTGCCTGATAATTTTACAAAAATTCAGCTTAACAATCGTTGGTTATCATACTCAAAAAGATGTAGTTTGATGGGTAATGGATGGAATGAACCTACTGTTGAATGGATTTTGAGTGGGTTAAGAGAATAACATAATATGAAGTTTGCAAGAAAGCGGAAATTCTTGTGAGTTTTCAGAGAATAAATACATATAAAAATAAAGAAAAGAGGATTAAATATATGAGCAAAGCTGTTTTAGTGACGGACATGCCAAGCAACTGTGATAAATGTCCATATTTTTGTGGTCATTATTCTGATATGTGTTGTATGGCTTTAAATAATCGTACAATTAATTATTCTTATCCGAAAGATTTTAGACAAAATTGGTGTCCATTAAAAGAATTGCCAGATGAGACACACAATGATGAATATATGGATGAATATTGTGATGGCTATGATGATGGTTGGAACTCATTAAGAAAGAAAATTTTAGGAGAAGATGAGGAGGATAAGTAAATGATAGATATTCAGTGTAAAGACGGAAAATATATTATTGACGCATGGATTCATAGTGAAGTTGATACAAATGATATTGCAAAAGTGCAGGAAAGATTTACTTCTGATTGTGCTTATGAGTTTGCAGAAGCTATGAGAGAAGCAGTAAATGTTAGCCATTTGGTAATAAAAGAACAAAGAAGAGAGGTAACAAAATGAGAGAAACATTAATTGTTGTAGACATGCAAAATGATTTTATTGATGGAACACTTGGCACAAAGGAAGCACAGTCGATTGTATCAAACGTAGCAAAGAAAATTAAGAAGTATAAGGATGCTGGTAAGCAGGTAATTTTTACAAGAGATACACATCCTGAGAATTATTTAGAAACATATGAGGGCAAGCATCTTCCTGTTACTCACTGTGTAAAGAATACTATTGGTTGGCAGATTTCCGATAAGTTAGATTTTGATATTGAAAACGATATTCTGATTGATAAGCCTACATTCGGTTGGTTAAACTGGAAGGATTTTGGATTTGAAAGCGTTGAGATTTGCGGATTATGCACCGAAATCTGTGTGGTTTCAAATGCACTTATTATTAGAGCAAATTATCCTGAGATTGATATTACAGTAGATGCAAGCTGTTGCGCAGGTGTCACACCTGATACTCACAAGGCTGCATTAGCAACTATGAAGATGTGTCAGATTGAAGTGATTGGAGAGAATAATGAAGTATAA